ATTACCACTGAAGAAGCCGACGCTACCTCCACTACATCTGGAGACATTGCGTCCGTTTCTTACCCCTTATTTGTTGCAGGGCGCACACGCAGACAGCGTAGACGCAATGCTCGTAGAGCAGTTGGCCAGGCTGCAGATTCAGCACCCAGCTATATTGGTAAGGGAGTATATGAGCAGGCCACTACTGAAGCACATACTCTAAACAGCGACAATGTAATCTATCGCTTGGATCGTGAAGATCCAATGAATGCATCAGAAGTTTTGGTACTGGGCGGCGCAGGCCGCTACAGTCTTGCTGGACTAAGAGACAAAGCTCGCAGAGAAGCGCAGGCATTGGCAGCTGATCTAGAAAGCAATCATGGCAGCAGTTTTCGTGGTGCTGCCCATAATATCAAACAATTAACCAATACCTTAAATACTATCGTTGCTGCCTACAATGAACTTGGTCGTATTCGTAGCCGTGGCGGACGCGGCAGCAGAGGCATCACCGACGAAGATGCAAATTTCATAAGAGAATGCTTGGGCATTGCTGAACAATGGACACAGCGTTACATTGCTGAAAACGGACGAGATCCTGGTGAGCCAATTCCTTATCCGGCTGGTACAACCAAGGTTGATGTAAGTGACACTACAGATTGGTATAGATTGGGTCTGGAAATCAGTGACCTTGATGACGCAGAGCCCGGTGATTTTAATCAAGGGCCGCCTCAGACTGTGATTACTTTTGCCAGCGACGAAACGGAGCAACCCTATCTTAAACAATTTAAGCGACTAGGCTTTGATGTACACGATATCGATGAGCCAGAGAGCAAGAAAGAATTTTCAAAACAGGAAAAGAAATCATGATTCGAATTCAATTAATACATGAAGGCCGAGTAGTTAAGCAAATTAGCAGTCGCCTGCATGAAAGCGTTATTCTTGAACAGGTAAAACGCTACCAAGACCCCGTTGACACAATTGTTATTGTGGAAGGTCAACTCAGCGAAGACGCCAAAGGCGTTTTAAAACATGTGGCCAAGAAGATTATTCCAGCTGCGATGGCTGCTGGTATTGCTCTTGGTGGTGCAGGGTCAGCACAAGCACAGGGTGGTGCTAATCCACACTATCCAGGACTTAATCACAGCGTTGGATCAGTACTCAGTGATATCTTTAGTCCTAACTATCGTGAACGAGTTCGTCAGCGTGATTTTGAAAGAGAAACACAGCGCAGAGAGTGGAATGCTCAAGCACAAGTAGATCGTCAAGCCCGAGTCGATGCGGCTCGCCAGAGTGCTCGCCAGCAAGTAGGTGCTAGTAGTGTTAAGATTTATGATCAAGCAAGACTCAGTCAAGATGGCAAATCTTATATTCTATACGACATGGAAAATCGTGTTACTCGTATTCCAGTACAGGGCACAGAATTTATGAATGGTGACAGTCAGCGTTTACCTCACTACATCACACGCAACGGCTCAGTTTATTATGTGCGCCATGCTGCCGCAGCTCAGCCCTTGCGTCAAAGTCAATTCAGCGAAGACATTGGTACTGTTGGAACTATACCAGCAGCTGGTACCGCAGGCAAAACAGAATTCGCCAAGACAGGCAGTACTACTGCAACAAAGTTTAACAACAAAGGTCAACTTGAACTAGACACAGCAGAGCTAGACGATGAAGCCATTGCGGCGTTGAAAAAAGCCGGTGTTGAAATCAAAGAAGCCAACAGTTCAGAACTTGCTGCTATTCTTGATGCACATCCTGAAGCAGTCAAGGCCTTTAAGGAAGGCGGTGACCTTTCAGATTTTCCAGATTTTTATGATGAACTTTTTGAATACTACTTCAACGAAATGCCTTATGGTGTTGCCAAGGCACGCGACGGTGACCCAATTAATTGGATTTCAGATCGATTACAGTCAGAGCTAGACCTGCATCAGCCCATGGAAGCTCGTGCCGACGACGAAGACATGGACCCAGATGCTGCTACTGCCACTGACCAAGCCACTGCTGATAAAAACATCGTCATGCAGATCAGAAAAGCCGCAGACTATGAAAAACCAATGGCATTGAGTTTGGGTGATGGTAGTACACAGAAAATTGATGCTTTGCTGGCCAAGAAAATTTTAGGTCTATTTGATGGCCTTAAACCACAAAGCAAAGAACTTATGCAAAACATGCTGAACACAAAAGAAGGCTTTGCCAAGATCATTGGTCACATCAATGAACAAGAAGTAAAAGAAAGCCTAGCCGAAGTTGACCAAATTGCCAATGGCATGACGCCGGTTTTGGAAATAACTAAACAAGCAAAAATTCGGGCTCGTAGCATTATAAATGCAGCCTATGCACAAGCGAGTGAATGAAAATGACAGACAATGATTCTCCAGTACTAGGCGCCATTATACATCGTATCATGGTTGGCCGCACAGATTTATTGGCCAAATATGGTCCACAATCAATTTTGTCAGCAGCCGAAGATGTTGCTGATTGGGTTGGTGATGTAGAGGAAATTGGCTCCAGCGATGTCAGCGGTTGGGTTAAACAAGTTGAGCGTATGCTTGAAGAAAATCCGCCGGAAGCATTTGGCGTCAAAGAAGATATCAATCCTGAGGATGTAGGCGAGTATGATCGCGAAGGCGATATGGCCAAATCAGATCTGCGTTCTATTATGTTGAATGCTAGTCGCTTACATGACATGTTGGAAGATACAGATAATCTGCCAGAATGGGTACAGTCTAAGATTACTGTAGCAGAAGACTATTTGTCAACCGTGGTCAACTATTTGTCTGCACAGGCAGCAGAACCCATGGCAGACATGCCCGAAGGTGCAGTAACAGAAGGCAAAACAGGCAATGCCGGCTATGACAGCATGTTGGCTGTGATGAAAGCTGTAGACGCTGGACAAGATGCAACCTTTGACATTGCAGGTGAACCCATTACATTAGAATACCCCGAAGCTCGTTTCCTAGCAGGCAAGTACAAGGCATTCTTAAAAGCTGGTCGTCAAGAAGAATTCCTCAAGTACATGGAAAATCCTGTGACATTTGATCGCTTGATGAAACAGCTACGAGACCTTATTGACAAGCAGAAAAATTTCCGTGGTAGCGTACCTGGCGAACGCGGTGTAGAAGAAGCCCAAGGCAATCCAGCAACACATCCTGTGTTTGCAGAGTATGGTATCACTGACGCCGAAGTTAAAAAGGCTGAACAATTTAGAAGCGAAGAAGCAGGCACAGAACAAGATGTCATTAAAATTATTTCCGGTCTCCAAGGTGAAAATCCCAAGCTGATCATGTACCTTATGATGTACGGCAAAGAAGTCGCTGACAAGGATCTAGAAACTGCAAAGCGCAGAGCTTGGGAACAAGACCAAAGCACCTATAAAGAAATAGAAATTGGACGCTTGCCAAATCGCATGTTCTTCTGGGGAGTTAAACCTGAGAAGTTTGGTATGCCCACAGTGGCCACAATGAGTACCAACGAAGCTGCTAAAAATCCCTATGCCATTGGCATGGCACAGGCAATGAAAAGCACAGGCGACGAGCCTCCACTAAAAAAATCTACTATTAAGAAAGCACACAAGATTGCTGACGCAATCAAGGCCAACGAATCACTGGCTGAAAACGAATACTGGTGCGGCATTGACAAAAAAGTTAAAGCAGTACCTGAGGGCTATAAGAAACTAGCCTCTGGATATATCACAAGGATTTAACATGATCAAATTAACTCTTGAGCATTTACAGGCCTGTTTGCCCGATGCAAAAAAGGCAAACTTGGAAAAATTTGTCACTGGCTTCAATGAAACATTTGAGGACTTTGAAATCAACACTCCTAAGAGAATGGCCATGTTCTTGGCTCAAACAGGACATGAAAGTGGCAACTTTGCAACCACTGAAGAAAACCTAAACTATAGTGCCAAGGGACTTTGTGGTATTTTTAAAAAGTATTTTCCTTCCATGGAGTCTGCTGCGGCATATGAGCGCAAGCCAGAAAAGATTGCCAACCGGGTCTATGGTGGACGCATGGGCAATGGTGCAGAATCATCAGGTGAGGGTTACAAGTATCGTGGCCGTGGCATTATTCAGCTGACAGGCAAAGACAACTATCGCAATTGCGGTAAAGCCTTGGGCATGGACTTGCTGGCTGATCCTGATTCTGTTGCTAAGAATCCTGTTGCAGTACTCAGCGCAGGCTGGTTCTGGAACACACGCAAACTAAATGACTGGGCTGACAAAGGCGATGTATTAACTGTAACCAAGAAAATCAATGGCGGTACAATTGGCCTAGAAGATAGAACCAAACACTATGAACACATTGTAGAAGTACTAGAATCCATTTTTGAAGAAGAAGGTCACAAAGAAGAATAATTCTGGCTTAAATAACTTCAACACGGCCCTAACCTCTGCGGACTGATCATCCTGGCACGTTAGGGTTTTTCTTTGACTATAAGTATCGCATGATTACTTTTTATGCTGATGTTGTTGCTGACAATCTAGCAGATCCGCATATTACCAACAGATATCTTTGTCAGAATATCAACACATCTGAGGACCGTGAACAGGATTTCACTGGCCATGCTCAGTTGGATTTTTCTGTTTTTAAATATATCAAGCAGCCTGTAGAGTTTTTGACCTTTGACAAATATCAATCTGGCCAAAATGTTGTGGCCATTGGCCTACACGGCGGATGGAACACAGAAAAATTAGCCAAGATCAAGTCTTGGTTTATGTCAGACAGTCAACGACAACTAGCATGGAAGGATCCTAATTGTTTGATATTGCTGGACTACAGTGAAGAAGGATTTACCACAGAAGTATTTGATGATCTGTGGCTGTGGATACAGGAAAACGATCTAGTAGATCGTGTGCTTTATGTTTCCAGCAGCTACAATGTAACTGGTCAGTATAGAGAATGGTGTAGACAACTTCGGCTAGGCGAAAACATGCGTACTGCATGGTATGGATTTTTCCCCAACTGGTTACTGCGAGATCACGGTGCATTAACTGTAACTGCTGGTCAAGCTGCTTGGAACAATACCAAACGCTTTATGTGCTTAAATCGCAGGCCACATCCGCATCGTATACTGTTGACCACATTGTTGGAATATTTTAAAATACTTGATCAGGGTGCAGTTAGCTTGCCCAAACACTTTGACGAAAAAGAAATAACTTGGAAACCACAAGACTGGGATATTGTTTATCAATGGAATCAGTTGCAGTACAGAGCCAATGGTCACATGGAATATCTACAGCCCAGTTTTGAACAACTGTATCGTCAACTGCCACTGATTGCCGACACAGATGTATTTTCCACAAATTATGCACTGGACTTAAACAAAGACTTTTATCAAGATTATCCAATTAATGTAGTCAGCGAAACCTTATTTTTCACCGACTCTACATTTGCCAGCGAAAAGATCTGGAAGCCCATGCTGATGCAACAGATATTTTTTATTATGGCAGCGCCTGGTTATCTCCAGGACATGCGCGACATGGGCTTTGCAACCTTTGATCCTTACATAGACGAGTCCTATGATTTGGTATTGAATCCGTTAGAACGAGCCTGCGAAATGGTTGCCAGTTTGAAATCTGTGGTTACACTCAGTGATTTAAAGTTCCAACGATTATTGTATCAGTGCCAAGAGCGAGTCGAGCATAACAAAAATTTACTATGCGATAAAACAAAGCTTGAACGCCTGATCAACAGCCAGGTGGCTGCGGCCATTGAGCAATCCTGGTACTGATATACAACATAAATACCCTAGCCATTAAAAACGGATATAATTTAATGAACCCAAACCACCATCTTATTAAGATACACAAGGAACTAAGCCAAGTAAGCCCAACTTACTGCGTGGCCAAATGGCAGCAGGTAACCATTCACCTGGCCACTGGGCAAACACACAGTTGCCACCACCCTGGCACACACAAGATTCCTGTAGCAGAATTAGAAAATAATCCCAGCGCCTTGCACAATACCAATTTTAAAAAGGGACTACGCAAGGAAATGCTGGAAGGCAAGCGACCCAAAGAATGTGACTATTGCTGGCGTGTAGAGGATGCACCCGGACAGCACTTCAGCGATAGAATCAAGAAGTCAGCAGATCCAGTGTGGGGCAAGCCATTTTTAGAATCCAGTGCTCAGATGCCTTGGGACGCAGATGTTATTCCTGCTTATGTTGAAGTCAGCTTCAGCAATGTGTGTAATTTTGGCTGTGCATATTGCAGTCCCGAAATCAGCAGTACCTTGATGCAGGAAACCAAACGACACGGTCCTATTCCGCTGAGTCAAGGTCATCAAGAACATGATTTGACATTTCTCAAAAGCATTGGCAAATTTCCTATTCCACACAAAGATCCCAATCCTTATATTGATGCATGGTGGCGTTGGTGGCCAGAACTGTACCCCAAGCTAAAGGTGTTTCGCATCACTGGCGGCGAACCTTTGCTCAGCAAAGAAACATTCCGTACACTAGATTGGATCATTGAACATCCCAATCCTGAACTTGAAATAGCCATCAACAGTAACCTAGGTGTCGACGACAAGCTACTAGAAGAATTTTTACAAAAATGTAATCACATTGTGGAAAACAAACTGGTCAAAAAGTTAAAGATTTTTACCAGCTGTGACACACATGGTGAGCAAGCAGAATACATTCGCAAGGGATTAAACTACACCCGCTGGTACAATAATCTCTGGAACATCATGCTAAAGTACCCAGCACTGGAAGTCACAATCATGGTGACTTTTAATATCTTGAGTATTCCTAGGTTTGAATATTTCTTACGAGATATCTTGGCCATTAGACAATCTGCTGTGGTTAAAAATACTGAAAGTGGTCTTCGTGGCGTGATGCTAGACTTTCCTTATCTACGACATCCACGATACCTCAGCGCATTGATTGCTGACACCAGTATGTTGGTTAAGCTGGCCAGATGTGTTGACTTCATGAAAAGAAATATATCAACCTACAATGAAGTCACATATCACAATGGTTTCTACCCGCACGAAGTTGAAAATCTTGAACGAGTTTATAATGTTGCTGTTGCCGAATGGCCAATGAGCGATGAGAATCTCAGAGCTCGCGATGATTTCTATCTCTATATCAAAGAAACAGATCGTCGCAATGGCACAGATTTCTGCAAGGTATTTCCTGAAATTGCCTACTACTATGAGAACGCTGGCAAGTATTACGAGGAGGCTAGAGCTAAACAATTGGCAGAAGCAGCAGCCAGCATTGTTGTCAGCGAAGAACCAGCGGCAGAATCTGAATCAGTGGCAGATGTCGATTAAATTTGTATTTCAGCATTGGGACAGCGAGCTAAATTATTGGTTACCCAATACTGTTCCATTAGATTATCCAGATAAGAGTAACTTGCCCACGCACGGCAAACAAAGAATAGATCAGGATTTTTTAATGTCACATCCAGACATAGAATGTCACGGACTAGAGCACAATCTAGGTAAAAAATATATTTTTCCAGTACAAATTCGAAACAGTCATTATTTTGAAAGACATGAGCATATGGGATTTAACTGCATTGACCCCAGAGTAATCCATGATGCCCATAATAATCTGTGTAAAATAGTTTTGATATTTCCACTGGAAGGTGACAGCGGCTATGGCAGATTTAGTCGCGATTATGAAATACTTGACTCTTGGTGTAAGCAGCATCAGTTAAATTCGCAACAGGTTTATTTTATACACGGTAATCAAAATGTTGCTGATACTCAGCAATATCAATTTACCAAAGTCCCAGCCAGTATGTTTATATGTTGGAATGACCCTGTTAACAGTCTTGTGCCTTTTGAACCTGTTGACTTAAAAAATCTTTTTTTAAATTACAATAGACGAGCAAAAGAACACCGCGCACTGGTGCTGGCGCACATAATCAATGAACAGTTGTTTGACAGAGGACTAATCAGCTATCACGGCGACGGTGTTAAAAACACCCATGAAGTTTTGCGTAGTGTTTGGCACACCAATTTAACTCAAGCTGCTGATACTATAGATTCACTGATACCCTTAGAGCTTGACATGGATTTAGGAGCAAACAATCCAGCTTATAAAAACATTGTGCCAGAACACTATACCAATACATTTTTGAGTCTGGTTGCTGAAACTCATGTTACAGAAGGTGTGCAGTTCTTTTCTGAAAAAATATGGAAACCTATCAGCGTAGGACATCCTTTTATGCTGGTTGCAAGTTCAGGCATGCTAGAACTGTTAAAATCACAAGGATATAAGACCTTTGACCAATGGTGGAATGAGGATTATGATAAAGAGACTGATCTAGATCAGCGAATAAGGATGATCCTAAGTGAACTAAAACGGTTAAGTATGTTGTCGTTGGATGAGCTAAAGAGCATGAGAATACAAATGCAGCCAATATTGGCTTTCAACCAAAAGCTATTCAACAAACAATGGAAAGAGTTGTGTTATCCTAGAAACGACGAGGTCGTTTTTAAAATTATTAAAGATATTTGGGATTCATTTTAAATGCAAGTAAAACCTAAAGTAGCTATGATTGGGTGCGGTAAACTGGGCTTGCCCTGTGCCGAAGTCATGGCAGAACACTATGATGTTGTTGGCTACGACACAGTCAAAGACCCCGAAGCCAAGATACCCTTGATGGACAGTATTGCTGAAGCAGTTGCTGGTCGCGATATTATTTTTGTAGCAGTACCAACACCGCATCACCCTGCATTTGGTGGCGACGCTCCAATAGCACATTTACCTCCAACCAATTTTGACTACGGCATTGTAATCAGTGTGTTAGGGGAATTGAATCAAGTGGTCACTGACGATCAAATGATTGTGTTGATCAGTACTGTGTTACCTGGAACTACGAGAACACAACTTTTACCATATCTAACACGCGGTAGATTTGTATACAATCCTTATCTTATTGCCATGGGTAGTGTTAAATGGGACATGGTCAATCCTGAATGCATTATTATTGGCACCGCCGACGGAACTTTAACGGGCGATGCACAAGAACTCATTGACTTTTATCAGCCATTGATGGAAAACAGTCCTAGAGTAAATGTAGGAACCTGGGACGAAGCCGAAGCCATTAAGATTTTCTACAATACTTTTATCAGTGCCAAGATTGGCTTGGTTAACATGATACAGGATGTGGCTGAGAAGAATGGCAATATCAATGTTGATGTTGTCACTGACGCACTTAAAGCTGCCACACAGCGTATCACTGGACCGCGTTACTTGACCGCTGGCATGGGCGATGCTGGTGCTTGCCATCCCCGAGATAACATTGCTCTACGCTGGCTTTCGCAAGAACTTGATCTTGGCTACGACTTGTTTCAGGCTATCATGGGCAGTAGAGATGCACAGGCCTTTAACATGGCTCGGCGTCTAGCAGACCTTGCCCGAGAGAGCAATTTACCAGTGATCATTCACGGTAAAGCCTATAAACCCTATGTGCCCTATGAAATTGGCAGTTACAGCTTACTGGTAGGACACTATGTTGAACACACAGGAGTTCCAATCAGCTATTTTGATCCGCTTACTGGAGACACAACAGAACCCACTGGCCCAGCAGTGATTCTACTGGCTCATAATCCTGCTGTGACTTATGCTGGAACTGGAGTTGAAGTCACCGGAGATGAATTCTATTTCAAATTTCATCCAGGCAGCGTCATTGTTGATCCATGGCGTAGTGTAAGCTCTGTACCTGGCTGTCGTGTGATACACTATGGCAATCCCAAATTTAACAAGCCTCGAATCAATGGCGCATTACTGTCGCCTGTGCATTGTGGTAGTATTTTTAGAAGAATCAATGATACTTTTAGATTTGAACTAGATGAGACCAAACCGGCCATTTACATTGCACAAGTAAAGGTCAATGAGGTTAATTTTGCTGAGCAAGCAAAGCCAATGATTGAGCGCATCAAATCTCAAATATCACTGAAGCCTGAAGATCGCATAATCTTTATTACTCAGCACGAAGGTATCATTGCACACGGCATCATGTTCCGTAATCAGCTTCGTGAGTTTTGGCCTGAAGTCACTGATGACCAGTACATTTATGCCAATGAGCTGTTGTCTTTTGAACAAGCACTGAAATCTAATAATATAGTTGATCCATATAAGAATCATCTGAGCTTTATGAGCATCAACGAGTGGATAGATCCCAGAGTAATAAATGTTGAGCATGACTACACCAAAAAAGACAAATGGTTTTTAAACTACAACAGAGTGCTGAGAAGCCACAGATGTCAACTGGTGTCAGAACTACGCAGACGAGAGTTAGATCAGCACGGCTTAGTAAGCTTTGTCCCCGAAGGCGAGTTCTACAATGGATTTAAGCTCAGCCCGGCTGATGTCTTGGCTAAAGATCCTAATCTCGATGAAGTAGCCCAGGGATACTTTTTAGAATATCTTGACAAGCCACTGGTCATTGACGAATACGATGTTACTACTAACGGGCCTGTGGTCAGTGACCACTATCAAAGAACCATTCTAAGTGTTATCACTGAGACCACATGGAATCAAGGTGAAATCTTTATTTCAGAAAAAACATTCAAGGCCATTGCACACGGTCATCCATTTATTATTGTAGGCCCTGCTGGGTTCTTGAAAAAACTAAGAGAGCTTGGCTTTAGAACGTTTGGTGGAGTACTCAATGAGCACTACGACGAGATTGAAAATCACAGAGATAGATTGAATTCTATCGTTTCTGAAATTCAGAGGTTGTGTAATCTAGATCCAATTACTCGTGGGCTAACTTACGGGCAGTTGAGTTCTATTGCTTTTGAAAACAAGCGCATCTACGAAGAACTAAAAGATACACACTTGCAAGGAACCTTGTTTAAGTTTCTCAATGACGCTGCATCATAGATCTTTGACCAGGCCTTGAATAATATCATTTGCTGGTAGAATTTCTTTTATTTGGTCTATTGACTTGCCAGCAAACACATGGCCTCGGCTTGGATCTTTGATTCCTACTATGAGTCCGCGTGTATTGTTCATATTTCTTTCTTTGACATCTGAGCTGAAAACCAGTGCATTTTGTTTGGTTTCCGTATAAGTGCCAGTGGAAAGTTTAGAAAGGTCTGCGGATGTTGCGCCAATCATTTTTAACTTGGTAGCTTCAGAAATTTTACTTTCTTTACTAGCAGCCAGCAATGTTCCTATGCCAATGGCAAATGCTCCTTGAGACATGTATTCTTTCACTTGTTGACTGGTTCCAATACCGCCGGACGGAATCAATAGTTTGTCTGGAAACTTAGTTCTAAGTATGTTGCATGATTCTTCTAGAGTTAACCCTTCTACAGAACCCCGACCAGCACCATCTGGCCCTTTAACAATAAATCCATCTAAGTTTTTAGACCATACACCAGGTTCTAAGTGTGCGACCTTGTCTACAATTTTACGAAATATCAATGAGCCGTTGTCTTTAATAGACCAAATAATTTTAGGAAGCCTTTCAACTACATCATCAGGTAAAACTGTGTCATCCTTGATAATTTCAATGAGCTTGACACGATACTTTAATATCATTTCTAAAATTAAAGGATCAGTCAAAGACGACAGATTAAGACTCAGCAAGAGCTCACAGTCATTGAATTCGTTGTGATACCCTGCAAGATCCTTTTCTAAATTTTCATGTATTAAAACTATCTGATCACCAACAACATTCAAATAATTAAAAACAGACAAGCTGGGCAATGCACCAGCTCTACGCACAGCACTGGCCAGTGGCAAATCAGATACTTGATTCATTGCCATGGCAACGATAGGATAACGGCAGTTAAAAACTTCAGTAAATAGCTTCATACTAATACTTATCGTAATAATTTGGAGAAATTTACCATGTCGATGAAGTTTGCAGAAACTCTGAAGTTTATCAAAGATATCAACATTGAAGGCGATCTCTTAGAAATTGGCTCTGACCGTGGAGATGGAAGTACCTATATTTTTGCCACGCTAGCCAAAAATCTTGGGCGCCAGCTGTTTTCGGTAGATGTAGATTCTGATGTCATTGAAAAAAACCGAGAAGAATTTAAACAATTACCCTTTGACTTACCTGTTGATTTTTTTAATCAAACCGGTGAACAGTTTTTAGAAGACCATAACAATCTTCGCTTTAGCATAGTGCTACTTGATAATTTTGATTGGGACTGGAACCCACATAACAGCGAATCTCATGTTCTAGAACAACAAAAAAAATATCGAGAACGGTTTGGCTTAGAAATGAATAATCATCAAAGTCAATTTACCCATTTACGACAAGCACTGATGCTTACTCATATGCTAACGGATGAAGCAATAGTAATATGCGATGACACATATTGGGCACATGAATACGGAACATACACTGGCAAGTGTGGTGCTGTTATACCTTACCTAGAAACCTTAGGATTTAATGTAGTATTAAACAAAGATCATGGCATTGTTATGCTAAGAAAGAATAATCAATGAAAATAGTCTTAATCACCGGAGGCTTTGATCCAATACACAGCGGACACATTGCCTATATAACCGAAGCCAAAAAGCTAGGCGACCTATTAATTGTGGGAGTCAACAGCGATGCTTGGCTTGAACGCAAAAAGGGACGAGCCTTTTTGCCCATGCACGAACGGCTGGCAATTGTAGCTGGCATTCGAGGTGTTGATCAAACACTTATCTTCAATGACAACGATGACTCGGCTTGCGATGCTATTCAAAAAGTAAAAAACAGCTACAGCTATGCTGAACTTGTTTTTGCCAATGGCGGAGATCGAACCTCCGAAAATATTCCAGAAATGCGTATTGAAGGTGTGGAGTTTGTGTTTGGCGTAGGAGGTTCCAATAAAAAGAACAGCAGTAGTTGGATCTTGCGCGACTGGAAGCAGCCCAAAACAGACAGGGCATGGGGCGAGTATCGTGTGCTTTATGATCATCCAATGATTGGTTCTGCTACCAAGGTCAAAGAGCTTACTGTAGAGCCAGGAAAAAAGCTCAGCCTACAGCGACACAAAAATCGTCACGAATATTGGTTTGTGGTTGAAGGCCGTTGCGATGTTTACGGTGCATTGCCTGGGGGCTACGCGATACCTCCTAGAACCTTAGGTCCGCATGAAACCATGGAAATCCAAGCCGGAGAATGGCACCAGCTGACCAATCCTTATAACGAACCATGCCGGCTCATTGAGATCCAGTATGGTTCACAATGTGAAGAAGCCGATATTGAACGAAATCCTGGTTGACTTACACCGTTCGGTACTGTTATACTCAGTGGGTAGTTTATTACTCATACCATAGGAGATTCAAATGAGTTTTTCACCCGAGCAGATTGCCAAGCTTACCAAGGTGATCCAGGAAGGCGTTCAAGTCAAGCGTGAGATTGATGATCTTAATGTTGGACTCAAGGAAACTGTTGCAGCCATTGCTGAAGAAATGAATATCAAGGCAGCGGTGCTTAATAAAGCCATTACCAAGGCGTTCAAGGGCGACTTTGACAAGGATCAAACGGATCTCGAAGCCGTTGAAGAAATTCTTATTGTAACCAAGAACAAGGCCTAAGTGAAATCACTGCTATTAAGTGTTCGTGACTACATTGTAGAGGATTGGCGAGAAAATCCTCTACGGTGTGTGCTGGAAATTTCTGCATGGTTTCTCAGCATTGGTTGCGCGATCACTATGGCCTTGACTCTGCCCAATCCGCCATTCCTAATCTTATATCCCTTGTTTATCACCCAATGTGCTATCTTTGCATGGGCTTGCAAAACACGCGGTAGTACAGGATTGCTGGCCAACTACTTGTTGTTGGTTACCATTGACTCTGTGGCCTTAGTGAGATTGATAATGCAATGAAAGACGATTGGTCATTCATACTGCTAATCATCCTGTTGATGCTTTTGTTTTGGGGAGAGCCAGATCTGTTTGATGCGATTCGGGCATATTTGATTCAATCTCTTCGATGAAAACTGATCAGGTTGCCAAATTCGTAATTTTACCAATAGCACATGCTTATCATAGTCCCACATTGTTTGTGTCAGATTACAAATGGTGGTGCAGCAACCAAGAAGAAATTGAAACATGGATGAGAGAAAACTTACCCAATGGTACTTCGCACCTGCAAGGTATGGTTCTTTCATTTGAATCGGTTGAAGATCGTGCTATGTTTTTACTTAGATTTGGTTTATGAGTGCTGGCTATGAAATACGAAATAAAAAGCATGTTTCAATTACCATCAGGGAGATATATTCCTCGCGGCCTCAATATTATTGAGAAACTTTGGTGGCGATTTGTGCCCGGAGTTGTTATTAATGTAAAGTGGCCTAAAGGTGCAGTGGTAGTTGGACCAAATAGCAGAAGCTGGGACGGTGTTACAAATCCTTGTGTGCGCCAATTAGTAGAAAGTGCTGATCCAAACGATCACTACCGGCCTTGGTTAGAAAAACATGTAGGCCGCCAAGGACGAGATTGGGATTGGGGCTTGACCAATAATGATGCCACTGACAACAGATTGACCATAAAGATTAGACAGAAGCATCAAGACTCTGCCGTAATTGCCAAACTGCAATGGTCATGAAAACAGCAACACAAGTCTTAGAAGACCAAATTGCTGATGAATTATCTAGGCAATTGGCAGAGAAAATTGATTTTGAAGTCCTGTGTAGTTTGCTTGTACAAATAGGTTGGATACAAGTTAAATTAGAAGATGTGTTGCAACCAAGCAAACAAACAGCTGGCATGGTTAATTGGCTACACAAAGAGTGTTCTGGACACTGGAGGCATCGTGGCAAAACATTTGTATTTGAAAACAAGGAAGACGCTGTCTTATTTAGATTGACATGGGTGTAAATAGATGCGTCATCTCAAACGAAATCTTTGGCCTTTTAAAATTAAGCTAGATGTAGTAGATTCAAATCTAAGCATTGACGCTGTTGAACTTTGGCTAAGCGAAACCTGCGGATCATTCAAATCAAATTGGAATGCAGTATACCATGCCAACTATACTGATTTTTATTTTAAAAACGGTGAGGATGCCATGCTTTTTAAATTGCAATTTGGATACTGAACATGCCTAAGATTATAAAAATGGATAAGCGACACGCAGGGCACCCGCACTTTACATATTATCTAAAGCCGGTGAGTTCTGAAGATAACTTTCACAATCTCAGAGCATGGTGTTGGGAAACTTGGGGGCCTAGCAAAGGTCTGCATGACTGGCTAAGAGCCAATGCTGATCTCAAAAACATATTGCATCCGTGGCAACCAGATCCTGAAACAGAAGACCGTTGTCAAAATCCTCACTGGTGTTGGCTTGAGGACCAATACCGCCGGCGCATAATGTTTGCGGGTGCAGATGAAGTGGCCCTGTACAAGTTAACCTATGGGCTATGACCTTACCTAAAATACAAGTTCATCACTGGCATTACAATGATGGTATCGTTTTGGTGCCACCATTACTGCGGCTGGCCAATCAAAAGGAATCAGAATTTTGTGCTGAATTAGTAGGCTGGCATTGTTGCGTTTACACCAATGACTATGATGGTTTCTTTTTATGGATGGAAAAACATTGCCCCAGAGCGGAATGTATTTCAAGGTTTAACAGCGGCGATCCAATGATTACTGTACATATCTCAGATCAAGAAGAAGCGGCATATTTTAAATTACATTTTCAAACATGAAATGGTTTTGTGCTATCCATGTTTGGCGTAATGGTTGGGGACATACTGTGGTACTGAAAGAAAATCCCAAATACAGTTCTCCTCAATACTATGGCACTACTGTTGACCCAGATGAGATGGAAGAGGTAATAGCATGGACCGATGAAAATGCCCAAGCACGACGAATTTCATATGATACCTGGCAATTCAAGTCTCGCAGGGCAGCAGAGGAGTTTATCATGCTGTATAATCTTAGGTGGGTCTAATGCCCCTAGAGGTGCATAAACAGCAACTAACTGCAAAATTTAGCTGGATAACTAGAGTTGACATAGACGAATTAGGGTATAACATTAACAATGTACCTTGGCTATTTGACATTTTGCTATGGTCTGATTCGTGGTCTTGGGAATGTACTACCACCATCAACAGCAAAAGCGACAACATTCAATGGAAGTTTGATTCCAGCCAAGAGCTTGAAGAATTTCTAATGTTGTTTGCACTAAAATGGGGGAAGATGACACATGTCCGATTCTTGGACGATGATTGACGCCGACGGGCGAGAGTTTGGTATTGACATTGTGGGGTCAAGGCAACTGGGAGAACTGTGTATCTACTATTGTTTTCCTTACTACATACCCAAAGGTTCAACGCCGCCCTATCCTGGTTTTGAGTGTTTGAGGATTTGGTTGAATTTAAATTTCTCCAGTGTGGCCCACGAAGTGGTTACAAAAGGAGTGCCAATGGATACTAAAAAATCATGGGCTACATTAGAAGTAACTTTCAGCGATCCTGAGGAAGCTATGTTGTTTAGGCTAATGTGCAGTTGACATTGCCACATACACACAGTATAATTGTGTATGCAAATCGTTGTACATTCAAGCAGCCCCGGTAAACAGGCCTTGGTTGAGGCTAGTGCAAGGTTCTACGAACAAGAACTTAAATTACAAAAAAGCAAGTACACTCTTGAGATCCAATTTAAGAAAGGCTTGGCCAAGCGAAAAGGCATGAGAGGTTGTGTAAGTGACATCGCTCCAAAACATTTGATCATGTTACTAGACTCCAATCTGCAAGATCATGCGTTGTTTGAAACCCTTGCACACGAAATGATTCATGTCAAGCAATATGCTCGAGGACAGTTTAGGATTGACAGAAACAAAACCATATGGTTAGGTAAACCACTCAAACTAAAATATTATCAACAGCCCTGGGAGATCGAAGCCATGGGTAAAGAAAAAGTACTTGCTAGTAAAATATACAGTATTATTTGGAGTTAGCATGTACGAAGAGTTTACTTGGACAAATTCCAAACATGACCCTATGATAATCGAGATCAAGCATCACGGTCATGTGGTAATGCATTTCTTTCTCGGTGAAGCCATGGAAGGTGCCGGTAGAGCTCGTGTAATGAGTCATGTCCGTGAGTGCGATCACAGTCCTTGGCTGAGTCAGTGGCGAGAACATGCCGAACAAGAAATGCTAGCAAAGTTAGGAAGATAAACTATGAATGATGAAATTAAAAAGCAAGAGGTATTAGATCAATTACATGAAGCTGGCCGACAATTTAACAAAGCCATGCAAGAATATCAAGACTCTTGCAACAGCTATTGGAACAGTCTTGGTCCTGAAGAACAACTCATGGCATTTTGCGCCATGGTAGAGCGTCTTCACCGCGGCGAAATTGAACACAAGCGTAGCTACCGAGGCATGCTCTATGATGTATTTGGTTGGGGACCAGAAGCCTATGCACCTGCTCAGCTTGCTGGCTTTTTAGATTTGCATAACTCAATTTATGACTTTGATGACCTCTTGGTAGTATTTAAGAATACTCTTGAGGAATTAAACATTCAGGTTCCTGATGACCAACTCAGCGAAGCCTTGGCAAAACACTTTTACTAATAGGAACTACATACTAGATGTTTGTTGACGCCTATCATGATAAAAAGACTGAAGTCATCCATGTGGTTGAACGAGTGGATGGCCAGAGAATTCTCAAAGAATATCCTGCTCGCTATGTACTGTATTACCCAGACAACAAGGGTAAGTTCACTGACATCTCCGGCAATCGAGTAACGCGAGTAATGGTCAGTAATCTTGCGGCCTTTGACAAAGAACGCAGGATTCACAACAACAAGAGACTCTGTGAAAGCGATTACAGGCCGCTTAACCGCTGTCTTGAAGAACAGTACGGTGGTCAAGAAGCACCCAATCTGCATGTGGCTTTCTTTGACATTGAGGTGGCCTATGACAAGGTCAAGGGCTTTGCCGACCCCAGTGATCCTTTCAACAATGTCACTGCCATTACCACTTACTTAGGGTGGCTGGATAGAAACATTACCTTGGTTATAAAGCCAGATGAAATGCCTGTAAACCAGGCAGCAGAAATTGCTGGCAAGTTTGATGATACCATACTCTGTGAAGATGAAAAGCAGATGTTGGAGATGTGGCTGGATCTGATTCAGGATGCAGATGTCTACACAGGTTGGAACAGCGAAGGCTTTGATATTCCTTATCTCACTAATCGCATCACTCGTGTGCTTGGCAAAGAACTGACTCGTAAGATGTGCCTGTGGGACCAGTTTCCTACAAAGAGATATTTTGAAAAATATGGTAAGGAACTTGAGACCTATGATCCTATTGGTCGAGTTCACCTAGATTATCTAGAACTTTATCGCAAGTACAACTATCATGAGATGCACACATACCGCTTGGATGCCATTGGCGAGTATGAAATTGGTGAGAAAAAGATTCCATATGAAGGCACACTTGATCAATTGTACAACAATGATTTTGAAAAGTTCATTGCCTATAACAGGCAGGATGTTGTGTTGCTCAAAAAACTCGACGACAAACTTAAATTCATTGAACTTACCAACCTGATTAGTCATGCCAATACTGTAGGACTTAGAGCTACACTTGGAGCGGTGGCTGTCACTGACCAAGCAGTTATCAACGAAGCTCATCGCCTTAACATGGTTGTTCCTGACAGACCGCGGAGAGGAGACAGCGAGGACAATGCTGCCGCAGGTGCCTATGTTGCTGTACCCAAGCAAGGCATGCACGAGTGGATTGGCTCCATGGACATTAACAGTCTGTATCCAAGTTTGATTCGTGCGCTAAACATGAGCCCTGAAACCATTGTTGGCCAGGTGCGCCAAACAAGAACCAATGAAGGCATTCGAGAATTCAAAGAAGCCGGAAAGGGCATTGCTGAGTTTTGGGAAGGTAAGTTTGCCTGCTTTGAATATGAAAGTGTAATGAATCGAGAGATTGGTACCAGTGAAATTGTTGACTGGGCCGATGGAACCAGCACTGAAATGAGTAGTGCCGAGGTATACGACTATGTGTTCCATGGCGGTAAGCCTTTGATGATCAGTGGCAATGGCACTATCTTTAGATACGATGCCAAGGGTGTTATTCCTGGTCTTCTGGAACGCTGGTATGCAGAGCGTAAAGAGCTACAAAAGAAAGCTAAGTCAGCCACCGATCCTAAAGAGTTTGAGTTTTGGGACAAGCGGCAGCTGGTTAAAAAGATTAACCTTAACTCAGCATACGGCGCCTTGCTTAACGCAGGTTCAAGATTCTTTGACCAACGACTTGGGCAGTCAACTACCCTTTGCGGTCGACTAGTTGCCAGGCACATGGCTGGTGCTGTCAACGATTGCTTAACCGGTGTAAAGGATCATATGGGAGATGCTATCATCTATGGTGATACAGACTCGGTATATTTCAGTGCTTATCCTTTGTTTAAAGATCAAATTGAAAAGGGTGAGATCGCTTGGACAGATGAAAAAGCCATTGAACTGTATGATGCCATTAGTGAACAGGTGAATGCCACATTTCCGGCTTTTATGAACTATGCCTTTAACGCACCAGCTGCACAAGGCGAGATTATCAAAGCAGGTCGCGAGCTAGTTGCAAGCAAGGGCATCTACATGACCAAGAAGCGTTATGCTGTTCTTATTGTTGATAAGGAAGGCAAGCGCAAAGATGTCAATGGATCCACTGGTGAACTCAAAGCCATGGGTCTTGACATGAAGCGAGCAGATACTCCCGAATTCATGCAAAGGTTCTTGGAAGAAATCCTAACAATGACTTTGGAAGGCAAAACGGAAGCTGAAGTTATGGCTCGTGTCAAGCAGTTCCGTGAGGAGTTTAAGAGCCGTCCGGGTTGGGAAAAGGGTACACCCAAGCGTGTTAACAACCTAACTAAGCATACTGATGTTTATAAGAAAACAGGCAAGTGTGGAGTGGGACATGCTATGGCAGCTATCAATTGGAACAGGATCAAAGAAGCCTATGGCGATCGGCGTAGCATGGATATCACTGACGGGCAAAAGGCCATTGTGTGCAAACTAAGAAGCAACCCGTTGCAGATTAACTCAATTGCCTATCCCATTGATGAGATGAACCTACCAGATTGGTTTAAGCAGTTGCCCTTTGATCATGTGGCCATGGAAGAAACTATCATTGACAGCAAAATTGATAACCTTCTGGGCGTACTAAAATGGGACCTTAGCCAAAGCAAGGACCGCGGATTGATCAATGAGTTATTCTCTTAATTGGAAAACGAGCTCGTTGACTTTGTCTACTTTTCTAAATATAATCACTAATAACTGGAGAAATCACCAATGCTAAAAGATATTGTGCTTGATGTAGCAAAAAACATCGCCAGCCTAGGAACCTTTGAAGAGGTCCTAGTTGAACAAGAAACTAACAACACTAAGTTTACTGCTTATCCAGAGGATTCGAGTATCACTGTTCTTGCCAGTAGCAAGAACAAGGTCGTAGAATTCCCAGAAAAGTTTGGTATGCTAAACCTTGGATTCTTTGTTGGATTGTCAAACCTGTATCGCGCTGACGACACTAGCGTAGCCACTGGTACCAACAGCAAAAGCGATATTGATCGTCTAGTCTTTTCCAGTAAGGATGGCAACAACGACGAATATCGACTAACACCTACCAACTTAATGAAGACCAAGAGCCGTAGCTTTAACGGCACTACCTGGGATGTTGTGGTCAATCCTGCAGCCAACAAGATCAGCGAACTGGCTCAACGAGCAGGCTTGTACGCAAGCATTGATCCAAATCTACTTGCCAGCACAGAAAATGGCAAGTTGGTTTTCACATTTGGTGGAGTCAGCGGTGGTGGCCATAGCGGCAAGTTTGTGTTTGCTGACACTACTCAAAAGCTCAAGCGTCCGGTAGCATTGCCAATCAACAGCTTGCTCATGGCACTAAAGACTGCTAGTCAAGGTACCCCAGTGGTCAGCTTTAGTGAAAAGGTTGCTAAGGTTGAATTTGATAGTGGTTTAATCAAGTACGAATATCTTATTATTGCTCAACAATAAGAAAAAATAATGACAGCAAGTAAAAAATCCAAAGTAGATTTATGGGCAAAGAACGAAGATTATGCTGTGTTCTTGCCCAGCATTTCAACTTTCTATAATACCATCATTAGCAAAGAGCGCAATGAGCCTGGTGTAAGTGTTCCACCAGACCGTGTGCCTCAAGAGTTTGAAAATGGCATTGAAGGCATGAACTTCCTTAATAAGGATGCTGCCTACTACCATTATCCTTATGCTCTTTACTCTGCTGGTCATGCACAACTTGATCTCAGTAAAACTGACACCGAAGAATCAATGATTCAAAAGCGCGATCGCAAGAATACTTTTATTCTTGGCGACAGCGGTGGATTTCAGATTGCCAAAGGTGTTATTAAGTTCGACTGGGAAAATTTCATGGAGAGACCCGGTGACCAAGGATACAAAGGATCTGCTGACAAGACTCGCGGCCAGATTCTCAACTGGCTTGAGCATACTGCTGATTATAGCATGGTTCTTGATATTCCTACTTGGGCGGCAAGACCTCCACTGAACGAGCGCACGGGCCTACAAAGCTTCCAACAATGTTTGGATGGTACCTTGTACAACAATGCTTGGTTCTTGGCAAATCGTAAGCATCAAACTAAGTTTTTAAATGTCTTGCAGGGCAGTAACAATCAAGAAGCTGATATTTGGTATGATGCTGTCAAACACTTCCCCTTTGAAGGTTGGGCCATGGGTGGTAACAACATGCAGGATGCACATCTGCTGTTGAGGCGCCTGATCCAAATGCGTGACGAGGGTATGTTGGCTCCGGGTCGTGATGTAATCCATGTGCTGGGTACCAGTCGACTAGAATTTGCTATCTTTTTAACTGCGGTTCAACGAGCTCTGCGCGAACATGTTAATCCTAACATGATGGTTACTTTTGACTGCGCTAGCCCATTTGTAGCCGTAGCATATGGTCTAAGCTATACCCAACATGTACACAGCAACGACCGTTTCACTTATGTGATGGAAAAGGCTGTTGATAATCGCGAACTCAGTGGCAGCAAAATTCCTTGGCCGTGGAACAGTCCAATCGGTGAAAGATTAACCATGGGCGATATTTGCTATTACAAGCCTGGTCAGGCTAATAAAACTGGCAAGGTATCAAGGACTAGTTGGGATACATTTAGTTACAGCCTAATTATGGCTCACAATGTCTACCAACACATTGAGTCGGTTCAACGAGCCAATGCCCTTGCAGATGTTGCACATAAGCTAACCAGACCTGATCCAAGAGAATGGAGGAAAGGACGGCAAAGAAGTCAAGAAGGTCAGCTTGACTTATGGGTGCCGCGTAATGTATTATACATTATGGAACTAGTAGACCAAGTGTTTAAAGTTGAAAACCCTTATGAGTTATTGAATCAGTGTAGCTCACTGCTCTCAGAATTTTCTGGCCGCAAGACTCGCAAGAGCGGAGCAGAAGCAGTACACGACATCTTTACCACTGACGACGGATCAAGTGCAACAGAAATGGCTGAAGGTGGCGAGTTTGATGATCCTAATGATCCTAAGTTGATGGAACTTGAACAACTGGCTAAGGATGAATGAGATGAGTGGAATTGATCGTATCGCAAAGGATTTTTTTCTTGGCGTTGAGGTAGAAAATTCTCCTGCCAAGTCAATGCAAACCTTGTTTGTTGTTGGGCTTCAGTCTGCGGATCAAGTGCTTGGTCTTGCAATTGAACACTATTGTGAACATGTATACCTGGGTGCCAACATGAGTATGCATTATCTACAGTATACGGATCATGATGAATGGGAAAAGTGGGATCGGCTAATCGAAGCCTTGACACACAGCCCAATGATCAAGTATATTACAGTTGATATTACAACTGATCAAGTTGAGGGGTTCGTCGAAAGCATGGCATCTGAAAGTAACAAGGTAATTCCAATGATTTCGGTGAAACTACCTTATGTAAAATTGCTTAACTACAATACTACGATCAAGCTCGACGACAAGGGTTTTGATCAAACCAATCCAGGAGTATGGTGTCACTTGCTACATGATTTAATGGATCGAGAACATTTTACTCCATGGATAGCCTACAATGGCGACACTCCCGTAAATTAAACTTAAACAAAGGAAAATAGAAAATGAGTGAATCAGACGAAGTTAAGGTTGGTAGCTTTAATAAGGTTCCAAAGCGTCCAATTCCAAATGGTGCTGCCAATGGTGCCGCACCTGTTGCCGAAGTCAGCAATGCTGATATTTCTGCAAAGCTGGATCAAATGAACAAGCATCTTCAGGCTATTGACTGGAAGATGTGGGTTTATCTCAAGGCCAATAACTATATTGATTAAGGATTAACATGTCACAAGACATGATTTGGGTTACCTTCCGTAAAGAAGGTATTCATAGGTATCCTGCCGCAGGGCAGGATCCAAAGCTCGCAAGCGGCGATGAGTATGATGTAAGTTTCTTGCAGTATCCGCATCGTCATATCTTTCATTTCAAAGTTTATCTAGAGGTCTTCCATGACGACAGAGATGTAGAGTTTATTCAGTTTAAGCGTTGGCTAGAAAATTTGTACAGCCAAGGCACACTTGAATTGAATTACAAATCGTGTGAAATGATTGCTGATGATCTTCATAAGGAAATCTCAGCAAAATATACAAGTCGTAAAATTTGGATTGAAGTCTCGGAGGATGGCGAAAATGGATGCATCAAACAATACTCTTAATACTCGTGTTCGTTTTGATAGGAGAGAGCGTGTGAATACATATAATAACAATCAACCCAAGCGGGCTGGTCTTAATCTTAATCATATTAAGTTTGATCTGCTTAAGATCAGTGAACTATATGATGGTGTTCTAACCGAAGACCTTGGTCATTTGCCTTTGAATCTTTATAATCAGTATCTTACTGATTTGGTTCGAGATCGCTATATTCATAGCTACAACATTGAGACGCCAGAAATGCGTACTCATGAAGCCACAGGAGATCGTAGTTTTACCTATACGATCAATGTTCAAAACTCACCTGAGCGGTCTAGCAAGGCCCTCAAGATTCATGTGGGCTTTTACAAGAGTGCTTGGGCGCCAACCACTCGTCATACTGCTGACGGTATGTGCTGTATGCCCGACCGCTTAGATCGAGAGGACACCAATGCGTAAACTCTACTACATGGGATTAGAACCCTATGAGGGTAGATATACGCTACAACTACAGCAATGGAATGAAGCGGTGTTCAAGCGCCGCAACATTAACTATGTTGTTGTTCCAGGTAAGACCATTGACAATACCCGAGCTATCAGTGTAGGTCAAGTGTTAGATGCACATGGCCGCAGTTACTTTGGTATGAGCCAAATGATGAACTTGGTTCAGTTGATGCGAAGCGGCGAAGTTACCGGCGAGGATGTCGTCTATTTTGAAGACATGTTTCAGCCCGGTATCGAATCGCTTCCATACATCATGGATCAGATTCCGGCCAATCAACGACCAAGAGTTTTTGTGCGGTGTTTGGCACAGGCCATTGACCCCGATGACTTTGTTCATGTTTGGGGCATGAGCAAGTGGATGAGCTTGTACGAACACATGGTGAATGAGTTTGTTACTGGTGTACTTGCGACCAATGAGGAAATGGTAGCTCACATGCGTATTGCTAATTGGACTGCTCCAATCTACAATATCAGTGGACTAGCATTTGGTAAAGAAGAAGTAAGAGGTCGTGTTAATAATAAGATTAAATCTTGGCCTGAGAGAGCAAATCGTGTAGTCTTTGCCGCAAGATTTGATCAAGAAAAGCAGCCAGACTTCTTTATGGATGTCATTGAAGAATGGCATCGTCAGTGGCCTGGAATTCCAGTTGAGTTTGCAGTATTAAGCGGCGGGCCGTTGCGTAGCAACAATCCCAAGTATCTAGAGCGAGCCGCACAAATGGAGGCACTAGGTAAACTAAAAATTTACAAAGACCTTAAAAAGAATGATTACTATAATTTGGTCAACGATAGCCGTGTGCTTTTTAATTGTGCTTTACAGGACTGGGTATCTAACACAGTTTCGGAAGCTGATGCTCTTGGTTGTAATGTGCTATATCCTGCTTATCGCAGTTTCCCTGAAACCTTTGCCAACGATCACACTAGGTTGTATGTGCCCTGGAGCATCGATGACGCAGTGAACAAACTGCGAATCCAGCTAGCTGGCCCACATGTTAATCAAGGCAAGATCAGTGACTGGAATAATGGCACCATTGATCGCATCTTAGACATTATGGAAACTGCTGGTACTGTTGCCGAAGGCGGAATGGCTTGTAAAGCCACCCAATGGAATCGTTCTGGTAATCGATACAGAGACCATGTTGCTGGGGCCAAGTACTAAATGGACAAGTGGGTTGCTGTTACAGGGGCCTGTGGCTACATTGGTGGGCAAACAGTCTTAAAGTTCAAAGACAAGGGCTATAAAGTACTGGGCGTAGACCGTGCCGCAACTGCGCCATGGATTCGTCAAGCCTGTGATGCATTTGTCGAGGGTGATTTTACCAACCTTATGTTTATTCTCAATGTTGTTAATAACAATGTTGAGGCAATCATACATTGTGCTGGGACTAGTCTAGTTGGTCCCAGCGTTCTAAGTCCTGGTCAGTACTATGTCAACAATGTTGGCAATACCGCCAAGCTCTTGGCCATTTTAAAAGAAAATAAATGGCAAGGTACTTTTGTATTTTCAAGTAGCGCGGCTGTCTATGGCAATCCCGTAGAGTTTCCATTAACTGAAAATTCGTTAAAGGTACCAGTTAGTCCCTATGGTCATAGCAAGCTTATGACTGAGCAAGCTATAAAGGACTGCGCCTTTGCATATAACCTAAAGGCCATTTCGCTGAGATACTTTAATGCCTGTGGAGCCGATCTCAAAGGACGACACGGACAATTAAAAAATGCCACGCATCTAATTGCAAGAATCATGGAGAGTGTACTCAATAAGAGTGTGTTTACTTTAAATGGTACCAACTACGATACACCAGATGGTACTTGTGTTCGTGACTACTTACATGTTGATGATATTGCCAACGCACATTACCTCTCTGTACAATACGCACAGACTATGGAAACTGGTAGTAGCCAAGAATTTAACCTAGGCACTGGCACTGGTATCAGCATCAACGAAATCATAGCCAGTGTTGAAAGAAATATTCCATACAAGGTTCTAGTACATAAAGGACCGCGTCGTGAAGGCGATCCTGCTAAATTAGTTGCTAGTTCCAGTAAAATTGTCAAGCACATGGGTTGGAAACCTGAAAACAGCAGCATCGATAACATTGTTCGATCTGCTTGGGCTTGGTATAACTCGACTGAATTTAAAAATAGAGCATGAAACTAAATCAACATGACATTGGCGGTGAAGTTGTTAAGAGCAACGAGACCTATGTGCTCAAAGACAATCGCACTTTAAAAAATCTAGTATTGAGTAGCACTCTTCTATATCGAGGACAGCAGACTCGCGGACACCGACACAGCGGCCAAGAAGAAGTGTACTTCTTTGTCCAAGGCAACGGTAAAATGATTGTCGGTGACGAAACCAGTGAACCCTTTATCGTCAATGCAGGAGATGTTGTACTAATTCCAGATGGTGCTTTTCATCGCGTAATTAACGATGGTGAAATGCACATGATGTTTAATTGTGTCTTTGACGGAAAGCGTAATCACTAATGAAAGTAGGTTTTACTTGTTCAACCTTTGACCTCTTACATGCAGGTCATGTAGCAATGTTACAAGAAGCAAAAACTCAATGCGACTATTTGATTGTAGGTCTACAAAACGACCCAACCCTTGATCGCCCTAGCAAAAATAAGCCTGTACAAAGCATTGTTGAACGGCAGATGCAGTTGCGAGGAAGTAAATATGTTGATGAGGTTTGGATCTATAACACAGAAAAAGACCTCGAAGATTTACTTTTAACCTTACCACTTAATGTGCGTATCTTGGGCGTTGAGTATGAGGGTAAAGAATTTACCGGACGAGAAATTTGTCATAAACGAAATATTGACTTGTATTTTAACAAACGCGATCACAGCTTTAGTTCAAGCAGTCTAAGAAGGCGAGTGTATGAAGCTGAAGTTGCCAAGGAATGGATAAATGAAAATCAGTGATTTAAAAGAAAATGTAAATGATGCATGGTTTGAAACTGGCAGCTTCAAGACTTTTAAAAAGCCTGCACAAGAAAAATATGAAGTTGCACAACAGGCAGGAACTGTTGACACTTTAGAAGGACCTGTTCGCTATGAAGCTGGTCATTATATTATGACTGGTCCCAAGGGAGAAAAATATCCTATTACTCCTGAAAAGTTTGCAGATCTCAAAGATGATTTTGGAAATGGCATTGCTAGCCCCAAGAAGATAATGAAGGTAGCCAAGCTTGCTGACCATGATGGTGTGTTGCACACCTCCTGGGGCGACTTGAATTACACCGCTGGCAATGACTATATTGTTCGTCATGGTCCAAACGACTACGGCGCCGTGAAGAAAGATATCTTCATGCAAACCTATGATACTTCAGGAATTAACTAATGGAAGTTGTAATTTACAGCAAGGACAATTGTCCATACTGCGATATGGCCAAGAACTGGTTCAAACGAAAGAACCTTACTTTTACTGAACACAAAATTGGAACCAATGGTTTTACTAGAGAAATGCTATTAGAAGCTGTACCAACGGCAAGAACCGTTCCTCAAATCATCGTTGATGGTGAATTAATTGGTGGCTGGACTGATTTGTGTCAAAGCAAGTTGTATGCCCAGTACAGTAATTCAAACTGAGTATCGGTTAAAAACAGTACTGCCCTTGGAACAAGTGCCTGACCTAAGAAGTTGGCTACAAAATAACCTCGGGCATTCCTCAACAGCATGGAAGATTGAAACGCACAGTGGATCTTTTTTTAACTGGCGAGGAATTGCAGGTGCTGTTAAATCTAAAAATCCCGAAACTAAATTGCCAGTTACTGTAATTGTAACGGTATATGAATTTAAACATTTGCTGATCTTTGCTAAGTCCTGGGAAACCGAGCTATTGCTAGAAGAGTAAGATTTTGCTATAATATAGTATAAATAACTGTGCTACACAAAGGTAGCAACATTTCAAAATTAATCCGCGTAAGGAAGGAACCCTATGTCATATAACAAAACAAAAACCGATCCCGCCTTGGGACAACTTGTACACGAGCACTTGGTCAAGTGTGGTGTAGAAACTCCAGTAAATCAGAACAGCCTAGACCGTAAAGAAAAGATTGATCTCATTGAGAGCCACTTTACCAAGATCATGCAGACTCTTGGATTAGATCTCAGCGATGACAGCCTCATCGAAACACCCAAGCGTGTGGCCAAGATGTATGTCAACGAAATCTTCTGGGGCCTTGACTATGATGCATTTCCTAAATGCACCACAGTTGACAACAAGATGAAATACGACGAAATGGTTGTCGAGCGTAATGTCAATGTACAAAGCAACTGCGAACATCACTTTGTGGTAATTGATGGTGTGGCCACTGTTGCTTACATTCCCAAGCAAAAGGTTCTAGGACTTAGCAAGATCAACCGCGTAGTTGAATACTTTGCCAAGCGTCCACAGATCCAAGAACGCCTCACCGAGCAGGTCTATCACGCACTACAATACATTTTAGAAACCGACGACATTGCCGTAGTCGTAGATGCCCAGCATTACTGCGTTAAGAGTCGCGGTGTCGAAGATGTTGGTTCATCTACAGTAACCAGCAAACTTGGTGGTGTGTTTAAGTCTGATCCAAGCGTTCGCTTAGAGTTTATGAACATCGTTAATAACTGTAAAAGAGGGTAAAGTGAGTGACAAGAAAGATCAAAGTTATAACACCGATGACATAAACATTGGTTGGGAATCGCCTTGCCCGTCTCAAGACTATATTGTTCAAGGCGACTACTGCAATATGGGCATGCCAAGTGCCTCTGTTACTGCAACCACTACTAGCCTTGACATATCAAACATGGGCGCCGCAGGGTCTGTTTATGCCATAGACACTACCGACACCATTGACCTTAGCAGTATCACCATTGGCAGCGGCGGTAATACTACTATCAACAGTAATCCTTATACATTTTCAACTTGGGAAACTAAAAACACTTTGAATGGTGTTGAGGAAATACACACCAAGTCCGGTAAGAAGATTGATGTTGATGAACTGGCTGAAGTTGTTGAAACTATCAAAAAGCGGTTGCTGATACTAACACCAAACTTTGAAATGCATGAAAAATATCCAATGCTCAAAGAACTCTATGAAGAATACAAGGCATTGGAAAAGCTTTTAGGCGGTCCAGACAACGAGGAAAATAATGGTTAAACAATCACTGTCTTGGAATGAAGTTACCTGTTTGGTTAATGATTTAGCTAGACAGGTTTCTTTATCAAACTGGAAACCTGATTACATTGTAGGACTGGTTCGTGGTGGATGTGTTCCTGCTGTTATGCTCAGTCACTACCTTAATGTTCCTTGCGAATCATTGAAGGTAAGTCTGCGCGATGGAGGCAGTTGCGAAAGCAACCTATGGATGGCTGAAGATGCATACGAGGGGAAAAATATCTTGGTAGTTGACGATATCAATGATTCGGGTGCTACCATTAACTGGATCAAGCAAGATTGGCCCAGTGGTTGTTTTCCAGATGATGAAAAGTGGATCAATGTTTGGGAAAACAATGTGAAATTTGCTGTATTGGTTGACAACTCTGCCAGCGAAGCGTATAGTAACTTCTGCGGCATGACTGTTAACAAGGCCGAAAATGATGTTTGGATTGATTTTCCTTGGGAATCTTTTTGGAATAGGAACACACAATGAAAGTAGGATTTAGTCTGGGTCGGTGTGTGCGAGATATTGTCAAAGGTCTAGTTGACATTGAAGATGTAGTTGTTGTCATTGCAGGTACTCGTATTGAGACCCAGGAGCAACTGGCCAGAGTGATTACCGAATATATGTATCGACACGACTACCTTGCCGGACTTGATGAAGCCCAGTGTCAAGGAGTTGCTAGTGTGCTTTGGACTGAAGGTAAGGTTCATCAATCGCGACTAAGTGGACATTATGCTAGACGCATTAACGAAGAAAGTGTTTGGGCGGATCTTGTGCCAACAGGAGGATTCAATAATCCCATGGTACAGGATGCATGGAACGAATATCGAGGAACTCTTTCCATCACAGAAAGTGCGCCCGAAAAAGAAGATGTTGCCAATAATTGGAGATTATAATGACCTATGTTGTAACCGAGTCATGTATTAAATGCAAGTTTACAGATTGTGTAGAAGTATGTCCTGTTGACTGTTTTTATGAAGGACCAAATTTTTTAGTTATCAATCCCGACGAGTGTATTGATTGCGGAGTGTGTGTTCCGGAATGCCCTGTTGAAGCTATTGTTGCTGATAACGACATCAGTGAAGAACAGAAGCCTTTCATTGAAATCAACAAGCGGCTGAGCTATGTTGGTTGGCCGGTTATTACCAAGCGCAAGGAAGCGTTGCCTAGTGCCGACGAGTTTAAAGACATCAAGAGCAAAAGGCACTTGCTCGAGGAATGATAGATTTTGCCAGCCTTATCAATCTAGATGATTGTGCTACTTTAGCCAAGAAATATTCTGGTGTAGTAGCATTGCCATTGGCGTTGCCAAAATTTACTTGGGACTCTGAAAAAGAGTTCTGGCGCATTTGGAATACGGATAATGCTGGTGTTACAAGGCAGCACATTGATCGTGGGGCACAAGGCAGATCGGCACCTCGAACTGATCTAGTGCAATGGGATGGACTGGCCTTGTATGAGGACCATACACTTTTAGATAAGGCTGCATGGCTCACTAAGGTTTCGCAAGAACTGAGAGAGACCCAGCCTCAATTTTTGAACTCAATTTTTGATCTTATGCCATTTAGTCGCATACGATCTGTTAGACTATGGAGTGCTAACAAACCAATTCCAGCGCACTATGATGGCAATATGCCTGCGTCGCTTGATGGTAAATTACAGTTTCCTGCTGAAATAAGAATCATGCTACACGATGCTAATACAACAGAAACTTTCTGGTGCTGTTCGTCTACCAAGTATCGTCCAGGCCCTGATACTGTTGTTCCTGACAATGATCGCTACTACATTAAATTGCCCACGGACTCAAACACATTTGCGTGGAACAATGAAGGATACTTGCACGGTGCAGATTACCATTCTCCGCATAGAAAAATTCTTGCAGTAATTAAAGGTTGGGTTGATACTAGAAGACTAGAAAAATTACTTGATCAAAGCATTGAAAAATATCCTTCGCTAATTCTTAGAGAGAAACTAAATGACTAAAATTGTAATTCAAGGTAAAGGTACAGTTGGCCTATCAACTGAAATGTTTCTTAAACATTATATCAAAGATGTTGATGTAGTGTTTAATGATCCTTTTAAGGAAATTGCAGTCAGTCAGGATGATTGGTTGACCGCTGACTATGTTGCTATTTGTGTAAACACAGACCTTGACGAATCATTGCCTTTGCCAGAAAACAATATTAAAAATGTCGTTGAAGCTATTGGCCATGCAATTGGCTGCGGATTTGGTGGCCAATTCTTGGTTCGTAGTACCATTGGTGTCGAAGATGCTGTCAAGCTAGTTAAGGAACACGGAACCAAAATAATTATGTGGCCCGAGTATATCAGAGAAGCATCATGGCAACTTGATAGTATTGCACCGCGTATGGTTCTACTAGGTGGCGATGCTGAAAACTTTGCCTTGCTGTTTGATGAAAGCTATCAAGGTCCAGTTATTATCACCGAACCAGTCGAGGCCATGCTTGCAAAATTAAGCACCAATGCATTTCTATCAACCAAGGTTATTTTTGCCAATCAAGTAAGACAACTTTGCGAAACTTATGGTCTAGACTACGGCCTAGTGAGTCAGCTGTTGGCCAATGAAGGTCGGCTGGGAGAAAGCCATTGGCAAAGTCCTGGGCCTGATGGGCGAGCTGGCTTTGGCGGTAAATGCTTTCCTAAAGATATGAAAACCTTTGAGACTGCCTTGATAAAAGCAGGCTTACCCAGTAACATGGCTCAGGCTGTTTTAGATCTGAACAAACAAATGCGACCTTAATAGTCGTTGACATTTGCTGAGAGTTTTGCTAAACTACTATTAGTTACAAATTTAGGTGATCCAATGAAGATAAAAGTAGTAAGCGACTTGCATCTAGAGTTCTCAGACATTAACATCAACAACAATGAAGGTTGTGATGTTCTAATTCTCAGCGGCGACATTATGGTAGCCCAAGATCTGCATGACCACCCCGAAATGGAATATGGCATGTACAGCAATGTAAACCTTGCTGATTTGGGCCGCAGGCAACAAACTGCTCTGCGCTTTCGCGACTTTCTAAAGCGTTGCAGTTTTCAATTTCCGCATGTTGTATATGTTGCTGGCAACCACGAATTCTATCATGGCAAGTGGAATCAGACCATTGATACTCTACGAATAGAATGCGCTAAGTTTCCTAACATACACTTCTTGGAACGAGATACTGTTACTATCAACGATGTGCTATTTGTTGGTGGCACATTGTGGACTGATTGCAACAACAACGATCCACTGACTATGCATGGTCTTCGTGATATGATGAATGATTTTCGCATTGTTCGTGTTGAAGATGCTGGCTATCGGGCTCTTAAGCCCGCTGACATTGTTGCACGGCACAAGAAGACTCTAGGCTACATTAAACTAGTCTTAGACGAAAACCGAGACAAGACTTGTGTAGTAGTAGGACACCATACTCCTAGCTTTCAAAGCTGCCATGAACAGTATGCACATGATCAGATTATGAATGGTGGCTATCACAGTGAACTCAGCGAGTTTATTTTAGATCATCCGCAGATCAAGCTATGGACACACGGTCATACTCATCATTGTTTTGATTACACTATTGGAAGCACTCGCGTTGTTTGTAATCCGCGAGGCTACCACAACGGTGGCTATGGCGAAGAAACAGGATGGAGCCCTGAGAAAGTAGTGGAAATTTAAATGCAACCAGTAACACCTCCCGAGTCAATAACAGTATGGGTATTATCTAGTTTGAGTACCACTGGATCAATGACCATGCATACTCCGTCATCGTACTCTGGAGGTGTTTTTCCAGGATATTTTATTAGGCTTGAAGATGCCCAACAGGAGCAAATGCTACTGGCTCTCAAAGGACAGAAGTCACATGTATTTCAATTAGATTTTCCAAGGCCATGAAAACTCGAGAAGAAATTATTACATCCATGTGCTATACATATCGGCATGATTATGGGCTGACTAAGCGTTCCGATCCTGGTGGTTATAGCTTTCCTTTTGAAGCCGGTATGACATTTGAGGAACAACAGGCGTTGTGGCGCCAGATGGCACAGATTTTTGACAACGACATTGCTCCGCATATGGAATTCAAAGATGCAACGACCAAAGAGGCCACCTAAAAGTGTAGAACCAACTGAACTGCATAAAGATTTACTTGACAGAGAGTTTAAAGTAGGTCAGTATGTTGCAGTATCGGACAGCGGGTTATACATTGCAAGAGTAACTAGATTTACAGCTAAAATGGTAGAAGTTGAAAAAATTAATAGCAAGTATCGCAGCAAAAGATTAAAGTATGCCAGCGACATGGTAATACTAGATGGCCCAGATGTGTTTATGTGGGTGTTAGCAAACGGTTTATAAAATGAGAATCGAAGAAGATATTAAGTTGGACTTTCGTGATGTGCTGATTCGCCCCAAGCGAAGCACACTGGCTAGTCGCAAGGAAGTAGAACTAAAGCGTACATATACCTTTAAGCACAGCGGCTGGGAGTGGTCTGGTGTTCCTGTTATGGCTGCTAACATGGACGGCGTTGGAACCACTGCCATGGCTGAAGCGTTGTACGAGCATCGCATGTTTACCTGCTTGGTTAAAAACTACGACGAAGATCAGTTGTTTGATCTAGTTGGCGGTATTGGTGGCAATTACTTTGCTGTTAGTACTGGCATTGGCGAAAAAGACTTTGTTAGACTGAGCCGCATCATCAATGCCTATCCAGAGATTCACTTTATTTGTATTGATGTTGCCAACGGCTACAGTGAACAGTTTGGCGACTATGTAGCAGATGTTAGAGAAGCGTTCCCTCATTGCACTATCATTGCTGGCAATGTAGTTACTGCTGACATGACTCAAGAACTTATTTTGAGAGGAGCAGACATTGTCAAAGTTGGAATCGGACCGGGATCGGTATGTACGACTAGGTTACAAACTGGGGTTGGCTACCCGCAACTTAGTGCGATCATTGAGTGCGCTGATGCGGCGCATGGGCTTGGTGGACATATCATTGCTGACGGCGGGTGTACTTGCCCAGGCGATGTGGCTAAAGCATTTGGTGCAGGCGCAGACTTTGTTATGCTGGGTGGCATGTTAGCCGGACACGACGAAGGTGGTGGCACAGTCGAAGATGGCAAGGTAAAGTTTTATGGCATGAGTTCAGATACTGCCATGAACAAGCATCACGGTGGTGTTGCCGAGTATCGTAGCAGTGAAGGTAGAACTGTAGAAATTCCTTACCGCGGTGCTGTCACGCATACTGTGATGGATCTACTTGGAGGCTTGCGTAGCACCTGTACCTATGTTGGTGCACCAACACTCAAGCAGTTGCCCAAATGTACTACCTTTATTCGCGTCAACAGACAAATCAACGATGTGTTCCTAAAGTGAGATACTTTTCTTATAACGAATACGACCCAGATTCACCTAGAGCAGATGACACTGGCGGCTATGTGGAAACACTATCCGAAGAAGAGATTCGCGCTAGGTACTGGCCGTATTGGTATAAGAAAATGTGTGAAAAATTTGGTCAAGAGCATGTGGACAAAAACTACTGCTTCGAAGACTGTTTAGTTGATTGGCAAGTTGTTAACTGGGCATGGGAAGTAACAAAATGAATCAAGAAATTCTTGGCTATGACCTTCAAGGTCAACCTATTCATAAAACACCGAAAGGATCTATTGTGACTCAGGCATTTATTCTTTGTTCAATGTGCAGGAAACCTATTAGTAATGTTGGCGGGCCAAGGCATGGTAGCGAATGTCTTGATTGTCATCCTATTCGTCAGGCATTTGAATCTGAGTGTTATCCTAATTTTAGTCCTGACTCTGCTCACGGGCTTAGGCGAAAGCCCAATGGCGAATATATTAGCAATGTATTAGAAGATCATTGGCAAACTTTTCAAGAGGGCTGGGAGCAAGCAATGAAACACTTGCAAAATAAGACCAACTCGTGCTATAGTGATATAGTCAGCACTGGCGGAATGGATCCAAGATGAGTAACTTATGGTTTAATATTCGTTTTGGTGTATACCACTGGCAGTGGGGACCTGATGGCATGACATGGCGTGAAAACCCTGCTCAGATTGAATGGCGTAGCAGAGAACCCGAAACTTGGCGTTGGTTTTGTGTTTATTGTTTATTTGGAAAACATCTATGAACGAACGAATTAAAAATTTAACGATTGATGAAATGATTGACTGTCTGCATAATCCCACATCAGACAAGCGTAGCCTTGCTGAACTGGATACAGTAATTGATGAAATCATTGATCGTAATCCAGAATGGGTTGAACACATCATGAGAATTGTAGAACAAGGCCAAGGAAAGTAAAAGAATGAATTCAATGACACGAGAAGAAGAGATCCTAACTGTTCTGCAAGAAGAATGTGCCGAAGTCAGCCAAATGGTGTGTAAGATCCGTAGGTTTGGCATTGACGAGACTCACCTCAAGGAAGGCGGATCTAATCGCGAGCGCCTAACCGAAGAAGTAGGGGATTTACAAGCGGCGATAGATCTGTTAAAATTACACAATATAGTCAATGAACATGATATCGAACTAGCCAAGCAACGCAAGTTTGAAAAGTTAAAAAGGTGGTCAAAAATCTATGAATGAATTTAAAGTAAGCGAAATCTTTTACTCAGCACAAGGTGAAGGACGCTTTGTAGGTGTGCCCAGTGTGTTCTTTAGAACATTTGGTTGTAACTTCAAGTGTGCAGGATTTGGTTTGCCCAAGGGCGAAAAAACCACAGAGCCTGATGAGATTGGTAAAAGTGTTCACTTATACAAGACATTCAACGACTTGCCATTGGCCAAAGCCGGTTGCGATAGCTATGCTAGCTGGCATCCTGCCTTTAAGCATTTGAGTCCAACTTATACAGTTGATCAAAGCATTGATGCAATGCTGGCATTGACTCCCAACCATCACTGGAAGCAAAACAACGGCAATGATGTTCATTTGGTTGTTACTGGCGGTGAACCGTTGCTGGGATGGCAACAGCTATATCCTGCACTACTGAGTCATCCTAGAATGACAGACCTCGACAACCTGACATTTGAAACCAATGGTACTCAAATGTTGCATGACGAATTTTACGATTATCTTTTCCAGGACTGGACTAGGTTTGGTCGCGATGCTGATAATCTTACATTTAGTGTTAGCCCTAAGCTTAGTGCCAGCGGCGAGCGTTGGGAACAAGCTATCAAGCCAGATGTAGTACAACAGTATCAAACTGTTGGGCATGTTTATTTGAAATTTGTAATTGAAAAAATTGAAGACTTTGAAGAAGTAGATCAAGCAGTTATGGAATTTAGAGCTGGTGGCTTTGGTGGACAGGTCTATGTAATGCCCGTAGGTGGCACTGATGCCGCTTACTTTGCAAACAACAAACACATTGCTGACGAAGCTTTAGCAAGAGGTTATCGTTACAGCCCAAGATTGCATGTGGACATTTGGAGCAACGGATGGGGCAAATGAAAGCTCAAATTCCAGCAGTAGGAATACTCAAGCGCAGTGATTATGGCGATAGCAAATCTTATCAGATTGTGTGCGAGTGCCATAATCCTAATCATGACCATAATGTTTGGGTAGAAGCCGAAGATACCGGAGTTACTGTTACCACCTATACAACTCAAGTAACCAAGCTCTGGGAACTAAGCAGATGGAAAACTATCTGGATTCTTTTAACCAAGGGCTATGTTGAATACCAAGCAAGTATTATTATGACTCAGCAACAGGCGCTGAATTATGCTGAAACTTTGAAATCAGCCGTTAGCGATGTAACAAACCTTCGAAAAAGTTCTAAACCTTGATATATACGGCTATGAACACCAAAATTCAAACATGGACACATTCGTGCTCTACTAGTGGTACATTTGTTGTATTGCGACTAGATGAGATTTGCCCGCGATGCCTTATTAATCACCAACTCCATGCCCTCCGCCACGATGGATTTTTAGTTACTCCTGCCAGCAACCCTAAGAAATTTTTAGAAAAGAGTAAGGTTAAGCTTGCAGCTTTATTTGCTCCTAAGCAACAGATTAAAAAGAACATAGATGAAGATGAGCAAACACAGCACCTCCATAGAATCGGATAAGCATGCCAGTGACACAAATCCGTGTCTTGGCATTTGTCAATCGGACGCAAAAGGATACTGCATAGGCTGCTATCGCACACAAGACGAAAGAGAAAAGTGGTACACTGAATCAGTCAAGTGGCGCGAGCAAACTTTAAAAGAATTGTCCTTGAGGGAGACAAGGGCCTTTGAATGATAAACATTGCTCGACCTGTTAAATTATTAAATTTACTTTCGCGCGATAGCTGGATCTCTCTGCTTCAGTCTCCAAGGTTATTGCTCAACTACGAATACCACGATATTGCTTTTTTTGCATTACTGGCTTATATTAAGAAGCCCAGTAACATATTAGACCTGGGCAGCTACACTGGCTTTTTGCCTTTTTTGGTCGAGCGGGTAACATTGCTATCCAACTCATCTCAAAGATATAATTGGACTTTGGTTGATGATTCTAGGTATCTCAGTGAACTAAGGTCGTCTATTATTAACAATAATCCATTGAGTGGAAAAGGACTCAAAGAAGTACACAAAATAAGTTGGCTTAAAAGTAGAGTGCCTCCTACCATTGGTTCAATTTTAAACGAACATGGCGATTATTATTTGCCGCCGGTTGAACCCAACGAGTTTGCTGATTTTTGGAAAAAGTTTTCTTGGGTCGTTAGCATAGAGCAGCCCCAAATGTCTATGTACAAAACTTTAGAAAGCGTTCCTCCGGATCTAAAATTTGACTTGGTGCATTTTGATCTGGCAGCAGGCAATACAGAAAACTCAGAAGTGTTTAACTACCTGAGACAAAACTATCTAAAGGACGACTCTATCGTTGTTTTTGATGATGTTGAAATTGCACATCCTAAAATGTTGCTGTTTTTCTTGGATGTTATAGAGCAGACTGAATACAGACCAGTTGCCATTGGAATGCAAAAAATTGCAGTAATGAACCGAGCATACAAAGATGCTTTCATTGACATAACTAGTCAACTAGGCCTGTTGGACTTCAGTAGCGAACCTTTTAGAGATAAGTCCAATGAAGCCTACAAATTTTTCCCCGAAACAAGCAGTCGTTGGGGACAGTATCTTAACCTAAGGGCAAAAACCTAAAATGTTTAAATTCATAAAAAATCTATTCAATCGCAAACCTACTGCTAAGAGTATGCGAGACAATCCAGAACCTTGGGTACAGGTTATCAAAGCTAATTTAGATCCAAGTAATCCCAAGCAAGGTTATTTTGAACTTGAATGGAACCCGGCCTTTGTGCGTCATTTAATGGATCATGGATATCGTGGACCTACTCCCGAAGATATTGTTGATCAATGGTTCACAGAGCTGTGCCGCAATGTTGGCATGGATGGTGTTGCTGAAGGGTCGTTTGTGGCAGACGCAGGTAGAATGTCCACTAACGAAAAAACACGCAAGCAAGAGTAAACATGCAGGATCGTAAAAAGCTAATCTATGGCAAAGGTTGGTTGTTAAAAAAATCTTATATCAAAGACTCTTTGATTGATATATTTTACGATCGCATAGATCGATTAGGACCGCGGCGAGCCATTGACATCAATAAAAACTACGCCGAAGGTGCTGGAATACTTGATTTAGGCAAGCTGGCTATTTGGTGGAGTCAACAGGTTCTAGACTGGCCTGAATTTCAAAGCATTGAAAAAATAACATTTGACCTAGTTCGTAGTATTTTACTAGATCCAAGACTGTATGCGGCTGATGTTGTGACCATTGAACCTGGTAGCAACATTATAAATCCTCATGTAGATACTCCGCATCGTTTTCCAGAATGGAATTTTGATCAGCGACTATTGGCACTACAGTTGATCATTCCTTTGCACGACATTGACAGCAAGTCAGGCAGCACTGGATTGGTTGATCAAAGCCAGCTTGAAAATTATCCCATTGACGATTGCTACCAAGGCAAATATAATCAAAGCTTTTTGGATCTAGTCAAGCAACCAAAAATGCCCAAAGGATCTGTGCTGTGCTATAACGCAAGGCTCTTGCATTCAAGTATGCCCAATCCAAGTACTCGACCTAGAAAAGCATTGCTGATCCACTATTGCGAATCCAGTATCATTAAAGCTCTTCGGTCCATTGATAACATTTGGTCATCATTGGTGCCTTAAAAAACTAGAACACAGAAATGACTTTAAAAGTAATAGGGGTATACTCTAGTAACTCTAGACTGGATCGTAACAAAGTTCTACAAGACACTACTATAAACAAAGAAATTTATAGTGGGAATGAGTGGCGGGAGGATACACCTGTTACAGATACACATCAACTTTCTAGTGCTACGCGATTATCAAGACTTACTGAAATAACCAAGCAACTGCTGTCTACACCTATTACAAAATTACCACAAGACTATATTATACTTTCACCTGGCGGTGTACATGGTGATAAACATTTCGCATCACCGGAACGAGCAAAAAGAGATGGCATTTCATATATACGACAACGAGTTAATCAAGTAAACATCTTTGCCAAAGAAGAGCTTGATCGACTTAATAAAAAAATTAATACCAGTGTACAGGGCGGGGCACTAGGCGAAAACATATTGACAGAAGGATTTGATATTGACTCGTTGCCGCTGAATACAATATTAAAAATTGGAAATGAAGTAACATTACGAGTCTCGGCACGCCGATCATTTTGTGCTAAATTCATTGGGGCATTTTATAGAAAGGATTACTTTACAAAAAATGATCACGATAAATTTGACAAAGAGAGGACAGGTCTTGCTACACAAGTAATAACAGGTGGTATTGTTAAAGTAGGCGACTTGATAGAAATTATCATGCCAGCCACACATGTACCGCTTACAATAAAAGGAGCCATGGTAAAATTTGAATTGCACAATCCAAATGATCCGACTTCTCCGCCAATCCCGGACCTAAAGTAGGTCTTGACAACTCAACCCTTTAATGTTATACTATTCACATGAGCTACTTACTTGTTGATGCCGCAAATCTTTTCTTCCGTGCTCGTCATGTGATCCGTAATGGTGATCCTGAAGAGCGTGTAGCTATGAGCTACCACATTATTCTTGCCGCAGTCCTTAAACAATGGCGCGATAGGCAGGGCAAGCATGTGGTATTCTGCTTTGAAGGTCGTAGCTGGCGTAAGGATCACTATGCTCCTTATAAGGCGCAGAGAGCAGATGCTCGAGCCAAACATACTGTCAAAGAAGCCGAAGAAGAAAAGCTTTTTTGGGAAAGCTTTGACAAGTTCTACGAGTACATTAGCACCAAGACCAATGTGACAGTTCTTCGCAACGCAGTTTGCGAAGCTGACGACTTTATTGCTCGTTGGATTCACTTGCACCCGAATGACAATCATATTATTGTTTCTAGCGACAGCGACTTCGAACAACTCATTGCACCCAATGTGCAACTGTACAACGGCATCGCTGGTGTGCTGACCACACACGAAGGCTACTACGACGACAAGGGCCGTGCTGTAGTTGACAAGAAGACCAAGGAAGTCAAGCCAGCGCCAGATCCTGAGTGGCTGCTTTTTGAAAAATGTATGCGCGGTGATACCAGCGATAACATCTTTAGTGCGTACCCTGGTGTTCGTGAAAAAGGTTCTAAAAACAAGGTTGGTCTTAGAGAAGCCTTTGCTGATAGAAACAACAAAGGATTCATGTGGAACAATCTCATGCTACAGCGTTGGACCGACCACGAAGGAGTCGAACACCTGGTGCGAGATGATTACGAACGAAATCGTGCTATCATTGACCTAACTGCACAACCTGACAATATTAAGGCAGTATTAGACGAAACAATTGCCCAAGCAGTTCAGCGTGAGCGAGTACCAAACGTAGGTACCCATTTTATGAAGTTCTGTGGTAAGTATGGATTACAAAAGGCTTCTGAAAATGCTCAATATCATTCTGATTGGATGGCGTCATCGTATAACTAAAATTTTTATTTTTTGCGGATTAGCTGGGCTGGCCGTATGGGCACTCCCTGCAATCGCACAAGCCTTCTTGCTCAGAACAAATTGGGTATGTAGTAATACTCAAACAGTTGTTGAGGCTCTCAAAGAAGCCAATGAATCAGTTAGAGCAATCGGCAAGTCACAGACTAGCGATAACGAATCCATAATTATGTCGATTTGGGTTGCTAAAGACGGCAGTTGGAGTATCATTGCCACTAGTCAAAAAGATCCTAGCGTAAGCTGTGTTGTGATCACTGGCGACGGATTTACTAGATATAACTTATCCAAAGATTCCATTTAAGCCCTGTTTAATAGGTTCATTATATATGCACTTTTGCTAAATAAGTGCATGAGTAGACCTAAGCCAACCATTATCCTAACACATACTAATCCAAGAACTTATAAGAGCGAAGAAGTTCTTGCGGCTGATGCGATCTATGCGGTTTTCTACAAAGATAAGCCTATTAACCTACGAACATTAAACAGCCTAGTTAGCTATCCTGGGCCAAAATACAAAAAAGTAAGCTTTAGCAATCCAGGACACGCATTTAACCTTGCAGATCGTTTGAACAAAATGTTTAAGGTAAACGATTTTTCTGTAGTTGAACTCAAGCAAGGAAGGCGCATCAATGAAGCAGGAACTAGCTACAAAGATAGTTGAGTACCTAGCTCAATATCCGCTTCCGCATATTTGGGGTAACACAAAAATAACCCCATATTCCGTTTTTAAAAATTATCAACCAGGGCGCCAAAAAGGACTAAGACTAACAACATTTGGTTGGGAGCTGATGAAGCCTCACTTTCGTTATTGGTCTTACAAATGTCCAGCTGGATGGTCACCTAAACCCGGTCACTTGGTTGGATTAGAACAACACCTAGATTGGCCATATTATCACGGTGCTGGTTATTTTCGCATATTTGGTGAAAACGATGCCATGGAAATTCGCTTAGTAAACGACGACCTTGTATTATGGCTTGACGGTCTAAGTCGCAAAGCTCTTAACAATCGTTGATAACCAAGATAGCATAAGCTGTACAATTAATCATTGACCACAGAACAATTATGTACTATGTTCTGTGGTATGAAGAAAACACAACTCATTGACCACTTTGTTACCAAAGATGGCAAAACCTTTGCTGGCACTCATGTAATTCTAGACCTTTGGAATTGCGCTGGCTTAGATGATGAAGAACTAATTGATCGCGCTCTAAGGCAAAGTGTAAAGGCAGCTAAGGCTACCTTGTTACATATACACCTGCACAAATTTCAACCCAATGGCGGGATTTCAGGTGTTGCTGTTCTAGCTGAATCACACATGTCCATCCACACATGGCCTGAACGCGGTTATGCTGCCTTAGATATTTTCATGTGCGGATCCGCCGATCCTTTGTTGACTGTTCCTGTGCTTGAAAAGCATTTTAAGCCTTCCAAGGTTGTACAGGAAAAATGGTATAGAGGCATGGTCTACGACTAACCCGCCCTTGCGGTAACTTCTCAAACCACACCTGTTTTATAAATACTTTTATGAAGCACTGGCAACCTTATGTGCGGGCCAGCTGGGAACTAGTGGTAGAAGCACAAGGCACTACTCAGACTTATCTAGAGTCTGATGTTGAAGCATTCTTGGTACATGTAATGGCCCGCAGTTTTGAGCGCACAGACTTTTGGTCTGTGCCGATTGCTATAAAAATGCTTGAGGCTAGATCCTTACCAAACAATCAAAAACAACCAGTGCTTAGATCAGTGGGCGAAGAATGTCTGTTCATTGATGCATGGGAGTTTAAGAAACCTCGTTGGCCTGGAGAAGCCTATTTTAAGCAGATGGGCAGTATTGCATTTGGCATTGCTAGCGTGGCTACTAGGCCACCAGATGAGCTACTGGACATGGCAAGCTCGCAGTTCAACACCATGAGCCAAGTGCTCAGGGGCGTAAGGGACCTATATTTGTCTAAAAATTAAGCAAAACAAGGGGTTAGCTAAGTCATTGATTTTTAACACTTTTTTAGCCCTAGCTAAGTCATTGATTTTAAAGAACTTTTAAAAGTGTTGCAAAAATGCCACATTTTTGAGCCAAAAAAAGTGAAAAAAAAGTGAAAAAAGAGGGGAAAAACGGTTGACTCAGTCCTAGGGTTCCCGTATACTATAAAAACTATGAAACGGATCACATCAATCACTGTAAAGCTTCCGCGCCAAAAGCGCCGTTGTGTGGAACTTTACTCCGCAGATACGCCCTTTAAGGGCCGCATTGAGCGGAGCAAGGTTGCGTACAAGCGCCATGCTCGGACGCAAAAAGAGGTTGACAAGGATCTGGATCTTTAGTAAACTAGGTACTGTGGTAGGATGGTCCTACCGCAAATCACACACAGGAGTGTTCGCATGTCTAAGATTCTTTCTCAAACCCCCGACGCCATCCGCAAGCGTGAGGCTCGTGCTCGTGCTCGCGCCGCTGGTGTAATGGAGCTCACTGTTGCCGCGCCGGTGGCACCGGTTGTTGCGCCTGCTGTAGTTGCCGCGGCCGTTGCTGAAGTTGCCGCTGGCGAGACTTTTGCGTTTGTTGGCTATGCCATTGACGCCAAGGGTCGTGGTGCTGTTCGCTACACCAACGACAAGCGTCGGACTCGTACGCTGGTCCGTGCTGGTTGCACCGCTGTTAAGTTTGTCGAGCTGCCTGAGCCAATGACCAAGGAGCAGATTGATGCTTCTGAGTTTATTGCTCAGGTAAAGCCTGCCGACTCTGTTAGCCAGGCGGCTTAATTAGGAAGGGGTAGGGGTTGACACTCCTACCCTACCCTGCTATACTAGAAACATCATTAACGCCCTGAAGGAGCCACCATGGGAAATCAAGTAGAAACCCGCACCGTTAAGATCAGCGAGTGCAAGCCTATTCTGCGCCGTGCAGTAGCCAAGCGCCGACCAATTTTTATCTGGGGTCCTCCGGGTGTTGGTAAGAGCGATATGGTGAATCAAGTTGCCAGCGAGTTTCCTAACTCGACTGTGATTGACTTGCGTATGGCACTCATGGACCCTACTGACATCAAGGGTGTGCCTTATTATAGTGCTGGTGACAATACTATGAAGTGGGCTACTCCTAGCGAGCTGCCTACCGCAGAAGTTGCCGCTGAACACGATGTTGTGTTCCTATTCCTCGACGAGCTTAACTCTGCTCCTCCTGCTGTTCAGGCCGCGGCTTATCAGCTGGTGCTCAACCGCAAGGTTGGTCAGTACACCTTGCCCAACAATGTAGTGATCATTGCCGCAGGTAACCGCATGGGCGATAAGGGTGTTACCTATCGCATGCCTAGCCCACTGGCCAACCGTTTCCTGCATTTGGAAATTCGTGTAGACTTTGAGGACTGGGAGCAGTGGGCTTTGCACCACGAGATCCATCCGCATGTGGTGGGCTTTTTGAAGCAGTTCAAGGGTGATCTTTATAACTTTGATCCTACCCAGCACGACCGTGCGTTCGCTACTCCGCGTACCTGGAGTTTTGTGAGTGACATGTTGGATGACGACATGCCCGACAGCGCCAACACCGACATGGTGGCTGGACTAGTTGGTGAAGGTATGGCCATTAAGTTTATGGCTCATCGTAAGCATGCCGCTGACTTGCCTGATCCTGCAGATGTGCTGAGTGGTAAAGTTACCACTTTCAAGAGCAAGGAAGTGTCTGCGGGTTATGCACTGGTTACTAGCCTCTGCTACGAACTTCGTAGCCGCTACGATGATGGCAAGAGGACTGGCAAGCTGGACGACTTCAACAAGAGTGCTGATAACTGGCTGGGCTTTATGATGAGTAACTTTGAACCCGAAATGGTTATCATGGGTGCTCACACCGTGCTGAAGAATTATAAGGTTGTGTTTGATCGCAAGAAGATGACCAACTTCCCCGAGTTCTTCAAGCGGTATGCCAACCTGCTCACTGACGAGTAATAGGGTGAGGAACTGGGCTGTACTTGAAATAATGTATGGCCCAGAAGCCCGGCAGATATGGACGGACCAACCACCAACCCCCTCTGATGTTAGCGAGTGGCTCCGCGAACAAAGGAAAGGTTGGTCCGTCCGCCCATACCCAATTGGAGCCACAATCAATGAAGTTACCAAATGGGCCAGAGAACAGGGCCTTAAACGGTTAGATTGGGACTTTGTTCCGCGTAAGAAGATATGGTTTAGAGATCCGCAGGTAGCAATGATTTGGGACTTGTGTGGTCCTAAAAATAAAGCGGTTAAAACGGTTGACCTAGAGACAGAATAGCCGTATAATAGATACATAGTTTGAAGGAGCCACAAATGTCTAGAATGCCCGCCCGCGATAAGCTTATTAAGAGCCGTGTTGCAATGTTGCTGAAGTATCCGTTCTGGGGGCCTTTGGCAGCTCGGCTCAAGCTTGAAGAAGTTGATTGGTGCAAGACCATTGCCACTGACGGCCGCAAGTTTTACTATAACAAAGAGTTTGTCGAGAAGCTCAGCGACGGCGAAATGATTTTTGGTTTTGGCCACGAGCTTGGACACATTATTTTTGATCACATGGTCCGCCGAGGAGACCGTGAACCTCAAATTTGGAACATGGCCGGTGACTATGTTATCAATAACATGCTGGTCCGTGAAGGTGTTGGCACACCAATCACCACTGTACCTATTCTAGTTGATCGCAAGTATGAAGGCAAGACTGCCGACGAAGTTTATGACGACTTGATGGCCAATGCCACCGTTATTAAGATGACGCTGGATGACCACCTTGATGCTGATGGCAGTGGTGACGGTGACAGCGACAGTGACGGCGAAGGCAACGGCAAGCCCAAGTTCAAGAAGCTTACCGAAGAAGAGCGCAAGGCTCTGCGTGACGAGTGGCGCGAAGCTGTTATCCAAGCCGCAAAGAATGCTGGCGCAGGTAATACGCCGGCCGCAATTCAGCGCCTAGTTAAGGATATTACTGCGCCTGTTATGGATCTGCGTGATCTGTTGCGTATTCAGTTTAGCGGCTCTGTTAAGAGTGACTACACCTGGATGCGTCCTAACCGCAAAGGTTGGCATACTGGTGCAGTTCTTCCGGGTCAGTTGCCTGGCGAGGAACTGGACATTGTAGTGGCACTTGATGCTTCAGGTTCCATTGGTGAAGACATGCTGATGGACTTTTTGGGTATGGTACAGGGTTCGCTGGATCAATTTACCAGCTACAAGGTTCGTGTTGTTACCTTTGACACTACTGTTTACAACGAAGACGAGTTCACTGCGGAAGATGGTCGTAGCATGGGCGAATACGAAGTTACCGGTGGCGGTGGTACAAGCTTTGAATGTGTGTGGCAGTGGATGAAGGACAATGAAATCCAACCGCACCAATTGGTCATGTTCACAGACGGATATCCGTTTGGTTCGTGGGGCGATCCTGACTACTGCGACACGCTGTTTGTGGTTCATGGTAGCAAGGACATCACTGCTCCGTTTGGTATCACTGCTAACTATGTGCCTGCCAATCGCAGGCATTAAACCAGAAGGACGTTCAGCTTAATCAGCTGATACTGTGACCCGCAGGATGAGAAGTGGTGTGATAACCACGGGTGGTTCCAGTCTAACCTAACTGGCGCTGGCGATGCGAGAATCCTCCCTGGTTGGGAAGCGGGTGGAAGGCATGCGTGATGGTGTTGGGAGTAACCTAGCGCCTGATGTGCTACAATTACCGCCGCAGGGAGGAAGCACTTAGTTCGCTAAGTAAGGTAGAGTACCTTACTATGATAGAACTAGAATACGCTGAGGTAACCTGGTTTTTAAATGGTTACTGCAAATTCCAATGCTCCTACTGCCCATCACTCTTTAAAAGTGGTGAGTTGAGCTTTTCAGTTGACCAGTATCTATCTGTCATTGAAAAATTGCAAAGCACAAGATACCAACACCACCCAAAAATATATTGGAAGCTAGGCGGCGGTGAACCTTTACATTATCCGCATCTGAGTACATTGTTAAAAAAAATAAAAGAACGACCATCATTTGTTAGACTTGATACCAGTGGTGACGATACTTGGTTTTCTTTGTACAGCGTTTTAAATTTCATTGACAAGGTAAAACTTACATACCATCCCTGGCAAAATGATGATGTGTTTGGCTTTGCACTTGAGCAATGCCAAGAAAAAAATATAGGGGTTTCAATTGTTATTCCTTTAACGCCCGGAAAGATTTACGAAGCCAAAGAAAAAGCACAGCACTATAAAGACCTAGGATATGTGTGCAGTGAGCAAATACTCTACGAAGAAGACGGTCGATTATATCAAGGATATAGCCAAGTAGATGAGAATAGAATTTATGGTCGCCCAGACGATTATGTTAGTGTTCCAGTGGTTCCAGTGTATACAGACCTAAGTGTACCTAATCAAGCAGATCCTGTTTACACGGGAAAGCCATGCTATGCAGGAGTAGACTGGTTGACTATTAATCCTCGCGGCTTTGCATCATATAGTCAATGCGGTGGCAGAAGCGAACACTACAATGTATTTGATCCACAATGGCAACCACCTAGCAGTCATTTTGCTTGTACCGTAAACCAATGTAGAAACGAACAAGATCGTAGAAAAATTAGAATTGTTACCGAGTAGAAACGCACCGCAAGGTGCGTTTTTTTTGATTCCATTTTGGTTAAACCTTTGCAAAATTGGCTAATAAGTATTTCGTGGGTATACCATAACAATAGGAGATAAACATGGAAAACCAAGAACAGGCACAACAGCCAATTTCGCTCAATTTACAAGACCTTCGCGTACTAGCCGGTGCAGTAGAACTCGGCGCTACACGCGGTGCCTATCGTGCCAATGAAATGGAAATTGTTGGTGCTACTTACAACAAGTTAGCATTATTTCTAAAGGCCAATACACCAGCAGAGCAGCCGGCTGAAGCAGGCGCACCTGCAGAAGTTACCGACGCACCTCAAGAAGCTGCTTAAACTAAAAGGAGCCTTATATGGCAAAATTTATTAAACATGTTGGACAAAATTTACAAGGCAAAAAGGTTGTAGTTTTGTTTCGCGAAGTACCCGGAGAGCCCGAGAACTGCCTGGTAGTTCATACAGAAAAGCTACCAGCTAGCTATCACGACGATCTTATGCGAGCTGTTGAAAGTAATATTTGCCAGGATCAACTTGACACTCATGACTTTCTTTTTAGACAGTCATTCCAGGACGGTACCAATATGCTAAACACCTTGCATCAGCAAGGTTGGATTGTCAAGGTGCCTACCAAGAGCATTCTTATGCGACCAACTCCCGGCGTTGAAATTAACCTAGTTGATCTCAATAAGGAACTCAAGCAAATTACAAATCAAGAAGCTGTACAGGGAATTAAACGAGCACCTGTAGCAGCGGCTGCGCCAAGCACACCACCCGGCGTAATCAGCGACGAGCAATTGGCTGCTAAGTATCGTTCTCAGGCCAATACCTTTGAAGCTGAAGTACGCAGGTTGAGAGAAGAGGCAAACAAGCTTGACCCAAAAAGCGTGGTCGCGGGCGACCACCAAAGTCCAGCCCAGCCGGCGACCGAAGCCAAGAGAGGAAGGGGCCGGCCAGCCAAGGTTCAAGTCGTAAGTTAACTTGGCTTGATCGTCTTAGGTCTTTTTGGAACTAACAATGAGCATTCGCAAAAAAGATCGCAGCTTTGAAGACATGCTTCGAGAGATACATGTTGAGGAAGTACCTGTGGAATACATTGAATGGATCAAGGTCTATTTAGATGATGGCACAGAAATTGTCTTCAAGCAAAAAGATCTATCTGAAATTAAAACTAGCAAAGAAGTACTGGGTATCAAACAGCTAGAACAATACCTAGATCGTATTGTAGATTTTGAAGTAATGATGAACAGTGAACTTATCAAGTCTAAGGTCACTAGATTTGTAGGTGCTTTGTTAGCCACGCACTTTAATCAGGATTAAATTATGATTGATTTATTATTAGTAAACCCACCAGAACATGCTTACAATTTAATGCCTTCATTTAGGTCTCAGGGGCTAGACTGTAAGGTAGTGATAACCCCAGGCTATGCAGATCAGGCCGCTTTTGTGCAGGATGACGGAAATAATATTTCACTGTCATCTGTTGATAGTGTTACCACTGCATTGGCATTTGGGCCAAATGGCCAACGAATCGTTGAAGGATTGAATTCTGCCGGTAAGATTGTTTTGGGAAACATTTCTAGTCCTAGTCACTTTCAGCGTCGTTTACAGTACTATCACACTGAAAAAGCAAATACTGGAACATGGAAATTTGAATTAGTATCTTTTAAAGGTAGGCATGTACTTGCTTATGCTAAATTTTATAATGAAGCATACGGCTGGAAACTAATTGATAGAACAAAACAAGACCTTCCGTTTTTCTCCGGAAGAATTGAAGAAGTTTTTGAGTTTGCTGATCACATGGGCATACAAAATGGCCCATCGCAAATCTACATAGACAACGAATCAAATTTTCGCTGTAGATTTTGTTTTGGATGGGAAGCATCAGCTGGGTTCCAAAAGCATTTTGAACACATATGGCCTAGTGTATTACTTCACACGAAGGAAGAACCAAAAAAAGCAGCAGCGGCCTTTTACAATTGGGCAGACCGCAACGGTTCTTCTAAGAGATTTGATGTTAAGAAATAATTCTTAGTGTCTTTTTAAAGTTCCAAACATCCAGTCCCACACAGGACTAAACAATCCAAAATTAACACGAGTATCCCAGTGGTGAACCAAATGCCATTTACCACTGGTAATCCATGGGTACCAATCAAACTTTGGATTATGCTCAATGGTTTCCTGTATAAATGCTGCCCAGAAGTAATAGAATACACTAATCCACCAATGCCCTGTAATCCAACTGAACACTAGTGTGGGAATAACTTCAGTGATCCACAGATCTAGTGTACTCATCCAAGTGTCATTGAATAAGAATATGTTATTCCAGTGCCATTTGGTTTGTTCGTGAGTGTTTATATACTTGTGGTGGTCGGCGTGAGCTAAGAATGCCAGCGGAAAGTAGCTGAGGCCTACAGCATGTATGGCACGATGTATAATGTACAGATAAAGCGTCCAAGCAAGAAAAACTACAAAATAGATCATGCTAGTACTTAGCAAGCAAATTTAATCATATAATGCCTAATAAATAAAACATGCTTTTATACGAACGAACCAACATACCAAATTGGAAACTGATTCAAGAAAAGTTTTCTTACTTAGAAACTGCAAGGTCAGGCAGCGAATGGATCTACCTTTTAGATAACAATGAAATTGCCGAGCTAACGAAATTGCTCCCTGTATATCCAGAAAGAAAAATAAAATCTGTACTGGCATTTAGTCAAGGACCATTGGGTGTACAGGAGATACATGTTGACGGCTACAGCGCAAAAAGAACTCGCTCCAGTAATAGCGCATTAAACATACCAATCAAATCCAGTGGTAGAATGACCTGGTATCGTGGAAAGTATGAATTAGAAGAAGCGTCAACCAGTAAGGTAAAATACCTTAAACTAAATTGGATTAGTGAGCCTGCTATACAAAATAGTGTAACAATTGATTCACCTACTATTGTTAAAATTGATGTTCCTCATCGTGTTACCAACTTGGACAATGATTCAAGGATAGTACTGAGTGTAAGATTTTCTCCGGACATAGCCATTGGGTAAACAAACAGCTCTTGTGTTCATACATAAAAAGGTAACAGGAGAATTACCATGAAGTGGCTAGCACTTGCTTGCTCTGCTGAAAACGAAGTACTTGCTTGCTCTGAGAGTTTACCATTGGTTGAAAGTGCGTGCCTCAACGATTTTAGAGCCATCTCTAGAATTTACGGACTTTCAGAGTCTGAGGCAAATGAACTCAAGAATGGTAATTTTAATTTTCGCATAGAGTTTAATGGTCCAAGAAATACCAAGTTGGTACCTCATCAGAAATCAGAAGATCTTGAATTATTAAGCAAACAATTGCGCGGGCGAGTGCAGCTAATGCATGAGCTACATCAACGACTAGCACATGGACATAAAAGATTCCTTGATGTTGTACCTTGGCAACAAGAAGCATACGAAGAAAAATATGTTGAAGCACAGGCCGTCATTGACGGAGTAACAGCAGAGTCCGGTATGGTATCTGACTATGCAGAAGAAAGCGGCCTAACAATCAATGTTGCCGCTGGTATTATTGTAAACAAATATCTGAATAGAAAATTTTTGCTTCGCAAACTTGAAAGGCTGCGAATTAGACATCAAATTGCTATTCGTAATGCCAGTACCAAAGAAGACTTTGATCGGTGTCGTTCTGCAATGGACGAAGATGCCTTTTTGTCAATGATGATGTAACTATGAAAAAATTACTCTACTACATTCCACATCGTCTGTATCAGACAAAACCAGACATTGACCCAGCAACAAAATCGTTTGTGCAAATGTTCAATCCTTGGATCAGTTTGCACGACCGCACTGGTACATTAAACATTCCAGGTATTGATGTACACAACAATAGTCCAATACCCAATAAGCCCGCTACTGTACCTACATTCAGTGCTGCCAGCTATCAACGCATTGATGAGTGCATTGAACTTTTTAAAACAAAGAACAAACAAAGACTTGTTGTCTTTTTTAGCGGCGGCATTGATAGTACTCTGATTGTTTCGTTACTAATCAGTCATCCCCATTGGGCAGATATTAAAGAATCTGTTTGGTGTGCAGTAAATGAAGATAGTCAAGTTGAAAACAGTGAGTTTTTTAATGAAATTATATTGCCCCACTTTGGAACAAGGCTGTTGCCAAGCAATAACTTCTATGGCATTATCAATGATCCGCTAAATCTATGCATAACCGGAGAGTGTGCTGATAATTTGTTTGGTAGCTTGACTTTAAAAAGCTATATGGATCGCACAGGAAATTTTGATGCTATCCATGGAAACTGGGAATACGAATCTTTACACTGGTTGCTAGACAAACAAGAAGACTACCGAGATGAGCGTGAACAAATGCTCTACGACTTAGTTAATGCAGCACCTCTACCCATTGAAACTAATCACGATTTCCTATGGTGGATTAACTTTACCTGCAAATGGCAAGCAGTTAAGTATCGTCTAAGTATGCATTCTCCTAGCGCCAGAGAAGCAGAGTACATGGCTGGAAATATTGTTAACTTTTTTGATACTGTTGCGTATCAAGAATGGGCGTTGTATTCCACAGAACCTAAGGTAGGAGATCGGTGGAATACCTATAAACTACCAGCCAAACAATTGATCAATGATATCTGGCTGAACGAGCGATACTTTAAGTACAAGACCAAATGGCCTAGCTTGCCCAGCATCACTCGCTACAACAACGCCTGGGGATTTTTGTGGCAGAACGAAGATGGGTCATTGACTGCCACAAAGTCGTTAAACGACTAAATCTTTTGCCATTGGAAAAATTTCAGCAATAACCTGAGCACAAGCTTTGGCAATTTCTTGGTGCTCTTTCTGAGTTCCATTGGCACTTCTCAGTTCAATAAAGTGAACCCAGCTTCGTAATGTGCCATTCATATACAAGCGACTTTCAATAAGTCCTTCGGGCAGTACTGCTCGTGCTTGCTCCTTGGCTATACCGTTAGCGATAGCCCACTCGTACTCTCTTTTTGCAGCAAAGATGACTCGTTGTTGAGCACGATACCATTCATTTTGTAGCATTGTATCATTCGTTTCAATGCTGTTTTGTCTATTTTTTGTGTCTTGCAGTCTTGCTTCTCTACAAACAAACGAGAGATCCTGAGTAGGATCAGCATATCGTTGGCTGAACTCTTGGAAGCTAAAGCTTCTGTGTCGAAGGATTTGTCTTGCAATATCTCTTGTAGTAGTGATTTCCATGCAGGCTGAGACCATTTCGAGTGGTGACCAGTGCTGGTGCTTGATGAGGTATCTGATGAGCTTTTCGGATGTGTCTGTGTTGAATTGGTTGCTAGGGTTGCTGACACGGGCGCAATACGCAATGAGTTCCTGTGCATCTGTGATGCCTTTGTTGGCAAATTGCTCTGTGGGCTTGGAGTAGCTGAGTAGTTGAACATTCATTTAGTTTCTCTTTCTTGTTGCTTTTCTAATATAGCATTTTTTCTTAGATTCCACAAGCGTTTTGATTCCTCTACAGGCGCAAATGGCAACATTAAAATCATGCACGGATCAAACTCATGAGGACGACCGCTTACACTGGTGCCAAAATCAAAACTGCTGGCCTTTTGATGATGATTGTTGTGCCAACCGCTACCCCAGTGAAAATATCCTAGCCACCATACATTGGTGCTGACATCTCTGTTATCAAAGTTCTTGTAGCCTGCTCGGCTGACATGACCAAAGGTATTGACTAAACCATCGGCATGCAAACTCATTAACGCACCAATAACAAAGAACCAAACAGTAAATGTTAGCCCAAACAAAAGATAGCTGATTGCCAATGTGCCGTAGATTACCTTGTTGTAATTTTCATGAATAAAGGTAATGCGCCTATCTCTCAGCAAGTCAACTGCATAGCGGAAGCTTACACTACCCTGATCAATGCCAAATTGCCAACCCATGTAACTGTGCAGCCAACCATTTTCTACAGGAGTGTGGATGTCTTTTCCGGGTTGATCACTTACACGATGATGATGACCACGATGCAAAGCAGCCCACCAAAGAGGGCTTCCTTCGCCAACCATGGTTGCAGCCCAAAGCAAAAAAGGTTCAGCAGCTTTTCTTGGCGTCCACGACTTGTGACTTAACCAGCGATGCAATGTTAGATTATTGCCAACACCGTCAAGCAAGATCCAGCCACACACGGCCCAAACAGGATACCACCAACTCCAATCTTGCAATGCATAGATCACTGCAAGAATTGCTGCCACATGATAGGGCAACCAAATAGCAATAATATAAGGCACTTGTTTGGTTTTTAGATACAGCTCTTTTTGTTTAATCAACCAGTTCATTTTTTTCCTGCGTACTGTTAGAGTTTGTATTTAATACCTTAGGGTCTGTGTTTTGTCGTCGAAGAATATACCTTCTTAAACTCATATCATGAGGATGCAAAGTTTGGCCCATTAAAGAATATATAAACCCATACGGACTTCTTTCTTTGGCAGGTACTGTGCATTCAACAAAAGTGTAATATTTTTCACGAAACGGCAACATAATTTTACTGTATGCTGATTCTCTCGAACTTGGATAAGTTACAAAAAATTCATTGAAGCCAATAGATTCGTGTAAACAGGCCAACTGTGACATGAGTTCTCTAAAACATGCTATAAATTTAAAATTGTTACGCGGACTCAAAACCCAAGCCACGGACCAACTTGGCCAATTTTCAAACCTGGTTACTCCTGCGGCTATAATATACTTTCCATTGTCATCAACTAATGCAAATGCCTGCCTGATGTTGTGATTAGCAAAAGAACTTGGCAATGTGAAAGCTTTGTAGAATTTTTTTCTTTTGCCAGCATCATCAATATCTGTTGAAAATCTAAATTCTGGGTATTTGTCTGCGTCTGTATTTTGATATACCAGTTCGGCAAATTCCAGCAGAGACGACAAGTTGTCTGAGTCAATTTCAATCAAGCGATATGACATAGTGTCTTTTTTCCATTTAATAAGTTATATCTAAGCTCAAGCGCATCAACTTGGTAAAGCCTGGGATTAAATTTACAAGTTGCAACCGAAGCATTGTACTCAACCTGATCCCAAAGGTGCTTGTAGTTTTCTATGCCAAACCATTTGGGCCTCTGACGGAAACTGTATCCTAGATGGCTGTAAATTTTCATCTTGCTTGATGTCCAACCAAGCTTGCCAGGAATTCTGTCGTTGATTAGATCATCAACTGTTGGTATTTGTAAAAAAGCCAGCATTGATTCAGGGCTATAAGAATAAAAATTATTCAACGCCGGGATGCCAGTGCGATCGTTGAATCTACGCCAGCAGCCATCTTGATCTTCTTTTTTTACAAAAACCCATTGGTTAGAAGTATTACCTGTTTTCCAATCCACTGAATAAGATTTTTCAAGTTCTATTTCATCAATGGTAATCATTGGCATTGCAAATGCTTCAGCAACATCTAATAGCATTTGTTGATAAAGAGTGTATGCTTGATACCTACGACCTACTTCATAGCAGCGACCAGAATAAACAAAATCTTCTAGATCAAAATTAATAACAGTATATGAGATGTTCATCTCATTTAACATTTTCATCATTGGTCCAATGTCGTGAAGATTTCCTTCGCCATAGAACTTTACTGTTGCTATTCTTGGAGTTATGCCTGCTGCTAAAAAGCTTCTCAGCGCCATTTCGCAGTCAAGTCCTCCGCTCATAAAAAGTGTTAGGTCAGGGTATTCTTTGTGTAAGGCGCGAGCAGTTCTAATAAGCTCTGCTCGCAAGCTCATTGGCTTTCGTGTACAAATGCCAATCTCCATAGTGGTAGTGTCAAGGTCGTTGGCTCTCCAAACCTGCTGCGGATCTTGATTATAATAGTATAACAGGTGATTGTTTTCAGTGTTATTAATCATGCGCTTACATAAGGACTTGTACGAGCAACTCCGTACTTTTTGTCAATTTCCAGCACCAGTTCATCAAGGTCAACAATGTAGTTGTTTGACACAGGTTTAATTACTGCCCACTGTGGTGTGTTGAATAAGCGTACCATTCGAGGTAATACCACACAGTTATTCCACCAATTGCTCCATACTCGCCCTAATGGTCTGCCTTGACCTGAGCTGATTCTAGCAATAGTACTGTATATCCACTTGTTGTAGTTGTTAAAAGAAAGTATCATGCCCTTTTTACATTTTTCCTGGCACCAGTTTAAATTGGCTGCTAACAAGTAATTGCTGACTTCGTTGTTGAGTCGATAGTCCTTGAGCAGCCAACAACGATTGCCTCCTGAGCCCAATTCAACATGAAGTGTGCTGTGCTCAACGCAACTGACTCCGACAATCTGATCACGGTCATATAAAAACGCAATATGACCCTGACCTCGGAACCATCGAAGCCGTTGTTGTGCAATATACATTAGCCCTGCCGGAGCATCATAGCCCATGTTACCAAGAGCAGGTGCGTCAGAGGTAGCGATACGATCCAAAAAAACTTGGTAGTCTTTTAAGAAAGGATCAATGTTATCAGAATAAGCTAATTCAACACGCAGGCTCATCCTGTATGTATCAGCTAATCTTCGTTGGTGTTTACCAGGCACATGACCAGGTGTATACGATCAATTAAGCTGCCATTCATGGCTGAATGTTCTTTGGTAGTATCAACCCACCACACGCTGCCATCAGCTGGCAGATGTCTTAGAATTGGTGGATCTGTAAAAATAAATCTTGCTTGACGATGGGTAACAATGGGAATGTGTACTCTAGGAGTCATGTCTGTGTGAATACTATAACAAGTCCTGGGATACATGGTCATTAGTCTGGCTCTGTATACTTTAAAAGGAAAGCTGGTTAAAAAGCCTTCCCACCAAGTTCCAACCAGATTAGGATGTAGTTTATCCCACTGGGCTTCGTCTTGCCCTTCGCGTTTTCCAGTTCCAGATTGCCAATCGTTATCGCCATTGGTTTGCAAAGACAATTGATGCTGATACCGCCCTGTGGTGCTGTCCCAAAGTATACGGTGTGTTTCTTCTTTTAGCTTTTCAATGTCAACTTTGAAATCATAGAGTCTAAATCGTCTGTCCATTATACTTTACCTATAGCCATAAAGCGCAGACATTTATTCAATATCAGTTCTCCGCTCCATAGTATAGTATTTAATCCAGACGATTCTAAAAACTCCTCAAGGCTGTTATGACAATTTACATGATCTGGTACATCAAACATGTTGTTGCCTTGTAGTACAACCAGTGTGCCTTTAGGCAAGCTTTTAATCCACTTTCCGTGGTCTTTGAAATGCTCGACGATAGTATCAATCACTATTAGATTTTTGTGTTGTGTAAAATTGTATTTTTTAATGTCCTTGGCCAAGCTACGATATTTGAATTTGCTTGCGTTGCCAACTAATTTTTCAGCGGCTGGATGTACTGTTTTGTCTAGATCGATGTTGATCAGTTCTGGAGTATGTACTAGCTTGTAGAATTCAAAATCAGTTAGAGTCATTAACCAAGGTAAAATTCCAACCCAACCACCAACAACAATAATAGTCTGCGGCTCTAGTATATTTTTTATTTGAGCCTTAGAGGTTGCACCAGACTCTTGCATTTTTTCCAGTAACCAAAGTTTACTTTGCACTTGATTTCTACTCAGTGCGTCTTTCCAGTTTAACTCTGGGTTTTCTTCGATTATTTCTGCAAGTAGGCTTATTTGTTTGGCTCGATCTGGATAGTATTTAGAAACTTCTCTAGTAAAGCAAGACATTGAGTTATCTTCTAAGCACGACAACAAGGTGTCACCTAGAAAAATTTTTATTACTTCAAAAAGTTTAGTAATGTCTTCCTTTGACTCTTTGATTTTGCCAAGTACAAAAGGTATTGCTGACAAAGGGTTGTCAAACTCTTTGCTGTTTTCATGCACCCAATCGTGTAGTTCCCAAAAGCGACCTTCTTGTATTTCAAGATTATCGGTGTAAGACAAGTTTGTTTGTTGTATTAGCCATGCTGGTACAGGACTCAGCATGATTTCTTTTCCTTCTGACCACTCTCGTGGCAAACGAAGATGTTTCAAAAACAAACTATGTACAGTCTGATCAATATGATCGTTCTTGCCTTGACAGTAGTTAACCAATGGCCATAGATTAAGATAATGCTCTTTTCCTATTTCAACAATTAGCTTAACTAGGTCTTCTTGATCCTGTGTTTCGTACCAACGATGTAAAAAATGCAAGCTTCGACGAAATCCAACGATTTCATCTAAGAAGATCAGCATGGAGTTTTTTAATTCAACAGACTTATCCATTGAACCAACCATACAGTTTTAGGTTTGTCTGTGCTGCTACATCCTCATTTGTTAATTCTTTATTGGGATGAAACTGTAGTCTCTTAATAACTTCGCTGTGGCTAGCATCAAATTCAGGTAGCGCGAAGCCTAAGCCAGCACTGATTGCTTTGCTCAATTGCTTGCTTGATTTCATAGGATTGTCTTTGCTGTGGCTTTCAAAGAAATCTTTAAACCATTCGTAGTCGCGAATATGCATTGGATCAAAATCATCGTACTGTAAAAGTTTAACTGCTAAACGAGCACCGTAGATTGTCCACCAGCCGTTCTTAACATCTGCGCCCACAGTCATCCAGGTTAGTAAACGCTGGAAATTTGCACCGTGAATTTTATTGGTCCACTGTTCAAATGGCACTGCCTGTCCTTGATCCATGCTTAGTTTGATGCCTTCACGAAAGCCAACTCTAAAGGCCTGATAAGGACTGCCATTGGTATATGTGGTTGACCAGCAACCAGACAGCGTTTTGTATTGAGATCCGTCCCAGCAAAAGTCCACAGCATCTCTTTCTGAATCTGCTGCTTCATGACTACGCATGGTTTCCAAATGAATTCTGCTCCACAGCTTGATTCCACCATTGCCATACATCAACCCATTGGTATGTTGTCTTCCGTTCCACGAGTAGCTGATTGGCAATTTAATATCTGCTTGCAATTGCAAATTAAAAAAGTTCAAGTCAACAAGATTATCTGCATCCACTGTTATCACATGGGTGCTATTGGGAAAGGCCGCAGCAGCAGCTTTATGTGCGGCATCAAATCCTTTGACTCCGTGTACTCTTCGAACAAGATTACCAGGCCTATTTCTTTGCAGATGCTCCCAATGTTGATCAGCATTGGGTTCGTCATAGCTTAAAAACGCCACAGGAAATTTACCAAGAGAATGTACTTCCTTGTTAACTAACTTAGCATGATTAAACAGTGACATTTTTTTCAAATTCCTTTTCTAGCCACTCCCAGTTGTTGATTAAATCTAACTTTGACGAGTCGCTGTATTTTAAGCCAAATGTTGCTCCGGCCTGCGCTCCTAGTACTGCGTATTTTCCATTCTTAGCATCCCAGCCGCGTGTACACCAGATCAACTGACGCTGACTTATTTCTTCCATTTCTTCCCAGTAGTGAAAAATTTCTTTTTGAGATTTATAGTGTTCGGTGATAACTGTGGCACGACTGCGACGATAGTTGTTTTTCTTATTCTGATCCCATTCCTGCGTTGCAATATACTTAGACAGTTCTTCTAGCTCTGTTTGTTCTTGCCGACGAATGCTTTTAATTCTATTCTTAATTATGGCCAATGAAGCCATCTTAGCACACTCGCGAAATGCTCCAATCCAGGCACTTTGTGGTGTGGCATTAAATCTTGTTTCGCAACTGATAGTATCCCTTGTGACTAGTTGAGCTATAGAAGCAGTTACATCAACACTCCAGGACTTGTTTTCTAAAAATGGTTTTTGAGGGAATACCTTAACTGCACCATATCCGTATTTTAAGTTGTTGACAGGATTGATACTGGGCCAAACATGTACACATTCAGACTCCGGTACTCCCCAATGCAGTACTTCATCATTGGGTTCCCAGGCAAAATCAAATCCGTCGACTATCCAAGCGTCAGCATCCACTACCCAAAAATTTTCTGTTTTGCTGCGCTCTGCACAAGTACGATGCACATTATAAATTCCAACTACATTATCAATGCGCTGTGCTTGTGGGGCAAATTCCAGTAGCCGTGCAAAGTTTTCATCAGCACCTTGTTCCAGCATACTAATGAAAAATACATCTAACAAAGCTTACTCCGAAATAAACTGTTCAACATCGCTTTCCTTGACAGTGGGACCAAGTCGATGTGGGTTAAAGTAACTGGCCTTAAAGAAGCGACTGCCGGCTTCGTCTAGGTCAGCAATTTCAAGACGAAGGTCCTGACGCATTACTCGTCCTAGCTTTACAGTTTCTGCCATAAGCTTGGTCTTGCTCCAGGAATATTTGCTGACTGGACAGGTCACTTCATCGCCAGCAAATTGTGGCATGATATCTTCTCTCCAGTATTGGTTGTGCCACTCAAAGTCAGCAACCAGTTTGTAATCCCAGTCTCTGCGAATGTTGGTCAAATAACAACCAAGTCTTGCGCCGTACATGGCCCATAATCCGTTTGTAACATCTTGTCCAACACTCATCCAGACCAGCAGTCTACGATGATTTTTAAAATTGTTCTTTTCAGCAATTTGACGCCAATCCATTGGGCGGCCATCGTGCAATGCCAGCTTTACGCCTTCCCTGAAACCAGCACGATATGCCTGATATGGTGTGGCATTATTAAACACATCGCTGTAGATGTTATTGAGCTGATGGTAATGAATGTCCCAACAGAAGTCTACTGCTCCAGGTCCATTGTCAACGGCTTCGTGTGTACGCATTTGCTCAACAACCTTTTTAGGCCAAAGCTTAACGCCACCGTTACCATAGACCAGGCCATTGATAACATTTTTACCCGACCACGACAGTACATCGCTGCGATCAAACTTGCGTAGATCTAGCTCTAATTCAAAAAAGTCTGGGCGAACCTTGTTGTCTGCATCAATGGTAATAAAGCGTTCAGTTTCTGCCAACTTTGCAGCCGCTTTATGGCAAGCATCACTGCCATATACACCATGACTTCTTTTTGCCCAAGGGCATTTTTCTAGTAGATCAGCATAATTCTCATCAGCATTTGGTTCGTCGTAGCTGATAAAAACTACATCAAATTCACTAATTGGGGTTTTCACGGAAGAACTCCTATATCAATATTATTAGCCTTATATAACGCCGAAGGCGGTTGCTTGTGTGACCAATCTGGTAACACTTCAAACGGCTGTGATTGTCTTAGCAATAGCGCAGGTAGCCAGGCCCAGGAAACAAATGACTCTAAGTCTGTTCCATTGACCACTGCAATCTGTAAATGTCCTTTGAGCTGGTCAATGGCACCACCAGGCTGGTAATGACTCTGCGCCCATAGTACACCATCCCTAACAAACAGCGACACATGTTTACCTGGTCCAATGTGACTCATTACTGTCTGATCATCAATGATGCCAGTAAACTCTGAGTATTGGGTAAGTCTAGTAAAGAACAACGAATGCGCCACTGCTGGCAAGTTAATTCTAATCTTTTGTCCTTGGTATAGTATGCGAGTTACAATTTGATGATCAATAAACGACCAAAGTCTAGTTTCCCAAAAGCCGCGTTCAACAATATCGTTTAATTTAATCTCTGAGAACCCTAACAGTTGGTGAGGATCTTCAATGTCAGTGATAAAAAGCGGAATGGTTTCTGTTGTACTTTCGCGCGATAACATTTCTTTAGCGCCACTGGCCCACATGCGAGATGCTTCAACCCTGAGCATACCATTTTCATTGAACAACAGAGCTCTAAGATCCGAATCAATATCACCTTGATATTCGCCAATGGTTAACCAGCCGTGACTGCGCTGTTTCTTCTTGGTAACAATGGGTTTTGGTTCTCGAACATCAATGAGGTCTAATGCGCCAATTGCTTCGTTGAATCCAACTCTAAAATTGGCTTGATTTTTAGTACCTTCTAAGATTGAGCGTACCTTAGCAAATGAAAGCGTTAAACGATCTGTAGCTGTGCTGGAGCCAGGTTCAATTCCAATGATCTGGCCGGTGTGAATATTATATTGAACTGACCAAATTTCATTGCGTTTTCGTTCTCTCCGACGAAGTTCAAATTGAATACCTGTGCTCATACTTTCCAATATTCCAATGGCTTAAGACTTCCAGCTAACCAAACTGGGTAAAGTTGCGTATGATTTTCTAATTTAAAATTGCCATTGGCAGGATAAAACGCAATCCAATCGTGCCATGCATGTGTGGCGTACATCACTGGCACAACTTCTAGATCTCTAACACTAAGATCAACTAACTTAAACCAATCAGGTGCTTGCCAGTTTTCCATAATGGACAAAATTGACAGAGTTTGTTCCAGGGTTGGATCGTCTGGAACATAATGCGGCCAACATGATTGTGTGCCGTCATTGAGCAGTTGATCTAACACAGCAAATCCCTGTTGTGCTGTTTCAACATCACCAATGATTAACATCGACGGCCAGGCCACATAAAAGTTTTTGTCAATAGGCAATCGACGACTTATTTTATTTGGCCAAATTGCTTGTAGTCTATGGTCAACACCCATTCCAGGTATAAGATTAATTTTTTTAAGCTTTGCTAGCTCTCTGGCAGACTTTGTAAATTGCCGCAGGCATAACCCTGCAAAGCAAACAACATCGCCAGGTTCATAGTTGATTTCAGCCAGTAGTTTTATTTTTTCACTGAGAGTTTTGTTTGACAATTCAACTAGGTTAAATTTTTCTTGGGCGTCAATGAGAACCGCATCGTGCTTGGTAATCTCTACCAGTTGGTGCTCAATGGTTCCATTTGTTTCAACTAAAATATGAACGGTCATGCCAGCATCTCCATAATTTTTTCATAGTTACGGAGAATGCTTTTTTTGTTCATAAGGTGAATGTCTTCGCCTCTGATCTCAACAGCTAAGTTTTTCCACTCTTCGGGCAAGTTACTTAACATAGCCCAATGATTAGGTCCTTTGACTTCAATGATGTCGTCACGCTGGTCTTGATAACGCATGTAGTTGGGAATTTGACCAATAAAGCCGCCGTCTTGCCAACCGTCACACATATGAGCAGCAATACTAGCAGAGTAGTCGGTTCTATACAAGCTTCCAGGAAACTTATATAAAAAGCGATAGTATTCCCAGTTCTTTTTCACTGCTGCCCAAACACTAAAGAAATGTTCGGCTTCTTCACTCTTGCGCCAGTAGACCACTGTGGACCACCACATGCGAATACCAGCATAGTGCAACCAACGCTCAGTGGTAAAGGGTTCTTCCATGCGTAAATTGCGAGCATCTCTGTACATGGCAACATCATATGGTCCACCAAACAGCTTTGATAAGTTATCATTGCCGCAAAGATAATCTGTGTCGATTAAGATAGTTTCGTCAAAAGGACTGAGATTGTAGATGTCGTGCTTGTTGGTATTGGTAAACTGTGCATTGAAACTATAATATGCGCCGTCGTGATGCAACCGCATATTTCTTTCGTAACCCGGATCTGTAAGTACCACATCATCCCAGGCCGCATTCATTAACTCATGCCCATGCGTGTGCTGACAATGCTCCAGACTCTGTTGGTTAGTGACCAGCACAACCGGGTAATCTGGCATGTATTTTTTCACTGCATAAGCAGCCACAATGGCCAACTGAGTGTAGTCCAGTTGTTCGTTGTTGTATGCGAACATCATAAAGCCCTTACTAGACATAGTTAGAGCCCTACAATTTTAGCAGTTGACCTAGCCGATTTAAGTTGCTGCTGGGCCACTTTCTTTGCCTGCATAGCAGCATTGTATGTTTCAAAACAATTGCTTAAAAATTCTTGTGGATTATCAATTTGGACAACATTACCAGTTTGGTCATCGACTAGCAAGGGCTGGCTGTTGCGTAAGGCAATATCTGCAAAAGAAATGAGTTCGCGATTAACTTTAAAAATTGAGCCTTGATATGAAAGAATCAAGGCGGTATGAAAGGTAGCCTCAATGTTCTGACGCTGTACCTGTAGTGTTAAACGATAATTTGCAAAGGCCAAGGCCTCATTGAGTTTTTGCTGGTCCATTGAAATCCAAACTATTATATGCGCTGTTATTTAGCGACACAAAATTGAATGGATTTTTCCAATTAAACCAAGTGCCAGTCTTCAATTAAAGTAACTGTTGGGCTTGGAATAGTTAAAGTAACATCGTTTTCTGTTACTGCGGTTGGCTGTGTTTTACTTACAACCAATCTAGTTTTGCCGCGAACTAGTACACCCATACCAGAATTATCAAGCAAGATTCTAAATCTTAGATTTCCGTTATGAAATTCACCGTAGATCTTAGCTCTGCTAGAAGCGTAGGTTCCATAACCACCGTTATATCCGCCATAGCCACCATAACCACCATAGCCTCCTAGGTGTTGCCAACCTGGACCATAGCCACCGTAACTGCCGCTGCCGCCATATCCACCATAGCCGCCTTCGCCATAGGGCAATGGGCATCCAAATGCATCGTATCCACCATATCCACCATAGCCGCCATATCCACCATAGCCGCCATAGCCGCCATATCCACCATATCCACCATAACTAGTTCCGCCAGAACCCGATGGGCTAGTATACAGTAGTTGTTCAGCGTCAATCATTTTGGCATATCCGCGGTCTTGTGTGATGCCGCGGTTGTTGATACTAGAGAGATTTTCTACTGTAAAATTTAAGGTTCCTTGGTCTAAAAAGATACAACGCCAAATATGATAGCCAGCACCGTAACCTTCGACTTGACTAAAAATAAATCTTATTGCACCACCTGCATTAAAGAAATGTCGTCCTTTTTCATATCCGCCAAAGTCTAACTCAATGGTACATTCAAGTTGATTTGCCCAAGTGGCACCAGAACTATCATAGGTAGCAAGTGTGCCAAGTTGAGTGTATGCTGGATCAACATCGTTGCGCTTTTCTCTTGCACCATCTAGCAATGTAATGGCTGTATCAAAAAAGCTCTCGGTCATCTTTTCGCCGCGAGCAACAACTACCAACTCTTGATCTGAACTGTTGGTTCTTAAAGTGCTGATGTTAATTCTATTGACAATTTCGTTAGTTAGGGCCGCAGTAATTTTTTGTGTGGCATCTACATTTTCAATGTTATCACCGCCCCAGCCCCAGCGAATGTTATCTTCGGTCTCTGGATCAGTTCTGTTTGTTGTAGGACCCTCACCTGCATGAGTATCACCAAATAGTTCATTGACATCGTCAGTTAACTCGTTGAACCAATGCTTGGCAATTTTTTCGTCAGGGTCTGCAAAAGTAGCAGGATCTCTTGGTCTCGGCACATAGCCGCAGACTGTTGAATTTTTCTCAATTAGTTGTGTGTAGGATCCGCCATAGCCGTCGGCATACCAACCCCATCGGTCATAACCGATACATCGCTCGCCAAGGAATGTTCCAACTGGAAGAATTGGTGTGTTTAATGGCATGGCTATTAACGAACTCCAACTGTGGCTTCGATTATACCAACGCCATCTCCTGCAAAGTTTCCTAAGCTACGACCAATGATACTCCAAGCTGGTGCATCTACAGAAGCTGCCTGAGCTACTCCAGGAATATCACTGGCAATTAAGCGATCTCCTTTGTTAACTACACCTGTTACTTTAACAGGAATTCGGCCAGCCACTGCAATTGGTAGCGCATTTTTTTCATGCTTTTGTTTGGCATTCATCAAATAAGCTGGTCTAGAAGAAACAATGCCAAATATGTTTTGGTCAGCAACTCCGGCGGTCACAGTAACATCAGCACTACCGCCTAGTGATACCAGTGTACCTGGCTCATAAGCAGCATCGGCTACATAAATCTCAGCAACGTCCGCAAATTCTGCTTCCATAGAAATACCACGCAATTTGAAAGCATTTGGGTTAAAGGTTGTTGTAGTATTACCAGTGCTGTTCATGTTAATACCCTTACCAATTGTAGTAAAGCCAGGGATGGCATGTGAAGCAGCAATTGTAAATTCTGCATCAGTACTAATAATTGCAACACAGATGCCATTGGCATTGAGACGCACTACTTTATGTGTGGTGCCGTTTGTATCCAATAGTGTAGCAAAGCTAATGCCACTGCCACCTTCAAATGCACCAACATTGACCCAACCATTATTGTATCCAGGTAGTGCTTGATCGTTGGCAGTTTGACCCACATAAATTTTCAATGCTTTGTTGGTAGTGTCCCACCAGAAATCGCCCGAACGAGCTGTTTCTGTTGGGCGATTTTGTCTACTGGTCAGATGAGCAAGTGTTTTCCAATACTCATCCGAATCTCTAACTGCTAATCTATTTTCACCGGTGTTAAACCACAGCTGACCTGCGATTGGACTTGCTGGTTCTGCGCTGCTGGCAAAATTTTCCAGCATGTGAACAAAGTTTTCAGCGATAAGTTCGCCATAGCCCAGGTAGTTTTTACCCAGCAAGTTTAGAGCCGTAGTGGTATTGTCGACTTCACCGTCGATAAGATTTACCAGTACTTCTCCGTTGCTTTTATTGACTTCGTATGCCATTTTTATATCCCCTTGGCTTAATTGCCTTTGGTATATTTATTCTTATACCTTTTTAACCAGCTTGCACCCTAAGGGTGTAAACTATTTGAATTCTTTGATTAGCCTGTTTTTCTACTGGGTGAAATATAAAATGCGTTAACAAATTTCCAGTATTGAGTCCGGTTAATCCTCTGGTTTTTAACCCAATTTCATCAAACACAAATTCGCCGTTGACGCTGGTTGTTGCATCAAGGCTTTGTTGAGTGCCGTTTACAATGTTGTAAACACTGTCATTGATCATTGGCTCTGTGTAATCTAGTGTTGCAGTAATCACAGTATCTGAAAAGTCTGTTCCAGTTGTGTGAACTTGTTTTGTAGAATTAAATTCAAAGTCCGGATTATTTAAATCTTCGTCATCAACTACCCTAAAATACACAGTATTGTAAAGGTTAGCACTAACACCAGTCACATTTGGTTTTCTATAAGTGATGGTGCCAGTGTCAGAAACAATACTGGCGCCTCGTCCAAAATGTATCTCACTGATAAAGCTTGAATTGTTGTTTCTTGCTAGCCCATTGGCTATGGCAATGCTCATATTTTCACGATGGATAGCGTTGTGCCCTTCGCGCAGGATTTTACCGGTATCAAGATCCTTGATAACAATAAAAGTGTCTATTTTAATTGGCAGTTTCATGCTGGTCATAGTCATATTTAGTTTTTTCTATATAACCCTTGTTAACTCTCTTCAGTAAGCGATTGCGTTACTGTATCAAATCTTTGAGGAATTCCCAGCCCAAGTTCTGTTGACACAATGGCATTTTCATCCTGCTCCTGAACCAATACAGCCACAGTGGTGATAGTTAGGTCTATGGATTCTGTAATGTCAACTGAAGTTGGCACAACCTTAACGCTGAACTGATTCTTATCAAGTGTCTTGGTGTGATAAGGTTTGACTTCATCAATGTATTTTCCTACCAATCGATCTTTCTTGTTATAAAAATTCTTAACTTGATTTAGGTTATTTGAACTGGTCTGTGTTACATCTAAATAGGTAGTTTTTGCTACCCAATCGGCTGTTGGAATTTGCACAAGACTTTCTTTGACCAGCGCAAAGAACAGCAGGTTAAAGTAACCCAAGTCAGCACCAACAAAGATTGAATATCGCAGAGCCTTGAGTATGCTTTCAATGATTTCGCTGCCGTCTTCGTCCCAGCGAGTTGAGTCCCAACGAGTTGAATCCCAGGTGTCACCTAGTGAGCCATTCCAAAGAGCATCGTTGAACTGAATAGTTCCATTTTTTCTGTACACTAGAGTTACAATGTTGCCATCTTTGTTGTATGCTTCAATGGTGTCGTTTGCTGAATCAACAATAGCAAAATTAGTAATATCATCGTCGAGATCAACTACTTGACTAAAGTTTGTCAGGCGAGTAATTTCATTGCCAGGGATATAGTCAGTGGCAACATAATCAGCGTATCTCCAAAGGCCGGTAAGGTTTCTCGAATAAGGTCCAAACAGCGGCTTGTATGTTCTTAGGTATTTGTCCCAGTCTTGTTTACTCACAGTATCAATATTCAGCAAAAAGCTGTTGGCCGCTGAAACCAATACTCGGCGAGCTTCTCTGACATTATTGAACCAACTCTGAGGTAGTGGCACAATTTGATTACCATATCTTCTTGCTGGATGTAAACGACTGCTAGGCACTTGGCGTCGTGTATTCAGTACTGCATAATACTCATTAGGATCTAGCTCTAACACACCAGAGATCATGCCAACTGCACCACTCTTAATCAGCCTTCTTGCGTTTCTATCAGTAGAAAGCAAACTAGATGCAGTAAAGTCTTTTGCGGCCTGAAATATTCTATGGTCACGGCCAGGTATTGCTTGCCAAATTTGAGTTATGTTTTCTCGTTGGTCATCAATGCTATTCAGAAGCGGGTAGTCCTTGGTAGTATATTCTCCCGGAGTGGTAAGCTGAACAAAGATACCACTATTAAAGTTAACAACAAAGTCACCTTTGTAGTATTGCTGACCAGGCACAAAAGGTTTAATAGGATAAATTTCTCTATAATTGTCTCTGGCTGTAATGCTGGCTTCTAAGCGTTTGTAGAAATAGTCGTCAATGACATCACCTGAAAATCCTTCTGATATTAGTTTAGCAAAATTAAAGTTTTGTTCTGGGAAAGCATCTTGCTCAAGTCTTAAAATAAGCCTATCGCTTTCTGCAAAGAAATCATTGATGTTTGAAACTAGCAATGCGTTTTCATCAATTGGAGCTATCCAAGCAATGCCATTGGCGTCTGGATCATTGAGCATGGACTGAATGGCATTTGCAGAATAAATTCTATCAGGTGCAGCTGGATTTAAATGACCAACATTGCCATTCCAGAAATAATATTTTGTTTCTACTCTGCCAGTGGTTACATTAAACACTTGTTCTTCACTGTAACGAATTTGTCCAGCTGTGCTACTGCTCTTATCTAATCTTGCATAGGGAAAGTCATTGACAGTGGGTTCGCTGTCAACTTCGGTCCACTCATATACTACAACAGATGTGTTTGCATATTTTTCTCCCCAGTGGGTGGCACGATATTGAATATCATCTGTTTGTTCATACTCAATGTATCTCAGCGATGATAGATCCCACCACAGTTTTCCAACCTGTGAGCGACTCCAACTTTCAACTGCTTCTGGGTCCTTATCACCTAGGTCTGTAACATTATAAACTGCTGGGTCTGCAATTCCCTTGTAGTCAATGTAATTTGCTGCTTCGTCTATGGTTAATCCCTTATAAGGATCAAATACTTCCAGGGTGGTCAATTGTTCTTGAGTTTTACCATTGATAAGCTTGACCGCATTTAGATCGCCACTGGCTACCATTGGTCCACTGTATTCTACAATAATGTCTGGCTGGGTTCCTACATCTGATCCGTCTTCAACATAGGTAACAACTTTCCAACTGCCTTCTGTGTCACCATAATCAATATAGGCTTTCATGCCTGGAATAAAGTTTACCGGCGCTGCTTGCCATTCGGCATCAGAATTAAACTTTACAGATTTAATCTTAAAGGCAACTAGATTGTAAACAATCTCACCTGAAGTTGATTTAGCATCTACTAGTATATTGTAGTCATCAACGATTTCTTTGACAGTTAGTAAAGTATCTAGTGCGCCATCCCCGGCGCCAACCAGAATAAATTTCTCTCCAACAGCCAACAAGTGAGGACTTGCAAATGTAATTTTGCTTTCAATTAAATTAGGGTCTAGTGCATTTGGACAGCATTCTTCTACATATACTCCAGGCATAACCTGTAGCACATTCCAGCCGTAACCATTGTAATCACTGATCCAGATTGATGGCAGTAATTTACCGCTTATGTTTACACTTTGCCATTTATCAGTATCAAATGAACCAAGAGAAGATCCTGTATAGTTTTCTAGGGCTTCGTAGAATATGCCTTGGTTCCATGCATAGTCGCCTTTCTTGTATTCAGCAAACTTGCTAAATGACCGTGTTCCAAAAACTTTTGCAACAGTCAAGGTGCTGTTGTTTTCTTTTGACTCATTTAATGTCAGTAAGTCGCTGAAATTAAATTCATCCAAGGAAACAATGCGTAAATCTGTATCTGTTAGTTCAGCAATACCTGCACTGGGCAACCAGTCATTGGCTTTGCTATACTCCACAGTGATTTCACTGCGAGGTATCATTCTAAATTTTGGATCGTCGGGTTTTGTTACCCAGCGAGGATCATTGTTACCAATTAGGTCAATGATATTGTCGCTTCTTAGATCGCTGGACCCGCTGTCTGGGTTAAATCGTATGATTTGTCTGCGACCAGTGAAGTCTTCTTTTCGTAGCTCAATTTCCCAAAGCTTTTTTGGCCCAGTTTTTCCAAATTGGCCAACATCAAACATCCATTGTTCATTGACTTGAATTTCCTGAACTTTTCCAGGAATATCAAAATTGGTATTTCTAAACAAGGCATCAATGGTTAGGTTAGTACCCGCAGCAGTTTGTACACCCTGCTGATATAAGAATAAGTTAGTGTCATCTTGAATAATGTCACCAACAACGCTATCTTTGGCTGGTACTACATTTGATCTTGAAATTGAATTTTTAAAAAATTCAAACGCACTGGTTTCAGGTTGTCGACTTTTTACAATGTCAGTGGCCAGTGCCTCAAAGCTAGGTAAAATACCTGTTTCAGTTGGAATTGCGCCATTGACCGCTGGGCGACCTGTCCAGGCATGTGTTCGTCTGGCTGAAATTTTTACACTATTAACTCTGTTGCCAGTCACTGAATCAACAATGGTATCATTAAATTTGGTTTTTCTATTGATGAAAACTACATGTTGGAAATCACGCAGCGAAAGATCAGCAAAAACTATTTGCTCATCGTTCAATGGCTGTACGCTGTCTGTGTTATTCTCAATGTTTCTTGTTACCAATACTTCGGTTGCCAACGCTGGTCTACCTGAACTAAAAAGAATCTTACCAGTTGAGCCTAAGCCCTTGGATAAATCATCAAGATTTCCGCGTTCGTGTCTAAATCTAATTCCAGACCTAGTCGCAACTCCAATGATACAATAATGACCACTACCCCAGCCTTCTTCAATCCACTGGAATGCATCAATGGCGGCTTGTTTCCAGGTTATATTGACTCCGCGGGCATCAACTTCGTCTAAGACAAGACCACGGTTTTGTTGATATTCGCCAAGACCAATTAAAAATGTTAACACTTCTTGCTTATTGGCCAGAAGATATCCATAGTCTATATCCACTGGAGTAGTATCCCACTCTTGATACTCTTTAAATGTGCCGTATGCAGTATCTAAATTTCGTGTAGGACTGGTTTTTGTTGGTTTAAATATTGTAAAATGTCTTTGCCCAGGATCAAACCCAAATACACGAAATCCGTCAATGTCTTTTTGTAAACGAACTGCGCTATAGCGAAGTTGAGAAACTGATACACCCTCGCTAAGAGTCATTACCGTATCTTCTACTGGAACATAATTGTTTAATCCGCTTCTTGAAAAAGGCAATTTTATATTGATATTACCATCACTGAAACCACCTAGCCCAAAGCCAATTCTCACTGAAATTGAAATTAAGTCAGTCAAAGGTGTTTCACCAAGATGATTTAGATCTCGATTTCCTTCAAACAATACTGCACCTAGGCCCAGTGTTGGCCTATCTTGGAAAAACTGCGTTGGTGCTATTGAATCTACGCCTTTGGGTGCTATGCTGTAATTTTTAACATGCTTTTGTTTGGCATAAGGATCTATGTTACTGTCAAAGAATTCACTGACCACATTGTAGTTGCTTAGTCCGTGCATTACATTTGACCATGCACCAGATGGGCTACTTACCCACAAGAATTCATAAGGACCTAGAGAACCAATTTCCCATGGTTCTCTGGCTGCATCTGCGCTGGGTGCAGAGACTATTCCTCCGCTGACTGGATCTAACAAGTTTCCAGCGGAGTCTACAGGAAAGATGCTTACCAATCTTCTAAGATTAGGTTCAATGGTAAGCTCTTCTCCGGGATTGCTGATTATTCCGTTACGCAATGCCCGTTCAAGTGCTGTGCGTTTAGTAGCATCTGTCCAAGAGTAATGTAAATCCCACCACTGTGGCTTGATGCTGTAACCTAGTGATTCCCAGGGCGCCGAGTGAATGTTGTAAGTGCCAAACTTATCAATGTAAATTGCTCTCCAACTCTTACCATTGTAATTCCAAGTCCATGGATCTGTGAGCACAAAATCACTGCGATCTCTATAATCAAGACTGTTTACTTGATACCACTCAAGCTGACTTCTAATTTGTAATCTAGTCAGAGGATTACGGCTGTAGTTGTTGACCAGTAACTGTCTTTCTCTGTCTCCAGATACAACTGTGATACCATTGTAGATTCTCTTTTCAAGCTCTAGTATCAGCTTGTTCAGTATGTAATCTTCAGGTGCGCTGCTATCTGGCGGTTGATATGCCGTAATCTTTGTTCCGTCATGTCGTTGAATGTACTTGCGGCTGTTAGAGCCCCAGGTTTCTTCAATAAACTTTGGCTCATAGACTGCAGACAACCCAAGTTTAGCCGGGCTGGCTGGTATTCCTGTGTACAAATCAGCTTCGTTGGCATGATATATTACTAACTGGTCTCCGGCCACTGCAGGAGTGTTTAACACTATCAAATTGTTAATTTTATCAAGAGAATAATCATTGATATATGTTAGCAATTGGCCATTTTGATACACATAAACATGATCAGCACTATAGTAGTCGGTGCTTAATGTACCGGGTAATTCAAACTCAGACTCTGTTGTAGTTACATCAACAGTACTAACATTCATACCTGAAGTGACCATTGCTACGCCTGTAATTGCATCCACAGAACTCTGAGTTGTGCCAACCAGCATTTCTTCTAAGATTCTATTAACAGTATTTTCTAAAGGCGCTGCTTCTAGATTGGTCATATTATGCAATTCTTCAAGCTTGTTTAAGAATTTTCTATGCCACTTCCAAACTGCCAATGATCTAGAAATTACCAGTTCTTCAATGCTTGGATTTAACTTAATTGTTGCCCAGGCTGCTCGCATAGAACTATGTTCAGCCATTTGTATACCATTTAAGGATTTAACAGCCAAACAGTCAATCCAAGATTGGTCTTTTCTCTTTGTGGCAGAAATTTCTGCCTGTACTCTTTCAATGATTTTTGCAACGCTGAATTCATTGAGTATGGTGTATTGATCTGGATTTAGATCCATGCCGGGCACGGCGGTGATAACATCGTCGTCAACGATGTTGCCTTGATGTACAATTTCTAAAGCGCCTTGACCATTTACTAATAAACTAACCGCAGTTACTGAATTGCCACTGACAGTACTTTCAAAAGAATAATCAATGTCAAGACCATTGAGCTTGACTTTAGGATTTCTTGGATCCTGCGTTGAATCAATAACTCTGGCCACAAGAACTGTTGAATCCCAACTGATTGTCAGTAAGTCGCTGGCTTCGGTAGAAACTAAAAATGTTATTGCATCATCAACTACATTAACCGTGCTCTCTGTGACTCCATCATTGACAGTCACTGATGTAACATCAGAATCAATCAAGAACAGTTTAAATGTTGCAGGCTGTCCTCGTGCTACCACTGCACGATTGTCAACCACTGGCTGATAATTGTCCAAATGCACAAAGGTAGCAAGACCTTGATTTACAGTTATTCCCCAATGATAATTTGCCCACATAGACAAATCCAATGGGATACTTGTTTCTCCGTCAATGGATATCTTGCGAACTGCTGCACTTTTTAGCCTAAACCATGCTTGTTTCCAACCGTTGCTAAGTTCAAAGTCCTTGTTGCCGCCGGCCCATCGTCTAAAAGAATATGGGCCCGGATAGGTTTTTCTTACATTGGTTTTAAAGTAACTTGCCAAATTTTGCTGAGTAGTCTTGTACAAAATATTGTACATAGGATTCTTGGCAATATTTTCATTACTCAATTCGCTAAAATTACTTGGTGAAAATTTTAACTTATAACCACTTTCTGAATCATAGGTGTCACCTTCAACTAATTCAACCAGTGTGCTGTTAACAATATTAGGTAGTATACCAATGTTTTCTAATTCGCTGAGCTTGAGTCCGTCTCGACCGTACAGCTCAAATAATGGCTGTTGAGTTTTATTTTTTCGATAATTTGCCAGTACTGCTTGTCCGTCTTTCCAATAGTATTCAACAAAAGATAAACCAACAACACCAGAGCTGTTTTGAACCACAACAACATCGCCGTTGGTTGCTGTTTCAACAAAAAATTCACTTATTACACCATTTGAAGATCTAAAATTAATAATTTTATTTAGATAAGGACCATCAACGAGCCATAGCACTCGCGGAGCAGCATTTAACTTATATTCTTCTGTTCTAGATGTGGCCATTCGCAATTCAATGTTAGCGTCGCGAATTGATTTGTTAATGTAATGACCAGGGTCGCTGTTAACTTTTTCAACGCTGTTTACCCATGGACGATAAGCAGTTCCCTGGGTCCACATTTCTAGTGTATTATCAAACTCAATAATTGGTCGTAGAGCGCGAGCCGATGACAATGCAATGTCTTCAAAGGATAACCCTAGGTAATCGGCAAGTGTTTGAATTGTGTCTCGGTGATACCACACATTTACTCGACTGTGTGCATTACGATTTTCAGCACCTACCTTTTGTAAAATGTAGTGCTTGTCGTTGATGCCCTGGATGTCTCCATCCCATTCAATTCTATCCCAAGGAATGGTTGTTTGATCCCACTTGCTTTGAACTACTTTACTGTATACTGTAGCAGTGACCAAATGAGTGGTTCCAAGCAAGCGGATGCCTTGTTCAGTTCCTACTCCTTCAACTTGCCAAATTCTCGGAGACTTGTATTCGTCCTTGGTAAGGTAATAATCGTCTAGAGCAATGTAAACTATATCCCCAGCAGCCGGTGGTGTAATCCAGTAAACTTCATTGCCTAGAATACGATAGTCAACATTTTCAACTTTTAATTCACCATTGATACTAACACCAACATAATCTTTGTTGTATCCTGTTAACTCAAACCCAATGGCATCAACGCTAGCACCTGTTGACACATACTGCTTGTATTCGTCGGCAGCAATGCTGGTCTGATAAGGATGCTGTTGAAAAATTAAACGCATGCCATTCTTTAGCTCTAGGCTACGCCCGTTTCTTTGCACTGGTAGTGTGTAGTAACGACTACCAATAATATCTCTTTTTATGTCGTAGTATTCAGGCTGAGAGCCACCAGTGACATTGATTGCAGGCATGCCTTCTTCCAGCCAGAAGTAGTCATACCAATTAATAAACTTGTCTGGATCAATTGGCAAGTCGCAAATTGCAATCGGAACTGGATTTTCCTGCGTTCTGTCATTGAAGCCCCATTTGACTGCAATGTCATCTGCTGTTACTGTTTCTACACCAGTTTCTGTAAACAGGACTAGTCCAGATTCTAGTTGGCGACGAGCCGTTGGATGTGGCAAGTTAACATTGTCAATGGTTTCGTTTGTTTTTCTTCCAATGGTAAAATTCAATGTTTCAAGGCTTGCTGGCTGAAACATATTTTCCACAAAAGCATCCAGAATCTTTTTATTGCCTTCAGTTTTAAAAACACCTGGCAATAAGTCGTAGACCTTAGGCAAAGTAGACTCAACCAGTGTTTGTCCTGGTGCTGTCTTAATCAATGGTTTTTCTGGATTTACTTTCTTAGGATTTTTGGCCATCTTCTAATACCTTAAATTGTTATCGTGGCGGCGCTGGTAATAATTTCAACATCGCTTACTGATGCACTACTGATAAAAATTTCATCATCGTCACAGCGAATCTGAAACATGTCGTTTGGAGTTAAGCCGGTCTGTCTAGGAATTAATGCAATACTGCTGATAATTCCGCCCAGTTTAGCATGTACCCAAGAAGCCATGTCTGTGAAATAAAATGTTTCCCCAAACTCCCAATTGTCAATGGAGAAATACTCATCTATGGCCTGGATTACTCTAGATCTAATTTCTGCGTCACTTATCTTGGTTCCGTCGCTTTTTGTAACTCGAATTTTAACTTGGTTACGCAAGTCACTACCAACACCAAAGATGATCTTAAAGTTAACAGGATGGAACACAATGGAATCACTGATGCTTTTTGCAGGAATCACAGATGCCATTTGTTTCGACAAGGTAAATGAATCCGGAGGCAAAGGTCTTAGGCCTCTGCGACTTCCGCCGGCAATCCATCCTCTAAATTCTGCATTGAATTGAGATGTCAACACATACATGTCAATGATATTAGTTGTGGTTGGATTAATTCGTATGTCTCTTAGAGGAACATGATTGTATTGTATTTTCAATCCGGTTCTTCCTGGATATGGACCCAACTCTCCGGTGGTTCCAACTGCTGGCAATAGAGTATACTGTCCCGGTGCGTCAACAAGTTCAACACGATTCAAGGTTACGGTATTTCCACTAATCAGATTAGAAATTAATTCCGGATCATTTGGAATCAGTGTTTCTGCCAAGCCCGGAAGCCATACCAGTACTCGTTTGAAGTCATAGCGACTGTCATTTAACTTGTAATAGTCAACAATATCCAGCGTTAGTTCTTCATTGATGCCACTGTTCACTGTTAAAATTTTAAGTGTATCAGAAATACTACGACGAGTTCTTCGATCGAGACCTTTGCCAAATTTGGTATTGTAAAACGCCAACTGTCGCTCGCTGCCAAATGTTGTTTGATCTTTTCTTAGGTAAGAACTCCATGTTTCAGTAAGGGTGCTGTAAGTGAATCTCACTAACCAGCTTGAGTCTAAATTCTGATTGGTGTTGTTTCCTGCATTGGTCAGACTAAAACTGCTGGTCAAGTCAATGTTGTCCGCACGAATAATGCGCCAACGATCAAATATCTGATCGTATCTAAGAGCAAAATCTCTCAGAGCTGCAATTTCTTTGGCGATATCAACTCTTTCCGCTGCGGCAAACACAGTTCTAAGTGCAGGGAACCATGACAAAACACGCACCGGATCTGAGCTTTGAATTATTTTGTTTAAAAACACAGCGCCTTGACCGTTTGCACGAAGTCCAGTGTTGACACCTAAGTTGTCTGTTAAGCCAAATCCTTCTCGATAAACATCACTAATTTTAGCCCAAACACCGTCAACGGTTTTAATCAATGTATTTTTGCGTAGATTTCTAAACTGGATATCAGGGTTACCTTTGCCAATTCTCAATGGTAAACCTTGACCATCATCTAATACAAAGTAACCGTGGCTGATAGAATTTGATGTGTCAACTGTTTTCCAATACACCGTTTCGGAAGATATAATTGGTTGATAGTTCTTGTAATAAAACTGATGAAGTGATCGATCAAGTAATTGATTTTCAATTACATTGGTTACCTCATCTTGACTCAGCCCAATATCAATTGCTGATTGCTCTACGACTTCGTCGGTGTAGATAAATCCGTCGTCAGCAAGAGATATTGCTGGTCTGTAAGTGCCAGTAGGATCTTGAAAATCACTGAACAAACTTTGTCCTGCATGAATTCTATTAATAGACTTAACCTTGGCAATGCCCCCAATCTTACCTTCAGGATATGTATTGTAATCGCTGCCGGTGATCATTCTTTCTTGACTTGCTGCGGTGCGACTTGCTTTGTTTTTGATTTCTTCAATAGTTTCACCTGGAGAGTTTGAAACTATATCAGTCAATTGTAATGTTACTGTTAAGGTCTGCTTAACGCCCAGCGAGTCTAGATAATCAATATAAATTTCTGTGTTATTCACATTGATTGGCACAAATGACACAGACTCACTTGCACTTTGCCTATACCAAACACGAATATTACCAGTGGGTATATCTGAGAATACACCATCTCCAAATTTTATTGACACGGTGTCGTTTTCTCTTGTAATAACTTCAAAAAGTTTTCTAGTGTCTTTGTTAACATTGTTAAAAACAATGTTGTTACCCATGATGTTGGACACCTGTGTCCAGTTTTCTAAAATACGGCCGGTATTGTCAATGCTCTGCACCCAGACATCTGTATTGTTAATGCTGTCAGCTTCGATGTCAATTACACGATTTTCAATGCTTTCTGTAAGTACATAGTCGTCAAATCTTAGCCTTCCTTGCTTGAACATGAAAAACCAGCCGTTGCTTTGTGCCGAAAAGCCTGATCCATCATTGTTAAACAACAACGACAGATATCCGTAAGGATTAGGTACACTTTCAACTGCTAGCTGTGTTTCAATGTCAATGTTAACCGGTACCAGCTCACAAGAATAGGAATTATTGTTTTTTCCTGTTAGGCCAATGGTTTCAACCATGGTTCTTGTTTCGAGCTGATCAATCTGGTACAGTTGTCTTGTTACGCCGTTGTCAACAATGCGACTGATTGGTCGCCCAATGGGGTTCAGCTTATTCAATGCTTGATTCATGATCAATGAAAACTGTTCGTTGAAATCAGAGTTTAACGGATCGCCCCATACTATGGCTTGGCCGGCCAAGTTTGTGCCTCTGCTGTCTACAATATTTTGGGTAGTGCTAATAGAAGCAACTTTTAAAAATCCGCCAGCTGCAATATTTCTAGAAGGTTTGTAGCCAAGCTGACGAGCAATACTCAACACATTGCCGCGCACTTCAGCAGTTTCTAAGAAAGTTTCTCTTAGATTTAAATCACTGCGGAAAGCAATGTTTTGCCCCATGTAGGCCATAAGGTCAATCAGCGCAACATATTCGCTTGAGTTAATAAAATCGTTGAAATCTTCGGGGTAGTTTACCTGTACATAATTTAATAATGCTGTTCGCAGGCTATCAAAATCATAGGCTTTGAAGTTTGCATTAGTCAAATAGCGATAGGTATTAACCCAATTTTCTGCGGCGTTTAGTTGCCCAAGTCGTCTAGACTGTGTCATTCTGTTTCTGTTCCTTTATCGTAAACCAAAGGTAGTTGTACTTTTTCATCAGCGGGCAAATACAAAACTTCAACCTTGACATTTAACGCATTTGGTTCTTCATCGATATCAACCGTTAGCAGTTGCCACCTTGGATCGTTTTTAATAATACTAACAACATCATCATTGATTTTTTTCTTAGTTTCTTCATCTAGTGGATCAAACAACAATTCCCAAATTATACTACCAAATGTAGGCATCATTACACGCTCGCCTTTGCGTGTACCAAAGTGGTTTAAGAGGTCTTGCTTGGCAAGATCTAAGTCGTAGCGAACTGGCGATAGAAAGCTGGTTCCTATCGAACTATATCCGCGAAATGAAGAAATCATTGGCATACACCTATTTAGCAGGTTGTATTATGCTGGGTTTTATTAAGCAGTACGAGTTGGCGCACCTGGCGGATAATTTCCACCAATATGTGGTTCACCGTACTTGTCTTTGAGCTGTGTTAAAGTCAAGCTTGACCCTTGCGGCACTTGCCCAGTGTTTAAGTATGTGCTTCGTTCATATTGCGCTCTATGGGTTGGAGTTGGTTGTCCATAGGTTGTGTTAACCCTGGTTCCTGTTTGTCCACCGTTACCAAATTGGCCGCGCCAACTATTGTTTTCTGGTAATGGAACACGACCCGAAGATATGTCCCTGTTACCAGCAGCCTGTCCTTCATTCATTAAGCGTTCGGGTGATTTGACCACAGTACTGGCATTTGGCTTACCAGTCATTGCATAATTTGCATCGCTGTTTCTAGCATTACTGCTGTTGTTATAAGGTGAATTAGCCCAGATTTTTGCAATATCTTCATTGGAAGCTTTACCGTCTGGATTTTTAGCTGCTGCATCACATAGATCAGCAGCCATCCTATCGGCGGCTGCAGGATTACTATAAGAAGCCATGATTAATGCATCAATTTGACTCTGGGTCAAGCATACATTTTTACCGGCTTTGGCTCGTTCTAGTGCTCTCATGACTCGAGGAGTATTTTCTCTGTCAACAATTTGTCGACTGGCCAGTCTGGCTTCGGCTTCGCTGGGTCCAGCAGCCAACGCTTGCTTTAGATTTTCATCAATTTTCCCGCCACCACCAGGGCCAAAAATGTCCAAGCGACAACCATAACCAATGCTGTATCCTTGGAAGTCGCTGTACATAATACCTCGATAAGCTTCACGGCTTTTTAAGATTGCAAATCCTTCATCGCTGAGTTTAGATTGGGTAGGCTCTGGAACGCAATCCACAGCATTGGTAGCTTCGGGCGGCGGCGTGTTGTCTTCATAGCTTGACGCAGCCGGCGTGATAGTATTTGCCGGCACTCCTGGGCTACCAGGTGGGACTGTAGGCTGTTCACCTTGTCGATAGCTGTGGCCACCATAGGGTTCGCGTTCTGGTACACGACCGGCAACACTCTTGCCAACTTCGCTGTTGCTGGTCAAAGAGTTAGTGGCTGGTATTTCAGCTCTTTCAGCTGGCGGACCATTGAGGTCAATACGCTGTGCTGTCAGCTTCATTTGGCTGTCAGCTAGAATATTCATGTTCTGCCCGGCTGTTAATTTCATTCCGGTAGTTCCAGTGGCATTGAATATTTCACAGGCTTCGAGATTCCAATTTTGACCTGCTACAGCATTGACATTTTGACCTGCGTCAATGTTGAAATTGTTTGGTGTTCTAAAATTAATGTTACCTTCGGCATTAACTGAGAAATCGCCCTTGGCGTAAAAATCAATATTGCCAGCCGCATCAAGTTGGAACCACGCGGTTCCGGCGGCATTGATAGCATAGATATAGCCGCCACCATTGTCTAAAATAAGAGTGTTGCCTGATGCTGTTTGTAATCTGATTTGTCCACCTGGCCCACCATTGGGGCCATCGTCGAGTACGATACGATGTTGACCAGGCGACAATATTCCATAAGCATTACCAGGCCCTTCGCTGGTATTACGAAACGGGCCTGCATTGCTGTGACCACGAGAAAGATCTTTGTCTAGACCTTGCCTGATAAGGTTATCGCCTTGCGGATGCTTTGGTCTATTTTCAACTTGGGCATCGGTTGAATTATTACGATTGCGCTCACCCACTGGTAACACTTCACCTTGATGTGTTTGTCCGGAGGCCACAGCTGGTATGGCATGTGTGTGTCCATCAGATGGTAAACAACACCACCAAACTCCCATGTGAATATCGCCATTGATAAAGGCACATACTACCTGCACATTTAGGTCTGGGGGAACTCCCCAAAAGCCATAACTTTGTTTGGTTTGTCCATATTTGGTTGCATCTTTAGCAGGCGCTTCGTCTTTGCCAGGATCTGCTGCTCCTGCCAATGGTGGACAATAACGAACAATAAGCCAGCTTGATTCATCTGACTCATCGGCGCTGCTCATCTGAGGGATCCACACCCACAGCTTACCTAAGCCAGTTGGGTCAACATTGCGTTTTACCTTGCCAATAAAAATTCCATTGGTCTTAAAGGTGCCGCTTGCAGCCGGGTTATGGTGGCTTAATCGTTCACCATTTGAGGTAGCTCTCATCTATTATGCTCCTCCTCTGGTGCCTCGATTGCCACCAGTTGTAGGGCCTGTTGCTGATGCTTGGCCGCCGCCAGATGGCTGAGGATTGAATGTAGAGCTTGTAGTAGCTCGTCGACCCCAAGGATTAGATAATTGATCTCTATAGCAATCTAAAGTAGATGTAAATTTTCCCTTAAAGAATTTATTGATAACTTTTTTGCAGGAATAAATCCCTGTAATTGTATCGGCTTGTCTCAAATTCATTAAGTCGTCACTGGTGAAATCAGCTGCCGGAATAGTAGCTTGAAAATAGATAAAAGGTAGCCAGTTATGAGATGCTGTTTTTTTGCGTGTTTCGGCCATTTGCTCTTCTGTTAGATTCTTTGCAACATATTCCCAAACATCTTCTTCATATGGCGGCTTACCTGGTGTACCAGGTATCTGAAACAAAAAATAAGGATCGCCAACTACCTCTAAGTTGATCGTTAGCATATCAGCCGAACCCTGTCCTTGCGAATTATTAATTTGTCTGTAAACGCTGTACTCTTGTGCATTCTGTGGTGACAAGGCTCCTTGTCTTGCATCCTGCTGAACTGTTGTATTAATGATTGCAGTCTGCGGCATGTGCGGATACCAATTTGGTTTTGGATTTACATCCAAGTCTTGGCCGGGCCTGTAGGGCACATCTTCAGCATAAGAAGCTTCACCAGAGCCAGTAACATTAATCATCCGAGCTTCATTGCATCTGACCGCTGTGTTTGGTCGTTGGCCACGCTGAGCTGGTTGTTGATTGCTGGCGCCTTGTGCAATGGGTTCTCCTTTTTCATTGACAAACAACGGTCTTACTAGACGCCAGAGATTATCAAGTTTGATGTCACAGTTGATAACTTCAGTGTTTTCACCTGTGTAAATCCACTTGTAGGCTTTACGCAAAAGTCCCAGTTTTAAATATTCGTTGACTCGTTTATCTCTATTGGCTTGACTCCAGGCATCTTCGTATTCCCTAGCACCAATGACATTTTTAGCATCCATTTTGGTTGTTAAAAAATACACTACTTCTTTGGCACTGGTTCCAATTTTATTATCAAACATAATTGCACCATTTTGCTCGCGTGCCTTTGCTCCACAAATAATGCTAAAGCTGCGAGGCAAGATATGAATAGTGTCTGGCTTGGTGTCTGTGGTATTGTATTCTTTCTTTTCTGGTATTCTATGTAGATATGAAAGAATTTCTCTGCTTTGTGGCAAAGAATTTAAAATAAAATTTTGAATCGTAGTACCAGCGGGCATTTGTATAGAACCACGGAACCAGCCCCAACTTTGAACCATGCGGCCTAGGAAACTAAAATCAGCCATAGCTAGTCCTGCTATATCGCGATGCGGTATAATTTTATACACATGCGGGAAGCAGCGTTGGCCGGACTTAACCTTCTCTTCTTCGCGCTTGTTCAGTGCCTTAGCAAGGTCGTCGCAGAACTGTTGAACAGTTGCTGGGGTGCCTTCCATGGACATACCTTGCTCAATGTGCAAGTGGTCAGATTGCTGAGCAGCACCGGTTGCTGGATATAATTCAAAATCGTAGGTGCTGCCTTTATAGTCTAACTTCATCTTTAGAGTCATTAGTCGCACATACCAACGAAACACTAATTCTTCGCCGTCCCATCCTTTACAAACTTCAGGGATATCGCTGTCGGTGTTATATCCGTTGAAGCTCACCTCCAATAGGTATACTGCATCTGAAGTATTAGGATAGCCTAGATTCAACGCACAAATGGCCACAGATTCTATAAAACGACCACCAACCGGTTCAACTAGTTTACCAGCAAACTTATGATATTGTTGCATGGCATAGGTGCCAGTAGCAGACCCAGTGCCAACAGTTTCAATAGTCATTTCTTCTAGATAGATAGTACCACTGCCACCGGTTTCCCACATTATCATGCCTTTTTTATAATCATATGATCGTTGTGTTCTTTCCTGTGTTGCTTCAATTCTAGGCATCATTGTTAACCTAGTATTGTAAGTTACATTGCGATAATTCTGTAAGGGATTATAATGAATGTCAGGGATGCCGATATCATCCAAGTGATCTGGTTTTTGCATTAGCGAACTCCCTGTATGTCTTTAGGAGCAAGTACTCGCAGTATCATTCCTGTTTTTAAGTCTCTCACTGGATCTTTTAACTGGTTTCTGTTTAGTAATAAAATTACCCACCAAAATGCACTAGATCCATAAAGGTCGTAGCTTAACAGATCCAGCCTATATTGAAACTTAGGCGCCACAGTTACAAACTCTGGAATCTTGCCTTGCAATAAACTTTGTGCTGTTGGCAAATTTGCAATATCAAGATAAAAGTCTTTGATATTGGTATTTGCATATTGATTTAAACCAGTAGTTGCCATTTTTAAATATATCCTTCACCCAGTAGCGAACCTGATTTAAATTTATCTAGCTCAAAATTCTTAACAACTTCAATAGGATTCATTTGCACTATCAAGGTAACAGACATATCAAACAGCACTGGCACGGCCTGTGCGTCATTGGCACTGGCTGCGGCAGCTTGAGAGTTTCCACTCTGATTGCCACCTGATTGAGTAGGACCGCCAGCAGTAACATAATCAACATCGTTGGGGAAATCGTATTGAAAACTTTTTACCACCACTGGCACTTTGTTGTATAAACCATAGGCCGTAAATCTTCCAATTGGAGGCGGAGTTCCTCGTTTGGAATCATTTCTACCATAGTACATCATGGTAGCAGTTCTTAAAGTATGAATAGCTTCCAGCGTAGCCTGTGCTTCTGTGCTATCTCTGCTAAACCAAGGTCCGCTAATAACTATCTCAGGTGTGGCACGATTACCAAATGCGCTGGGCTGGTAGTTGGTGTGCTGTAGTTCCCAGGTCTGATAGTTTACTTGGATGCCCTGGGTAATTTTGGGCGTTGCAGGCCATGTGATAGTTTTGCCCAAGGCCGCAAAAGATAGTTCTACTTTATTTCCTAAAATTGCCATGTTATGCTAGCCTTGCATCAAATATGCGTTTGAGTTGTTGAACAGCAGATCCGCTTTGTGGGTAAAGGTCTGCTAAGATTGCTAAACGCTCTTCTTCATTAGCATCTTTATACATCTGTCTAATTTCGCTGGCGCTGTTGACCTGTTTGCCGAGAACTTTAAATTTTACATCTTTCACTGGAATCACATATCCATGTCCAGCTCTAGTACCGTCTGCATTCTTGCCGCTGTTAAGAGGCATCAGGCCCTTTTCTTTGTAAGGTTGAAGATATGATGCTGTACCATCCTTGAGCGGCTTGAATGTAAACCTTGGGTCTTCAGCCATGTCTTTGCTGCCAACTCCAAAGACCAAAATATCTTTGTCAGGGTCAAGTCCAAGCTTGGCAATCAGATTCACTGGCGAATACGGTGATATTTCTTGTACAATATGTGATTCTGGAATGCCTGCGGCCACCATCATTGACATCTTTTCAGCAAAATCAAAAGGACTCTTTTCCGGCTCAACCTTGGCACTGGTAACGATGTAAGTATTGTCAGCACCAAATTTTGCGGCTAGCTCGCGGTAAACTTCAGTGTGTCCAATGTGAAAGGGGTGAAAGCGTCCAGCGTACACCGCTACTATTCTAGGTCTAAGGTCTGATATCTTCATATGACTATTTACCGGTTGAGTTATCTACATACTTTACCACCAAAACCATTGACAACAGTCAGTGCAAATGCTACAATTAACGCAAGGAGACTATTGTGTTAGAAGAAGAAAAAACAAAAACCATATATCTAAAAAACAAAGATATTCTTGCTGAAATCCATAAAAGTAAAATGAGATATTGCTGGTCCGCAGGACCCGAGTATCATCAATATGATTACATTGTCTCAGACCTTAAAAGCTTTCATAACCGTAAAACCAAGGCTTGCCCTGAGGGTGCTGTTAATTTAGCCAAGGCTGCAAGAGCCGCAAGACTCAGTAGCGAAGCACACAAGGCAGCATTGGCACAATGGGAAGCTGCTGGCGGAAAAGCCAGCACAAAACCCAAGGCCGACGAGTTTGTTGTTAATCCTAAAAAAATACCCACATCTGATTTGGTTATCAGGCTTATGACCTTTGAACACATTCCACTGGAACCTGGTCGTAAGAACAATCCAAAAAGTCTTGCTGATCATAGATCCAAAGTTAATTTTCCTCCTTTTAAACATTTTGTGCTCAATGACGATGGCACTTGGAGAGAAGTACTGCGGAGCCACTGGAAAGGCGATTTAAAGACTGGACACTTTTCAACAGATCATGCACAAATCACCAACAGGCTTGGTGCTATGTTTCTCAAGCTCTGCGAACGCTATAGTTTTAGAGCCAACTGGCGAGGCTATAGCTATGTTGACGAAATGCGTGGCCAGGCGTTGATCCAACTAACACAAATTGCACTTCAGTTTGACGAAGGTAAGAGTCAAAATCCATTTGCTTATTATACTGCGGCGGTGACCAACAGCTTTACTCGTGTATTAAATATTGAAAAGCGTCAGCGAGACATTCGTGACGACCTACTGCAAGATTCAGGCCAGATGCCAAGTTGGACACGACAAATGGAGAGCTCTCAAGCACATCATGCAGAGATTGAAAGAATCAATGCTCTCAAAGATGCAGAAATGATTGCCAAGACCGTTGAGTCAATGGACATTGACCCAGACGCAGACATTGAATTAACCAAGATTGAAATAGACGACAAGGAACCTAGCCTATGACCAATCCTTTTACTGACCAAGAGCGTTTTATGCAAGCCTGTGATCAAAGCACAGGCTTCTACAACAAGCAACAATTCAAACTTTATTCGGTTCTCATTGAGGAAGAAGTCAATGAGTTATTTGCCGCAGTTCGAGATGAAGATAAAGTTGAACAACTAGATGCACTGGTTGACATATTGGTTGTAACCATTGGTGCATTGCACAGTCTGGGTGCCGATGGTGAAGGTGCCTGGAATGAAGTTATGCGTACTAACTTTGCTAAGATTGATCCAAACACTGGCAAGGTTCGTAAAAGAGAAGACGGTAAAGTCCTTAAACCCGAGGGTTGGGAGCCTCCCAAATTGGAGGCATTTTTAAAGGGGTAACTCATGCACACAGATAGTCTCAAGAGTCACATTGGGCATCTTGAAGAATCACATCAACACCTAGATCGAAAACTCATACAGATGGAAAAGCAACATCAGTATGATTCGGTTGAGGCTCGCCAAATTCGTAAAAAGAAACTAAAGATTAAAGATGAACTATTAAGATGTAGACAACGCCTTGAAGAAATGTTAAACTAACCCAATGACTCAAGCCTTTAAGAAAGCAGTATGCTTCACAGATATTCATTTTGGTCTGCGAAACAACAGTCGCAGCCATAACGACGACTGTGAAAATTTTATCAAATGGATGACCGCTGAGGCTCGTCGCGAAGGAGCAGAAACCTGCTTCTTTCTTGGCGACTGGCACAACAATCGTTCAGCGGTCAATGTCAGTACCCTAAACTACACTTCATCAAACATCAAGTACCTTTCTGAAAACTTTGAAAAGGTATACTTGATCATGGGCAATCACGATCTTGCTTATAGAGAAAAGCGAGAGATTAACTCATTGCCTTTTGCCAAACACCTTGACAATGTTGAGCTGGTTGATGAAATTACCACCATTGGTGATATCACCATTGTGCCTTGGCTTGTAGGTGATGAGTGGGAAAAGATGAAGCGACTTAAGAGTCGTTATGTGTTTGGACACTTTGAGCTACCGCATTTTAAAATGAATGCCATGGTAGACATGCCCGACCACGGCGGCCTAAATGCCACACACTTTCCTAATCAGGAATTAGTGTTTAGCGGTCACTTTCATAAACGACAGCAAAAAGGCAATGTCATATACATGGGCAATTGCTTCCCACATAACTATGCTGATGCTTGGGACGATGAGCGCGGTTGCATGTTTTTAGAGTGGGGCGGCCAACCAGATTTTCGTAATTGGCCTGGTGCTCCTAAGTTTAGAACGCTGACTTTAACAGAAGCCATTGACAAACACGAAAGCCTCTTTGATACACAAACATTTGCTCGCATTACAATTGATGTTGATATCAGCTTTGAAGAAGCTACCTATATCAAAGAGCAGTGGATTAGTACCTATGGCATGCGCGAGCTGAGTCTTATTCCAACCAAAAAAGAAGAACACAGTACCGAATGGACTGGCGGCGAATTGCAGTTTGAAAGCGTAGATGCTATTGTGCTTAATCAGATTCAAGCCATTGATTCAGATGTGGTTGATCGACAAGTGTTGACTCAGATTTACCAAGGACTTACCCGTTGATTATTTTTAAAAATCTCACAATTAAAAACTTTATGAGTGTGGGCAATGTAACACAGGCCCTACGCATGAATCAGCAAGGTCTCACCTTGGTACTAGGCAATAACCTTGACCTTGGTGGTGATGGTGCTCGCAATGGTGTAGGCAAAACCACAATTGTCAACGCCCTAAGTTATGCTATCTTTGGATCGGCACTTACAAACATTCGCAAAGAAAACTTAATTAACAAGACCAATGGTAAAAACATGCTGGTCACTGTTGAGTTTGAAAAGAACGGCAACAAGTACATCATTGAGCGTGGTCGCAAGCCCAATCTACTGCGTTTTATTGTCGACGACCACGAAGTCAATGAAGCAGGCACCGATGAGGGTGCAGGCGAAAACCGTGTAACACAAGAAGCCATTGATCGTGTTGTGGGCATGAGTGCTGAAATGTTCAAGCACTTGGTTGCTCTTAATACCTATACTCAGCCCTTTTTGAGTTTGCGAGCTAATGAGCAAAGAGATATCATTGAAGAACTCCTGGGCATCACCTTGCTCAGTGAAAAAGCAGAAATCCTAAGAGAACAGATTAAGTCTAGCAAGGAATCTATTAGAGACGAAGAAGCAAAAATCAAAGCCTTGCAAGAAAGCAACAGTCGAATTCAAACGACCATTGATGATCTTGAGCGCAGAAGTCGTACTTGGGCCTCTAAGAAAGTTGCTGACATGACTGAACTCAACGGCGTCATTGAGGAACTTGAGTCCACAGACATTGAAGCCGAACTAGAGGCTCATCGTGCTGTGGCTCTTTATAAGGAAAACGAAAATCGCCTAAAGTTAGCCAATAAAGAATTGGCTGCTAGACAAAGCGGTGTAAAGAAACTGCAAGAAACTCTGTCATTGTCGCAAAAAAGCTTGGCGGAGATTCTTGAACATCGCTGTCCCAGTTGCGGTCAAGATGTTCATGATGAGCAGCATGAAAAAATGACTGCATCCGTGCAGGCAACTATCGATTCAACTATTGCGGCTCTAAAAGAAGAGCACGGATATCTAGCACAGGCCAATATTGCTGTAAAGACCATTGGCGATCTAGGTGCAAGACCAAAAACCAAATATTTAGAAGTTGAAGATGCTGCCGCACACAAGAACCATTTAGACAATCTGCGACAGCAGTTGTTAAACAAGGATGCTGAGCAAGATCCTTATCAGGAACAGATCTCTACACTAAAAAATACAGCTTTGGCAGAAATCAGCTGGGATGAGATTAACCGGTTAACCAAAATGCTAGAGCACCAAGACTTTCTTCTCAAATTGCTTACTAGCAAGGATTCATTTGTCCGAAAACGCATAATTGAGCAAAATTTAGCCTATTTGAATCATAGACTAGGCTATTACTTGGATAAGTTACAATTACCACACCAGGTTTCGTTTAGAAGCGACCTTGAAGTTGACATCAGTCAGTTGGGTCAAAGCTTTGATTTTGATAACCTGAGTCGTGGAGAACGAAATCGACTAATTCTAGCACTGAGCTGGAGTTTTAGAGATGTGTATGAAAGCTTTACTGAACCCATGAACTTGTTGTTCATTGACGAACTAGTAGACTCGGGCATGGACCAAATTGGAATCGAAAACGCTATGGCTATACTTAAAGCTATGGGTCGAGAAATGAATCGCAATATCTTCTTAATCAGTCATCGCGATGAATTGGCCAGTAGAGTCAACAATGTCTTGTCCGTTGTTAAGCAAAATGGGTTCACCATGCTGGATACAGATACACAAATACATGAGATTAACTAAGGAGACATTTAATGTCAAATCATGAAACATTACTCGAGCAATTTGAAGCCTACAAGGCCGAAAACGAAAAGTTTGCTGTCAAGGGCGTAAAAGCCAGTGCGGCTCGTGCTCGTAAAGCACTACAGGAAATGAGCAAGGCCATCAAGGAACGCCGCAAGGAGATCACTGCGGAGAAAGAAGCTCTTGCGGCCAAGTAATGACATGGCTGTACCAAGAGTCTGTTGTTAACACCCTACCAGAAGATTGCGTAGGATTTGTGTATTTGATAACAAATATCACAAACAATCGTAAGTACATTGGGAAAAAGTTGGCTAAGTTTAGTAAGACAACTTATCGGGTCGTTAAACAAAAAAATGGTATCAAAAAGAAAAAACGCATACGAACAAAAATTGACAGCGACTGGCAAGAATATTATGGCTCATCACCTGAACTAAGCAAAGATGTAGAACTCTTAGGCAAAGACAACTTTATCAGAGAAATTCTACATTTTTGCAAAAGCAAATCCGCTTGTAGCTACCTAGAAGCAAAAGAACAATTCGACAGAAAAGTACTAGAATCACTAGACTATTATAACGGTCATATCCAAGTTAGAGTTCACGGCTCTCACATCCTAGGCAAATTATAACTCACCCCGGCCCAGCTGCGTAAAACGCAAACTACAAAAGGCTTCTTATCACTACCGATAAGCCTGTGTCGGCTGGTTAACAGACACCCATAAAACCTGGCACTAGGGTTGCACAGGGGACGGAACACCTGACGCGGTAGCAGGGACTTGACTGCCACTATCCTTGACAGGACGCAATTCACGGTATGAAACGAATTGGCACAAGTATACGATGACCAAAATGAGTAGGCTCTGGTGAACTATTACAACCTACAATATTACGCAAGCAGATTGGATTGCTTTCGTAATATGCGTTATAACAAGACAAGCGTAAAAGGGTACAGCATAACCGCCCTAGCTGGAAACAGTTGCTTAATCCAATGTGACATGGGGGTCTGAGTCAAGATCAAAATGTTTTTCTTAGCCGGTAAAACGGCTAAGTGTGACTGGTAAATCTAAGTCAAGTAATCATAATGTTAATCAAATGATTCACTATTAAACAAATCTAAATTGTTTCTAAGTTAATCACTCTAAATCAATAAAACCTGAATGAGTAGAGCGAAGCGATACGAAATTCAAGGGCGATGAAATCGCCCTATTAAGATGAAACATAATTAGAATCGAGATCTGGCGAAACCCTTCTTGCCATAGTATGCTTCGGTTTTTTCTTTTATGGTTTCGCTGAGTACCTGTCTTTCGAGATAACTCATGGCCCAAATCTCATTGATGCTGATACTGCCCCACACGCTGAGAGTTGAAACTTCTTTGATTAAGGCTCTTGCCTCGGTTTCTATGCTGTCAACAAATCGACGGATTTTTGTTCCATCGGTTCCAAGCATCAAGAGCCTACGGCGAAAAAACTTGTAGGATCAAACAGCATATCTGACTTGTATTCTTCACCGCAGTAATCACACTTGACTGTGACTTCTCGAGTAATACCAAAGGTTCCAAACTTTTTAAGTTCTTGGTCTAGGCGCTCGTTGCTGGCGCGGTCTAGATTTTTAACCCAGTCGTAGATGTGTGCGTAATTTGTTACCTGTGTGCCATCGGGTAGTGTTACAGACATAATGCTCTGTGCTAGAGTTTCTTGACTAAGATCAACTAGAGCTGCGTAACCTTTGTTGGCTACTTCGGCTTTTTGATCCACTGTGGAGTTTTCCTTTGATTCCAGAGCTTGCAACTGGCGCATGGTAACAAATTGTTGTCTCAGCAAACGACTTTGAGCATCCAGTGTATAGGGTTTGAGTTCAACCCTAATACCAGAACTCAGTGTAACATTGCCAACTTCACTGCTGATTGGTTTGAGAGTGGACAAAACTCCGCCAAGACTCACAGTGATTCTCTGTGACTTGCCTTCGCTGGCATTGCATCTGTGTGACACATCCAATTCCATGTCGTCACCATAGCTGGCCATACGCATGGAAACTAAAATGGCATCAATGTCTGGTGCCGGAATTTCATTCACGTCCTTGATATCTGGTGCTACGCTGGCCAACACATGCTTGAGTGCTTCGCCGTTGAGCAAAGAATCTGGGTTTTTAAGAACCATTTCGTCTTTGGCAGTCATTGGATAAACTGCCAATTCGTTGGTTTCAGACAGCTTGGGCGGATTCTTATAAAAACGCCCACCACTTGGTAGCTCAATAAAGTTGCCGGGCCTGCGATAAAACTGGCTCAGCGGGTTAGCCGGAGGCAAGGGCTTTTTGAGTGGGTTTTGATTATCCATGTACTTAATCCTTAACGATAAATAGGTTCATAGGCCTATTGCATAATCTATTTATGTGGTAATTTAATGGCCACAGGACCGTAATTTAATGGCTGAACTCAGCGACGAATCTGCAATCAATCTCCAACGTGCTATAGAAAAGCTCACTGATAAAATGAGTGACATGGGCTCCAGCATGGGCAGAGGAACCAATTCGCCATTACCTGGTCGCGGCAAAGACAAAGACAAAGGCGATAGTATTCCTAATGAAGAACTAGAAAAAATGAAAAAGCGTCTAAAAGCTCTCAATGATGAGCTGGATGCTTCGGGAAGACTCACAGACAAGGATCTCAAAGAACGCGAAAAACTTATCAAAGCTGTTAACGAAGAAACAGACCAAGTTAAAAAAGTCACAAGCAGCTATAGTAAACTGGAAGATGGCTTAAAGACTTTTGGTAAAAATTTACTAACCGGAAAAGGTGATGTAGCACAGGCGTTTGATGGACTATCAAGCACTTTATCCAACAGCTCTAGCAGAATTGGCAACATACTGGGAGGCTTTGCTGGTGGCGTAAGCTTTATGCTAACAGCATTGACCAGCTTTGCTGATGATGCACGACAATTAGGTGGCTTCGCTGATTTAGGTGCGTTTAGAGTAGGATCAATTAAACAGGCCAAATTAATGAGCGGCCTAGGCGAAAGCTTTATCAAAGCCATTGAACTCAGTCAAGGTGGATTCAAAGCATTTGGTCGCAACTCACAAGAATCAGTGGAAGCACTCAGCGAATTGGCCAGAGGCTTTAGAGTAGGCAGTGGTGTGATCAGTAGATCCTTGTCGAGAAATCTTGGACCAGAATTAACCAAGACCATGGACAGAGCTCAACGGGCTACTGCTGAGATGGGTCTCAGCCAAGAAGATCAAGCCGCAGTAATGGGTTCGCTGAGCCAAACCATTAGCTTGACTGCCAAAAGCGAAGCTGATGCTCAAAGAATGATGGTTCGTCAATACGAACAAACTGTAACAGCCGCAAGAACTCTTAGCAATACCTTTGGTGTCAGTTCCAAAGAAATACTCAAAGCCATGGAAGAATTTAGAAGAACTTCTGGCGGACAAACATCGGCGTTGTTGGGTCTTGATCAAGAAGCTGCAAACGTTGCAGCTCTTATAGATCAGATGGGCGTTAAAGTAGATGCTGAAACCAGAGCAAGAATGGCAGCGTCAATAGTACAAGGCGATATAGGACAGGCTCGTGCCATGGCAGGTGGCATGGATCAACAAACCTTTGACTCAATTGAAAGAGCCATTCAAAGTGCCCAAGGTAGAGAAGGTGGATTAGGTAACGCTCGAAATCTTCAAGAAGGTGCTAGAGCAGAAATTGGCGCATTAGAAGCTCAGTTTGAACAACGAAGAAGAATGCAAATTGATCCAGAGTTTGCTGGTGCTGGTCAACGAGCCGGCGCCGCGGCTGCTAGGATGCGATTGCAACAACGAGCAGAAGCAGGTGATACAGAAGCAAAACGACAATTAGAAGCACAAGGCACAACCACAGAGTCTGGCAACATCACTGCCATGAACAAGCTAACCGATGCCCTAAACAGTTTGCGTAATGTTATCATTGGTCTAACAGCAGGCCTGGTAGCACTGACAGGAGTGTTTGGTGCAACAGCATTGGCCGGCGGCGCCGGAGCAATATTAAGCGGCGGCCTTGGCGGAAAGCTGCTTGGTGGCATAGGTGAAAAGCTCGGCGGCATGTTAAGCAAAGTGCCAGGCTTAGGCAAACTAGGTGGCGGAGGCGCCGGCGGCGGCGTAATGGACAAGATGTCTGGCGCAGTGGGCAGTGGCTTATCTGGATTTGCAGACATGTTGGGTAAAATGGGAGATAGCAAGGCAGTCAAAGGTGCTGCTACTATTGCTCTTCTAGGTGCGGCATTGGCCATGGCAGCACACGGGTTTAAAACATTTGGCGAAGTCAAATGGGAAGGCATGCTCAAAGGTGCTGTAGCATTGGGTGGTCTAATTGCTATGGCACGCCTTGTTGGCGAAGCTACAACTGCAATGGTTAAAGGAGCAGCAACAATCACTCTTCTAGGTGCGGCAGTAATGGTTTCGGCCATTGGATTTAAAACATTCAATGAAGTTGATTGGGGTAGTTTAGTTAAAGGTGCATTGGCAATTGGCGTGTTGGCTGTTACAGCAAAACTTTTAGGTGGCATGACAACTGACCTACTCAAAGGTGCTTTTGCTATTACTATACTTGGTGCATCTATGTGGGTGGCAGGCAAAGGATTTGCAGCCTTCAATGAAGTCAACTGGGATAGTTTGGTTAAAGGCGCATTAGCACTAACTGTATTGGGTGTAGCAGCCATGGCTTTAGGTAATATCTCAGGTCAGATTTTAGTTGGTTCGTTGGCTATTGCGGCACTTGGTGCGTCTATGTGGATAGCAGGAAAAGGATTTGCTTCATTCAATGATGTTGACTGGGGAGCATTGTTAAAAGGTACAGTAGCACTAGGTGTATTAACAGCCGCAGTATTTGCACTAGGTGCAATAATGATGAGCGGAGTTGGTGCAGCCATTTTTGTTGCCGGTATTGCGGCATTTGTTGGTCTAGGAGTTGCAGCCGCGGCTCTTGGTGTTGGTTTAGGTATTGCTGGCGCAGGAATGAAAACTTTCAGCGAAGCATTAACATCGATTGCAGAAATTGACGGTACAAACTTAATTGCAATTGGTGCAGGTTTAGCCGCCATAGGTCTTGGCATGGGTGTGTTTGCACTAGGCATGCTGGCAGGAACTGGTGCTGGAATTATTAGCGGTATTGCCAGTTTGTTTGGTGCTAAGAGCCCACTGGACAAAGTCAAAGAATTTGTGCCAATGGCAGACAAGATTGCTTTGGTTGGCGAAGGCATCAAGAACTTTGGCGAAGGCGTACTATCACTGAACAAAGGTGTGTCTGAATTCAACAAAGACGCATTTGACACTTTAAAAACTTCGATGCAAGAATTTGCATTAGCTGGATCAAGTGAGGAAATGCGTTTAACTGCGGAATATTTAAAATCCATTGGTGAAAGTCTTAGCAGTATTAGTCAGATAGAATCGTTACCTTCAACTGCGTCTCTTGGTGCCGCTTCACCAACAATAACACCTGGTACTGCTACAGCGGGCATTACAACATTACCCGAAGGTTCTACGCCAGCCACAAGCCCAGCAGCAGCACCAGATAATGCTCAACCAGCGATGAGTCCGGAAATGGTCACAGCCATGATGGGATATTTGTCTAGTATTCAAAACGATATTGCAGCCATCCGAGGCAATACCAAACCAGCTCCTTCGGATGCTCCGGTTAGACTAGGTTAAAAATAAAGGTAAGTAATAGTATGAGTTGGAGAAAACACTTTAAAATTTGGGAACCGCAGTCAGAAATGTCTGGCAACGGGCGCAAGAATGGACCTGGATATGCAGGTGCCAAGTATGCGTCTTGGTTACAAGATGTCTACAGCGGCCAGGCAAACAGAGTTGAGCGTTACACACAATACGATCAAATGGATCTAGATTCAGAGATCAATGCTGCCTTAGATACCATTGCTGAATTTTGCACTCAGGCGGATCCGGACACAAACTTACCATTTAGAGTCATCTGGAAAGACACTCCAACCGACAGCGAAAACAAAATTGTCTCTGAGTATCTTAAGAAATGGTGTGCTATCAATAAAATTGATCAGAGAATTTTCCGTACCTTCCGCAGTACTTTAAAGTATGGAGACCATTTTTATCTTAGAGATCCAGAAACCTTTGAACTGTATTGGGTCAACGCTAATGATGTCAAGCGAGCGGTAATTAACGAAGCCGAAGGAAGAAGCGTTGAACAATATGTCATTACTAATATTCATCCAAATTTAGGAACCAAGGTTGCTACTCAGCCCATAGACAATGTTAACACGCTAACAGGTGCTACTACATTAAACACTCCAAGTGTGTACAGCGCAGGCAGTGGCAATGTAGGAAGAAGTGGTGGCGCCGGTGAAGAAACAGTGGTCAGCGGTGAGCATGTGTTACACATCACGCTTAACGAAGGGCTTGATACTAATTGGCCGTTTGGAGCAAGTATTCTAGATAGTGTGTTTAAGATCTTTAAACAAAAAGAAATGCTTGAAGATGCTATTATTATCTATCGTGTACAGCGAGCACCTGAGCGTAGAGTATTTTACATTGACACTGGTAATCTACCAAGTCACCAGGCCATGGCCTTTGTAGAGCGTGTAAAAAATGAAATTCATCAAAAGCGCATTCCAACAAGAACAGGTGGTGGTACATCACTTGATGCCAGCTATAATCCACTAAGCATCATGGAAGACTTTTTCTTTGCTCAAACTGCAGATGGTCGTGGTAGTAAAGTTGAAGTGTTGCCAGGTGGTACAGGACTAGGTGAAATCGACGACCTTAAGTTTTTCAGCAACAAATTATTGAGAGGTCTACGAATTCCTAGTAGCTATCTACCCACTGGTCCAGATGATTCGGCGCTGGCATTTACAGATGGTCGTATGGGTACCGCACTGATTCAAGAGTTTAGATTTAATCGTTATTGCAGACGCTTGCAGGGTTTGGTTGCTCCATTCTTTGACAAAGAATTTAAAGTTTTCCTTAAGAATCGTGGTGCAAATATTGATAGTTCAAGCTTTGACATTGACATGCTAGAGCCACAAAATTTCAGCGAATACAGAGAAATTGAAATAAACAATGCTCGTGCCGCGGTGTTTACTCAACTAGCTGAAATTCCATATCTATCACATAGATTTAAACTGCAAAAGTTCCTGGGAATGACTGAAGACGAAATCTTGGAAAATGAAAAACTCTGGGAAGAAGAAAATTCAGGCAGCAATGACAACAACCAAGAAGAAGGCGCAGACTTTAGTGCTACTGGATTAAAAGGTCCGTCGGAGTCTGATCTAGATCTCACCGGCGGGCTAGGAGATTTATCAGCACCTGCTGAGCCAGCAACAGCTGAGCCTGCGGCACCAGCTGCACCAGCCGCTCCTGCTCCAGCCGCTCCACCGGTTTAATTGACAAAATTGGATAAGTAGCAGTATGAGATTCAATGACCTACAAAAAGCCAGCGATGAAATTGAAAAGGAAGTAGATCCTGAAGTAGCTTTCTATGGGGATTTGCGTAGAAAGAGATTAACACTAGAGCATGTAAACAAGCTGAGAAAAGTACGAGATTTGCGTGAATATGAAAGTAAATCTAAGCTAAAGTTTATCAAACAGATGTATGCTAGACCCCCAGCAGCCTAAATAAAATCCGCCATAACTAGGCGGATTTTTTATTTATAGGCCAGAAATAATAAACAAAAACTCCGTTTTTTCCGCCATTTCCTCTGTATTTTAGTGCGCCATTAGTAAGTAGTTATTGGCAAAGTACACCCTTACGGCGTGTATACCCCTTAGCGCAAGGAGATAATAAATGAGTAAAACTGTTCTTGAGCAAGCACTAGACCATCTTCTAAACAAAGAAGAAGATAAAGCTACTGCTCTGCTACATGATTACTATGTAGGTATCGGCCGCAAAGTGTACGAAGACATTATGGCTGACGAAGAAATGTTTGATGAGACATCTGACATTTCAGACGACATCGACGAAGTCGATTCAGAATTAACCGAAGAAGGTGATGAGATTGCACCTCCAGCTGACGGCGAGGCTGCTGCTACTGCTGAGCTAAGTGCTGAATTGGGCACAGGCGAAGGTGAAGGCGAAGCTGCTCCTGTAAGTGCTGATGCAGCTGATGTTGCTGATGCAATGATGGATGTAGAGTCCGCCTTAGCAAAGCTAAAAGCCGAATTTGAACAAATGGCTTCTGGCGAAGCACCTGCTGATGTTCCTGCCGAAGCACCTGCTGATGCAGCCCCAGAAGAAGTAACACCAGAAAGCATTGAAGAGTCTGCTGAATTAAGCAAAGTATCTTCTCCAGACAATAGCGATAAAGCTGATGAAAAGCACAGCCCAGTTGCTGGCAAGAATCCAATGATGGCTCGCCCAGCTGTTAAGATTGGTGCTGGTTCTGCTGATGGCGTAGCTAGTGGCACAAGCCCAGCAAAGGCTCCTTCAGCACAAGATTTAGGCGGTACAACCAAGCCAGATCTTAAGAAAGTATCAGTAAAGGGTTAATCCAAAATGAACCTACAGCCACTAAGAGAAAATTTAACATTTGATCAGGCAGGTATGGTTGTTGAAACCAAAGAGTCTGTCAGTGGCGGTAAGGATCTCTACATGAAAGGTATTTTTATCCAGGGAGGTGTACGCAATCACAATCAGCGTGTATATCCTGTAAATGAAATTGCCAATGCTGTAGAGAGCATTCGTAAACGATTAGATAGTGGTTTCTCTGTACTTGGAGAAGCAGATCATCCGGATGATTTACAAGTAAACATTGACCGCGTAAGTCACATGGTTACAGAGATGTGGATGGATGGTCCAAACGGGTATGGTAAGCTAAAGCTCATTCCAACTCCAATGGGAAACATTATCAAAACATTACTCGAAAGTGGTGTTAAGTTAGGCGTAAGCAGCCGCGGATCAGGCAATGTTCAAGAATCAGGTAATGTATCTGATTTTGAAATTGTAACTGTTGATGTGGTAGCACAACCAAGTGCGCCAGAAGCTTATCCTACTGCCATTTATGAAAGAGTACTGGGAAATCGTCGACGTGCCGCTCTAATGGATGTGGCCTACGCGGTGAACCACGATCGGTCCGCACAAAAACATCTTGTAAATGAAGTTACAAAGTTCATTTCAAGTTTAAAGAAAGTCTGAGGAGATTACTATGAGTCAATTTACAGATATGCTTGGTTCAACTGTTCTTTCCGAAGAGGTGCGCGATAACATCAATGCCGCTTGGGAAAAACACTTAGCCGAAAGCCGTGAAGAAGTTACAGCTGAACTTCGTGAAGAGTTTGCATCACGCTACGAACACGACAAGAGTCAGCTAATTGAAGCAATGGACAAGTTAATGCAAGACACCATCAATGCTGGTGCAGCTGACTTAAAAACATTGCGCGAAGAAGCAATGGCACAGCGTACAAAGTATGCTGCCAAGATCAAAGAAGATACAGCTTTGTTACAGAAGCTGGTAATTGAAACCTTGTCAAAGGAAATTCAAGAACTTCGCAATGATCGTGCAGGACAAAAAGACGCATTTGCTAGACTAGAAGAATTTGCGCTACGCAAGTTAACTGGTGAACTAGCTGAATTGCATGAAGATCACAAGAGATTAGTAGAAGCTCGTGTAAAACTAGTTGCTGAAGGTCGTACTGCAATCAATGAAGCCAAGTCAAATTTTGTTAAGAAAGCCAGCGAAAAGGTCAACGCCTTAGTAACTGAAACTTTCAAGAAAGAAATGACACAGCTCAAAACAGATATTCGTGAAGCAAAAGAAAACAACTTTGGTCGTAAGATCATGGAAGCATTTGCTGCCGAATTTATGGCAAGTAAATTTGCTGATGGTACTACTGTCAGTCAATTGAACCGTAAAATTGAAGAAATTCAATCAGAACTAACAGAGGCTAAAAACACTATCAATCAGAAAGAAGAAATTATCAGCGAGTCGCTTCGTCGTCAGCGCATTGCGGAAGATCAAGCACAGCGAGTTCGCGTAATGCAAGATTTATGTGCTCCATTGTCAAAAGATAAGAGAGCCATTATGGAAGAGTTACTGGAAAGCACAGATACTTCTAAGCTAAAAGATCAATTCCAAAAGTTCTTGCCATCGGTTCTAAATGAAGAAGTTCGTCGCGAGAAGAAACAACTCATTGAAGGACAACAATCGCAGAAGACTGTGATTACAGGCAACAAGACTCAGACCGAGCCAGTTGCTGCCCCAGCCGAAGCTGACGATACAATTCAACAGCTCCGTAAACTCGCTGGTATTAAGATTTAATTTAGGAGACATAAAATGTCACAAGCTCTATTCGAAGCTAAAAATTGGTCTGCTACTAAGGAAGCCCTAGTAGAAGGTCTAAGTGGTCAGAGAAAGACCACAATGGAAGTATGTTTGGAAAACACCAAGAAGTACCTAACAGAAACAGCTACATCTGGCGCTACAGCCGCTGGTAACGTTGCCGTTCTAAACAAGGTAATTCTTCCTGTTATCCGTCGTGTAATGCCAACAACTATTGCTAACGAGCTAGTTGGTGTTCAGCCAATGCAAGGCCCAGTTTCTCAGATTCATACTCTGCGTGTTCGTTACGCAGAAGCTGCAACTGAGCGTACAGGTGGTGCTGCTGGTGATGTTATTGGTGGTGCAGTAAGTGCAAACGATGAAGCACTAAGCCCATTCAAGATTGCTCAACAGTACTCTGGTGCTGCTGCTGGTACAGCCGCTGCAACAAGTGCTCTTGAAGGTGTTGCTGGTAAGAAGATGAACATCCAGATCCTGAAAGAAACTGTTGAAGCTAAGAGCCGTAAGCTAAGTGCTCGTTGGACATTTGAAGCTGCTCAAGACGCTAACGCCATCCACGGTGTTGATGTTGAAGCAGAAATCATGGCCGCTCTAGCACAAGAAATTACTGCTGAAATTGACCAGGAAATCATTGCTAGCTTGACAGCTCTTGCTGGTGGTGCATTTGCCACATACGATCAGTCAGCTGTAAGTGGTCAGGCTTCTTTCGTTGGTGACCAACACGCTGCTCTAGCAGTTCTGATCAACCGTGCTGCTAACGACATTGCTGCTCGTACACGTCGTGGTGCTGGTAACTACATTGTTGTTAGCCCAACAGCATTGACAATTCTACAAAGTGCTACAACTTCTGCGTTCGCAAGAACAACAGAAGGTACTTTCGAAGCCCCAACAAACACCAAGTTCGTTGGTACATTGAACAGCTCTGTTCGTGTATATGTAAACCACTATGCTGGTGATGATGCTCCAGTTCTAGTAGGTTACAAGGGTGCTAACGAAATGGATGCACCAGCATTCTACTGCCCATACATCCCATTGATGAGCAGTGGTGTTATCCTTGACCCAGCAACATTTGAGCCAACTGTCAGTTTCATGACACGCTATGGCTATGTTGAGCTTTCAAACAGCTCTTCATCTCTGGGTAATGCTGCCGACTATGTAAACACAATTGCAATCGACAGCGGCGCACTAAGCTTCATCTAATCACTGATTGGATTAAGTTTAAAATGGAAAAGGGCTCTTTGGAGCCCTTTTCTTTTGGCTAAGTAGAAGTCTATGTTTACTAGCATGCCAGTTAGATTAGAAAGGGCAGGACATTGCCAGCGATGTGAGTATTACCGCCGATCAACAAAACAATGCAGTATGTGCGGATGTTTGGTAAATCTCAAAGTAACAATTGCTAAGTCTGTTTGCCCTGTTGGAAAATGGGGAGCAGTTGATGCAGGCAACGATTTTGCAGCCGAAGTTTCCAACGCTATTAAATCTTTTTTGAATTTAAAAAAGTGATCCTTTACTAAATAATGGTAAGGAGATTCGAATCCATGCCAAAATTTGATGATTATGACGATAGTGGTGCTTTTAATGCACTTAGTCCAAAAGCACAAGTAAACATTGATGCTCGTGTAGCTGCTGGTGGTTGGTCAAGCGCCGATGAAGCAGCAAAAACCAAAGCCGTTGCAGATGCTGCTGCCCAAGTAGCTGTTCAGGGTGCAACAAATACATTGGAAACAGATGACAAATTTGGCAAGTTTATCAATAGCAAATGGCGCCCAATGATGGCCTTTATCTATATGATTACTTGTGCAACTGACTTTGTGATTTTCCCAGTGCTTTGGAGCGTGTTACAAGCCCTTCAAGGCGGCCAAGTAACTAGCCAATGGAGCCCGCTGACATTGCAAGGTGCAGGATTGTATCACATTGCCATGGGTGCTGTACTAGGTTTGGCAGCATATGGCCGTAGCCAAGAGAAGATTGCCGGGAAAAGTTAATGTCAATTAAGACCAATCACTCGCAGGAGGCGCTGGAGCCAGATTCTGGTGTCCTTAAAATTTTAGGCACAGGTGCCTTAAAGCTTCCTGCAGGTGACGATACTGAACGACCAGCTTTAAGTGTTGCTGGATATCTGCGGTTTGCCAGTAGTATTACTAAACCTGAATACTATGACGGATCTGCTTGGCAAACATTAACAAACAAAGATTATGTTGATACTGTTACTTCAAATCTCAGTAGTTCAATTGGCACAACAATTACAAATCTTACACTTAACGATTTGTCTGATGTTAATACCATTGGTGTATCAGACGGTCAAGTTATATCTTATGACTCTAACATTGGCGGATTTAGATCTCAGACACAGGCGCTGACTGTAATCAATCGATATTTTGTTGGCGATGGTACTTCGTTAAATTTTGACATTATTACTACTGTTCCAACGATGAACAATTTAGTAGTCAGCATTGATGGTATACAACAAGAACCAACATATAGTTTTACACTGGTTAGTGGTCACATTGTTAGTTTTGATGAAGCACCAGAAGCTGGTGCAAGAATATTAATCAAAGTTTTAAAGAGTACCACTTCAACCGATCGTGCTAGACCCACAGTCACAGATGTAAGTTACGGTACAATTGCTCAGTATAACACAATTACAATTGTAGCAACTGACATTACCTACGGTACTGGTGCCAAGATTGGCAACAAGGCAGTTACAAGGATTGATTATCCTTCTCCAAACATCATGCAACTCATGATTGAAACTGCTACAGTATCTGGGTCATTTTGGAATACACCGCAGGATTTAACATTAATTGATACCAGTGGCAACGAATTTGTATTCCATGAGCTGATTCACTATGGGGTTTCTGTACCTCATTGGACAGATAGCAATTCCTATATTGGAACTTTTTCTGGTGGAGATGCTATTAATTTTAGTCTTGAAGTAAATAATGCTGCAAGTATTACTATTTCTCCTGCAAATGCCGGAGAAGCAAACATTGGATGGTTATCCATTAGCGGATCAAATTTAGTTGGAACTGCCCCAAACAATAGCAGTCCAAGTAGATATGAAATTGCTATAACAGCCAGCAACGGAAGCGTTGATATAACGAAAAACTTCTGGTTGTTGGTTATTTAATTTTTTCCTATTGGCCACGACTCCATATTCAACGGTCGACGAGTTTCAGAGAAACTCATTAAAAAGGAAAAACAAAAATGCCTTTAATTAAAGCTAGATCAAGTTCTATTCAAGAAAGTGTTGATCTTCGTGGTACGCCAACAGCCCCAACCGCTGCTGACGCTACTAACACAACGCAGGTTGCTTCTACGGCCTTCGTTAAAAGTAACATTGCTAACCTGATTGACTCAGCACCAGCAGCTCTTGATACACTTAACGAGTTGGCCGCAGCTATCAGTGATGATGCAAGTTTTGCTTCTACAGTAACTAACGCATTAGCAGGAAAACTAGCATTAGCCGGTGGTACAATGACTGGTACGCTAGTATTGTCAGGTGCACCTAGTAACAATTTAGATGCTGCAACCAAAGGTTATGTTGATCAAGAAATTGCAAGTATTACCATCAACGATACTGATGGTCTCAGCGAAGGTGTAACTAATCTATACTTCACTGATGCTCGTGCTAGAAGTGCAATCAGCTTGTCTGGTAACAACTCATCTGTACTAGACTATGATTCTACAACTGGTCAGTTTAGTTTTGCTTGGCCAACTACCGATGGTATTCTTGAAGGTACATCAAACTTATTCTATACTAACACTCGTGTTCGTAATGCTGTAAGTTTAACAACTGATGATTCTTCTTTGCTTTCATACAGCAGCACCACTGGTGAGTTTACTTGGAATACACCAGATACAGATAAAGTAACAGAAGGCGCAACAAACCTTTATCACACAGTAGCTCGTGCCAGAGGTGCGCTAAGTGCTGGTGCCAACATCAACTATAACAGCTCAACAGGTGTAATCAGCACCGACGCCGCAGTTCATAGTGTAAATGGTGCAACTGGCGTTGTAGTTCTTGATACAGATGATATCACCGAAGGTACTACAAATCTTTATCATACTGCTGCTCGTGCAAGAAGTTCTATCAGCTTAACTACCAGCGATAACACAGTATTAGCATATAACTCGGGCACTGGTGTGTTAACATTCACAAAGCCAGACACTGATGGTATCAGCGAAGGTTCAACAAATCTGTACTTTACAGATGCTCGCGCTCGTAGTGCTGTTTCAGTGACTGGTGACCTAACATACAATTCTACAACTGGTGTGATTGGATTTGCTTTATCAAATCACGACACAGATGATTTGTCTGAAGGTTCAACAAATCTGTACTATACTGACAGTCGTGCCCGTAATGCTGTAAGCTTAACCACAGACGATGCCAATATCCTTGCTTATGATAACAGCACTGGTGTGTTTACTTTTGCAACTCCAGATACAGATACCATTGGCGAAGGCTCAGTTAACCTTTACTACACAGACACTCGTGCTCGTAATGCAGTAAGTGCAACTGATGCTGGTGGCGATGGCTCATTTAGCTACGACAGCACAACAGGTGCATTCACATACACTGGTCCAAGTGCTAGTGAGGCTCGCGCTCATTTTTCAGCAAGTGATGCAGGTGGTGATGGCTCATTCTCATATGATTCAGCCACAGGTACTTTCACATACACTGGTCCAAGTGCCAGCGAGGCTCGTGCTCACTTTTCAGCAAGTGATGCAGGTGGTGATGGTTCATTCAGCTACGATAGTGCAACTGGTGTATTCACATACACTGGTCCAAATGCCAGTGAAGCTCGCGCTCACTTCTCAGCCAGCGATGCAGGCGGTGATGGCTCATTCAGCTACGACAGCGCAACTGGTGTATTCACATACACAGGTCCAAGTGCCAGCGAGGCTCGTGCTCACTTCAGTGCCGGTACAACTGGTACCGGTCACGGCGGCCTAAGCTATGACAACACAACTGGTGCATTTACTTTTGCTAAAGTAACAGCCGCAAATATTCGCGGTGAACTATCTGCAGGCAACGGTATCAGTTATGACTCTGCAACTGGTGTAATTTCAGCCAATGCTTCGGCGTTAGATACAGATGATATTGCAGAAGGTTCATCAAATCTATACTTTACCGATGCTCGTGCTCGTGCAGCACTATCAGCTGGAACAGGTGTTAGCTACGACAATAGTACTGGCGTAATCAGTATTGGTCAATCTGTTGGCACAGCTGACAATGTTACATTTGCTGATGTAACAGTTAGCGGTGATTTAACAGTTAATGGTACAGTAACAACTGTAAATTCAACAACAGTTGACATTGCTGATAAAAATCTAACCTTGGCAGTGGGTTCTGCAAATGCAGCCGCAGCCAATGGTGCTGGTATTACCGTTGCTGGCGCTAGCGCAACAATCACTTATGCTAGTGGCACAGACAGCTGGGATCTCAACAAGGATGTAAATGTTACAGGCGATGTAACAGCAACTACATTCAACGGAGACTTGGTAGGTGATGTAACTGGTACAGTAAGCGATATCAGCAACCATGACACAGATGATTTGTCTGAAGGTACAACAAACTTGTACTTCACAGACAGCCGTGCAAGAAATGCAGTAAGCGCCAATTTTGTCAGCGGTGATGGCAACTTCACTTATGACAGCGCAACCGGCGTGTTCAGTATGACAGGTCCAAGTGCAAGTGAAACTCGTGCTCACTTCTCAGCAAGTACTACAAGCGGTGATGGTACACTGAGCTATGATAGTGCAACTGGTGCGTTCTCATTTGCTGGTCCTACAAACACTGAATATCGTGGAGCAGTGAGTGCCAATTTTGTAAGTGGCGATGGCAACTTTACATATGACAGCGCAACTGGCGTGTTCAGCATGACGGGTCCAAGTGCAAGTGAAACTCGTGCTCATTTTTCAGCAAGCACTACAAGCGGTGATGGTACACTGAGCTATGATAGTGCAACTGGTGCGTTCTCATTTGCTGGTCCAACTGACAGCGACTACCGAGGAGCAGTAAGTGCCTCGCACTCAAATGCTGGAAATGCATATTCATTAGGTGACGACTTTACCTACGATAGTGCAACTGGTGTGTTCACTTATCAAAGTCCATTGATCAGTGAAATTCGCACAGTGGTTTCTGCAACAGATGCAGGTGGTGATGGATCATTTAGCTATGATAATCAGACCGGTGTATTCACATACACAGGTCCAAGTGCTAGCGATGCTCGTGCTCACTTTTCAGCCACAGGCGACCTGACATACAACTCAGGTACAGGTGTGTTTGACTTTGCTTTGTCAAATCATGACACCGATGACCTAGCCGAAGGCGGAAGCAATTTGTACTTTACAAATGCTCGAGCTGCTGGTGCAGTAAGTTTAACCACAGATGACAACACAGTATTGGCCTATGATAGTACCACTGGTGTGTTCACATTTAATCTTGGCAATGTAGACACTGACAAGGTTGCTGAAGGTTCAACAAATCTTTACCATACAGTGGCTCGTGCTAGAGGTGCGCTAAGTGCTGGTTCAAACATCAACTACAATAGTTCGACTGGTGTTATCAGCACTGATGCCGCAGTTCACAGCGTCAACGGTGCAACCGGTGTAGTTACTTTAGATACAGATGATATCAGTGAAGGTACTACAAACCTATACTTTACCGATGCTCGTGCAAGAAGTGCTATCAGCTTAACATCCGATGATGCTTCTATTCTTGCGTACAACGGTGGTACTGGTGTACTTACATTTGTAACACCTGATACAGATGCAATCGACGAAGGTGCAACTAATCTGTACTACACAGATGGTCGTGCTGATGGTAGAATTGCTTTAGCAAGTATCAGAGACCTAGCCGATGTGGATGCAGATGATGCGCTACAGGACGGTTATACTCTAGTTTGGAGTGTGGCTCGTAACGAATTTGTTCCACAAAACGTTGCTGTTACAGCTACAACATTGAACTTTACTGGTGACGGTACAGAAACTAGCTTCAGCACAGGTGTTGAAGTATCAAGCATTGACAATACTCAAGTATTCGTTAACGGTTTGATTCAGGCACCAACATACTCTTACACATTGAGTACAGTTTCAAATGTAACAAGTATTGTGTTTGATACAGCACCAGAACTCAACGATTACATTTTCGTTCGTGTAACATCAACAAGCAGCCTAACTGCTGGTGGTATTCTCAACGAAAGCAGTACCGTTGATGGTGGTTCATTCTAAGATGTTAAGTTAAATTAACAGTTTAGAACTATAGTGAACAGAAAGGGTGTAGCCTAGCTACACCCTTTTTCACTAAATAGCTTACTGCTAAGAAGCAATAGGATTCTTTCTAAATGCCAATTTTCCGCGGAAAAAATATAGTCAGTGCGGTCACCGACTATAAAGATAGTGTGAGATGCGCGACTCGCACAAATGTAAGCTTATCAAGTACAATTACAACAATTGACGGCGTAACGCTGGCCAATTTAGACCGAGTTCTTCTTGCTGGTCAAACACTTTCAAGCCAAAATGGCATTTATTCTTGGTCTTCTGGGTCGTCAACACTTTCTAGGGCACACGATGCTGATTCTGCATTCGAGCTAACTCCAGGAACACGGGTTTATGTTGAAGAAGGAGATACTTATGCTAGGACAAATTGGACTTTAATAACGCAGGGCGTTATTACTCCGGGGGTTACTAGCATTGTTTTTGCTAAAGAAAGCCATATTGGAACAGCAAATCTCAGCGGTACATACGGTGCCAGCGACAAAACCTTGCAGATTGTGCTGGATGAAACCGGTCAAATAACTAACATCACCGAAATTGACATCAGCGTTGATGGCGGCAGTTATTAAATTATTCCCCATAAAATAATTTTTTTCCTTGGGTCAACTAAATAAGAGTTGAAAGAAGAATCTCAATGACTCTTTTTGACCTAATTAGGGAGTACATACTCAAATGGCCAATACGATTATTTTAAAGCGTAGTGCTACGCCTGGCAAAGTTCCAACAACTGCCCAGCTAGCACTAGGCGAAATTGCTATCAACACATACGATGGTTTGATCTACATCAAGAAAGACAACGGCACACCTAGCGTTGTTCAAATCGGTGGTGTAACCAGTGTTAATGGCGAAACTGGTGCAGTAACAATTACATCAGACGATGTAAGCGACAGCGGTCAAACAAACAAATGGGCCAGCGCCAGCGTTGTTAGAGGACATCTAAGCGCAGGTACAGGTATCAGCTACAACAGCGGTACTGGTGTAATCAGCACAGCACAAAACCTAAGCACAGCAGGTAGCCCAACATTTGCTGGCATGACCTTAACTGGCGGTATCAGCAGTATTGCTGGTAGCATTATTCCAAGTACAGATGTTACATATGACTTGGGTAGTCCAACCAAGCAGTGGAAAGATATCTATGTTGGTCCAGGTTCTTTGTATGTTAATGGACAGAAAGTTCTTCAAGACGATTCTGGTACAATTACATTCACTGCTGACACAGACGAAAATATTCGTATCAAGACACTTGGTACAGGTGTTTTACAACTAGGTTCAAGCACAACAACATTACAAGTTGACAGCACATTACAGATGACTAGCGGTAAGCGTATTACTGATAGTGCAGGCGTTGCTGTTCAATTTGGCGATTCCATTAACATGAACGGTGACAAGATTATTAGTCTTGGAGCACCTAGTGCAAGTACTGATGCAGCCACAAAAGGTTATGTTGATACAACAGTTGCCGCAATCAGCACAAGCAGTATTTCACAAGGTAACTCAAACGTTACAGTAACAGATACAGGTACTGGTACAGTAACAGTCAGCGTTGACGGTAGCACAGCTCTTACAGTTGATGCCAATGGTGTAACAGTTGCTGGCAACTTTACAGTTAGCGGAACACAAACAGTTGTTAACTCAAACACAATCAACTTAGCTGACAACATCATCACCCTAAACAGTGACCATACCGGTGCTCCAAGTCAGAACGCTGGTATTTTAATTGAGCGTGGTGATGAAGCTGATACACAGCTTCGTTGGAACGAAGGCAGTGATATATGGCAGTTCACAAACGATGGTGCAACATACTATCCAATGGCAACAAGCACAGATGTGTTGGCAGAAGGTTCAACAAATCTTTACCATACAACAGCTCGTGCTAGAGGTGCGTTAAGTGCTACCACAGCGTCAGGTGTAAGCTATAACAGCACAACTGGCGTAATCAGTCTTGGCAGTATTCCAAATAGCAGCTTGTCAAATAACAGCATTACAATCAATGGTACATCAACTGCACTAGGTGGAACTCGTACACTAGGTACAGATGATGTTGCTGAAGGTAGTACAAATTTATATTTCTCAAATGCTCGTGCTCGTGGTGCAGTTAGCTTTACAGCTGGTAGCGGTGCCTACAACAGTACAACTGGTGTATTCACAATCCCAACTAACACTAACCAACTAACAAACGGTGCAAGCTTTATTACTCTAAGCAGCCTAAGTGCTGGTACAGGTATCAGCTACAATAGCAGTACCGGTGCTATCAGCACAAGTGCTATTCCAAATGCTAGCTTGTCAAACAGCTCAATCACAGTTAACAGCGCCAGCACCAGCCTAGGTGGCAGCGTAACATTGTTTGCAGGTACAACTACTCTGCAAACAAGTAGCGCCAACCAAGCACTAACTGGTATTAGCTCTGTAACATTGCCTGGTTCAACAAGTGGTAGCGTTCAGGTAATTCCAGCCGCAGCCGCTGGTACAGGTACAGTATTAACACTTCCAGCTACAACTGGTACTGTGGTTACAACTGGCGATAGCGGTACTGTTACAAATACCATGTTGGCAGGCAGCATTGCCAATGCTAAGTTGGCAAACAGTTCTGTTACAGTTGGTACAACAGCTATTGCACTAGGCGCAAGCTCAACTACACTGGCTGGATTAACAAGTGTTACTTCAACAGGCTTTACTGGTGCATTGACTGGTAACGCAAGCACAGCCAGTGCATGGGCAAATGCTCGTACAATTACCTTAGGTGGCGATCTAAGTGGTAGCGTAAGCATTGATGGTAGTGCTAACGTAACATTGACAGCCACAGTAGCCGCTAACAGCGTTGCACTTGGTACAGACACAACTGGTAATTACATGGTTGATTTAACAGCCGGTACTGGTATTAGTATTACACATACACCAGGCGAAGGTAGTACAGCTACAATTACCAACAGCGGTGTTACAAGTGTTAACGGCTCAACTGGTGCAATTACCAGCGTAGCAAAAACAACCGACACACTTTATGTTGGTACTACAGCAGTTGGTCTTGCTCGCGCAAGTGCTAACCAAGCATTAACTGGTATTAGTAGCGTTGCAATGCCTGGTTCAACAAGTGGTACATTAACACTACAACCAGCAGCCGCAGCCGGAACCACAACAATTACTCTACCAGCTACAACTGGTACAGTTATTACTTCTGGTGACACTGGTACAGTTACTAACACTATGCTTGCTGGTAGTATTGCCAATGCCAAGTTGGCAAACTCAAGTGTTACAGTTGGTACAACAGCAATCAGTTTAGGTTCTAGTTCTACAACACTAGCCGGTTTAGCAAGCACAACATTCAGTGGTAGTACTAGTGGTACAATTCAATTAATTCCAGCCGCAGTAGCAGGTACAGGCACAGTATTAACAATGCCAGCAACAACTGGTACAGTAGTTACAACAGGCGACACTGGTACAGTCACTAACACAATGTTAGCAGGTAGTATTGCTAACGCAAAACTAGCAAACAGCGCAATTACAATCAATGGTACATCCACAGCGTTGGGTGGTAGCATTAGCGTTGGTACAGTAACAAGCGTTGCTGCTGGCAGCTACTTGACTGGTGGTACAATTACTGGTACAGGTACACTAGCAGTTGATGCTACAAACTTGAACACAGCAAGCAAAGTTGTTGCTCGTGATGCAAGTGGCAACTTTAGTGCTGGTACAATTACAGCTACATTGTCAGGTACAGCAACAGGCCTAGCTGGTACACCAAACATCACAGTTGGTACAATTACATCTGGTGCTATTGCAGCAACTGGTAGTATCACAGCAACTGGTGAAATTACAGCTTACTTCTCCGACGAAAGATTGAAGACAGACATCAATCCTATCGAAGGTGCTCTTGACAAAGTTATGGCAATTGGTGGTTACACCTATAAGGCCAATGACCTAGCTCATGAGTTGGGAGTCGAGCGTTATGACAACCAAATTGGTTTACTTGCTCAAGAAGTTGAAGCAGTAATGCCAGAATTGGTAACCGAGTCAGGATTGGCTGGTTATAAGACCATTCGTTACGACAAGGTAGTATCAGTGCTAGTTCAAGCGATCAAAGAACAACAAGCAATGATCGAAGAACTTCGCCAAGAGGTGAAGAGCAGCAGAACTTTACACTAAGATCTGGACACTAAAAGGAGACTAAATTATGGCAATCCTTCCAGCAACCGGATCAGCAAAAAGCTTTGGCCGAGTTAAAAAAGCCTACAGCAATATTGCTGCTGGCGCAGGACAAAATATTGCTCTGCGTGGTACACTTGGTGCTTATCTTGGAGTCACTACAGGTTCTGTTAGTTTAAGCTCATTATTTGGTGGTCGTACTACACCATATAACGATGTTTAATTAAAGTGCAAATTGGAAAAGGGGGCAATGCCCCCTTTTCTTTTGGTTATCTCTGAAGCATTATAATTGATACATATAGGACAACAGGAGGTAATTACGGTGCCACTTCAACAAAATGAAATTTTACACAATGCAAGAACGGTGCTAAAACAAGTTCCGTACCGCACAAATTTTGAACGCGAAAATTTTTTGTTTTCAAATCAATCAGGTCCTAGATTTTTAGTTGCTTTATGCAGAGACATTGAGTTTTTAAATGCAGAATATGCCAAGTCAGTTGCTGATTGGCAAAGAGATGCAATCCTTGCAGAAATGAATATAATTGCTGCCAAAATTGCAGAAGTGCAAGAAAGTATCGGCGGAAACATTGCCAATGCTATTGAGGAAGCCGAAGCTGAATACTGGGTAGAAGAACTTTCTAGAAGAGCAGCAATAGAAGCATTGGTACAAAAGACCACTGCTGAAAATATGGCTCAATTGCTTAAACTTCCTGCAGAGCATTACGAAGAAGCTATTACCAAGTGTCAGCATTTCTTAAATGTAATTGGTAAAGTTACCCGACACGCCGAAAGAAAAGCAAATCTTGCAAATGTTCCAACATCAGCAATGACCGAACCCAACAATACTGACGCCGATTAATGTTTGGAAAATCTTCTAAGAATTTATTTGACATTTACAATGCTCCTTTAAAGTTAAGTGAGCAGGTAGTGATATGTGTGCCAACCAATGGATTGGTACACGCTACCTTTACATATTGTTTGGTCAATGCTATTCGCTATACCGAAGCACAAGGTATACCAGTTATACTTGACATGGATGCAGGTACTGTATTAAGCAACCAACGCCAAGTATTGTTGGATACTGCTATTGATCTACATCAGGCTGATCACATCATGTGGTTTGACAGCGACATGACTTTCCCGGAAGATACTATAGTTAGACTGCTGGAACATAAAAAGGATGTAGTGTGTGCAACCTACTCTAAGAGAGTAGAACCATTTCATCCAACGGCATTTTATAACATAGATCCAGTGGAACCTGTAGATGTCACTGGTCACGGGCTTGTCCAAGTAAATTACACCGGTATGGGTTGTGTGCTACATCGAGCATCCGTCATTGATCACATACCCAGTCCGCACTTTCCGCTAATATGGCATCCACCTACATCAACTTGGCAAGGCGAAGACATGGGCTTTTGTCAAGCTTTGACTAGCAATGGATTTGAAATTTGGTGCGACCTTGACCTCAGCCGGGTCATTGGTCATTTAGGTGTACAAGAGTTTTATGTGAATCAGGCAAGCTGACAAAAAACGCACACCATCGGTTGATTTTTTTTAAGTTTACGCTAGCTGATATATGGTACTCAGGATAAGCTGGGTCATTAATAATTGTTCTAAACATTGCCCCATCAAGTACAGTACTTTTTACCAATGATTTTTTTAATTCTATGTCACCAGTGATGCTATGTATCAAAGGGTGGTCCCAATGTGAATCTAAGATCATTTTTCTTAGTTCTAGATACCATCGTTCTGTATAGCAAACTGATTCTTTATAAAGTTTGTTTAACCACGGATTATTCAGCCACGGTCTCCAGCAGTGATAAAATTCCAGTTGCCGATGTGGCCCGTTATAGCTAATTGGTAGTTGGCGTTCGGGCTTAACTAACCTTATCATCACACAACAACCCTTCTAGTGCATTTTTAAAACCGCGACTACTAAACATTTTAGCTGTGTTTCGATGCAACGGTTGTGGCCAGCGCCATAAGTCAACCCAACAATACCCTGAACTTTCGTGGTCTAGTGTTGGAACAAATTCATCTTTACATAAGATTAGATAGCTTACATGTCTAAATCTATTATCTCTGCTGACAAAAGTGTAAACATGACTCATGGCCACGGTGTCCGGAACTCCAGGGTAACCAAGTTCTTCACAAAGTTCTCGTTTGAGACCATTGAGATCGCCTTCGTTAGAATTGAGTTTTCCACCCCATAGTCCCCAAGATAGTCCATATGACTCTTCAGGGCTTCTTAGTTGCATTAGTACTCGTCGAGTACTTTGACTGATAATTAATGCTCCAACTGCTCTCATAGTCTAATAGTTAGTTCACAATTCTCCAGTAGCCGTGATCAAAAATGCCTTCAACAGCAACTGACCAGTCATTGCCATCAAAGAATAATTTTTTCATGGTATTGGCATTCACAGTATATGCTGTACCATTCACTGCACTGGCATCAAAGCTTACTACCCAATTTGAACCATTGTATTCAATGATGTCATTGGCCTCTGCAACCACAGTACCCCAGAATCCGTTTTGTGGAACGCTGTCAATTATCAAATATCTCTGCCCACTGGCAACTGGCGGAATAGTGCCATCGCCGGGCTTTCCTCGAGTAGGATCAATAACACCGTTGATCATGCCAATAGTATTGGTTGGTAAAGTGGAATTGTCCATTTCGTAACTTAGTATATTGGGATTTCCACCGACCTGACTTACTTTAAGAATAACCTCTTGCGGATCATCAATGCTGCCCAGTTTAAGTCTAATTTCAGTGATACCATCATTGATACCGCCATAGTTGTCAAAGTGCAATTTCCAACTTAAATTCTCACCAGTCTCTGGATCAACAATAGTGTTGTCTTTGTTTAACAACTGTACATACTCACCGGTAACACGAATGTGCCTGTCTTTGAATGTAATCCATTGACGACTTTGAAAATTGCTGTTGATGATAATGTCGTCGATAAAGCCAAAGTCAGCACCAACATTGTTTAGAATACTGTGAATGAGAACTTGTCTCTTGACCTTTGCGGGAGGTGTAAGGAAGATAGGCAACTGAAAGATTAAACTAGCAACATCAATGATGTCGTCGGTGCCTTGAGGGATTGCCCTGGCCGTCCATGTGATGTTAATTAACTCAACCACTGCCAAGCTAGTCCAGTCGTAAGGATTTTGGCTGCTTTGCAAGTTAACGCTGGGATTAAACAGCAACAAGATTTGTTCAAGCAGTTGAAGTTTTTGTTCCGTATTACTAGTCCATATGTCAACATTGATTGTTAAGTCATACGGAATAGGAGAATGTCTATCAAGCGAATATGTCTCGCCAACCTTATCTTGGTAGGTACCAGTGGCGTCATCATAAAGCTTTTCGTATATCTGAACCGTTTCTTGATAAGTCGGAGTCATTCTTCTTTCAGCATTAGGCAACAGTTCAGCAATGTAACAACTAATAGCCGGCACGCTTAGAATAGTGTTTTCACTGTTTTTGCGTAGAATGTGCTGACTCATGCGAGTTGTATCACCGTAACGCACTGGTACTTGATGATAATGGTCGGCACCAGTGCCGTCTTTGCCCATCTTTACAGAAAAGCCACTGAACAAGCGCATAAACTGTAAGAGCCAGCGTCTAATTTGTTGATCATAAAAATATTGTTGACTCATTAGTTGTCTGCCTTGGGTTTTGGTTTAGTAAATACTTGACTCAATGGTTGACTGCTTGGTACTGAAGATATATCTGTTCCAAATCCGTTGGCAGTTGTGCCGGCCGGATTTTGAATAAAGCTACCAGCATTAACAGTATTAGCTCGCCAGTCGGTAATTTCAACATCAAGAACTCTGTGCCATCTTGATCCTCGATAAGCAAACAGTCGATTAGGAGTAAAGTCAACACGAATAAACAAATCACCTTGATTGGGTTGACTAGGAAATGTTAACCCAGTTGGCACATCAGTGGTATCGCCGCGAGCTGCTGCCAATTCTCTAGTCATTACAGTATTGTCACTAATACCACCTGTTCGCATCACATTGATAGCAGGAGTGTAAGTGGGCTCGTCGGGAGAATTGTTTGGATATCCTGCAGGATATCCTACACCTGGCGTAAACGACTCTGCACTTGCAAGTATGGCTTTGTCAATTTTAATTTCAGTTTGATAAGTGCTTAGAGCATTCTTTAAGCTATCAGCATCCTCAGGATCGCCTAGTATGCTACGATACTCTTGTGCATCATTAATTGGTGATACCTTAACACGCCACAAGTGTGGCCACCATGTTGGGCCAAAACCTTCTGCGGCGCGGCTTGCATCTTGCACAGCATAAAATTTGTTAATGCTTTTTGCAGTAGCATCTAGCAATAAGTCGTCGTTTAGGTGAGGAACTTCAACAACATCCCCTGCCATAAGTTTACGGCCCAAACGCTCTACCATTTCATTGGTATGAAAGGTAATAAACAAAGTATCAGCATTTAAAAACAAACCAAATTGGCTTAGATCAAAATCCTGATCAGTTACATTGTAGGTGCCGCGCAATTCGTAAATAGTTGTGTCGTATACGCGGTCACGATTTTCCATAAACAACAGGTCCTGCATGTCTAGCTCGCTAATTTGGTCCTGCTCAGATAATTTTGGTCTTGCAGGATCACTACCATCTTCTGTAGCGGCAGGCCCAAGATACTTATGGATCAAAAAGGAAGTTCCGCCCGCACCAACGGCTTCACGGATCACACGATCCTGATAAAAATAGTCTTTGGTTTTAGCGTTTTTCCACAGTGATAATTTTGGCATATTTGATCCTCAAGCTTATTTACCGTATCCTTTTGCTTGACAGCAAGTGTGAGAGAAGCTATAATAGTCATATTGGATACATACTCTTAGGAGAGAACCATGGCACTAGCAACTAAATCCGCACCTGTTAAGAGGGCCAAAAAGCCCATTGCCCGCAGTACTAGAACTGCGCCTGCTACCAAATACATGGCAGACGGCAAAACCAAGCTTCGGGCAATTAAAAGCATTGATGTAAAATACCTAGGAGATGAACCTTCTTGGGAGAACCAAGAGTCTTGGACTACAGAAGAGCTGAACTCGCGCTTGGGGCGAGCATTCAACTGGTACAATTACAATTGTGATGGCAAAGATGCTCGTGAGTTCTTTGAGGATTGGTGCGCTATAACCCCGGGCTATGAGGAGTATCCAAAAAAGTTTAAACCATTGGCAGATTGGCACCTTGGCTCTACACTGGGCTTCCGTTGCAGGATGTTTATGGCCGGACTTAAGGTAAAAGATCCGGAAAAAGACCTGGCATTTATTAATAAACGCATTGCAGAGTGCGAAGAAATGCTGACAAAGCAAAAGCCTGCAAAAGCAGAGCCGTCGGCTACTGAAGTAGAAACAAAGAAAGAAACCATTCAGGACCGCCTGCGTGAAAAGTTTAGTGAAGTAGTAGGCGAAATTGAAGGAGCCATTGACGAATACTTTGACAGCAAGAAGGAGTTTGACACTTACAAATTCTTGCAAGCGTCGGGCCTACCGGCACAATTTGCCGCAAAGATTCCAGAAATATATCAGCGTCATATTGCTGAACTGGAAGAATACCTCGAAGGTAAGTGCCCGCAATTGCTTGAAGGTTACAAGCACCTTGGCAAGCGAGGTGCCAAGGATGCAATCAAATTTTACCAAAGCATCATTGACGGAGCCAATGCATACAAGACTGCAAAAATTGCAACCCGTGCCAAGCCTAAGCGCAAGCCAGTGTCACCTGAAAAGCTGGTTAGAAATCTAAAGTATCTCAAAGAGTTCCCTGAGCTCAAGCTTAACAGTATTGATCCGCGAGACATTATTGGCTGCACTGAGCTCTGGGTCTATAACACTAAGACTCGCAAGCTAGGCAGATTCCATGCCAATACACATGGTGATATGGTAATCACTAGCTTGGGCGTTAAAGGTAGTGCTATTACTGGCTTTAGCGAAACGCTGAGTGTTTGCAAAACTCTACGCAAGCCACAGGAAGTACTAGATAGGTTTAAAGTGTCCGGAAAGCCACAACTACGCAAGTTTATGGACCCTATCAAGAGCGTAGAAACCAAGCTAAAAGCCCGCATTAGTCCAGAAACTATCTTGCTCCGCGTTATCAAGTAAGTTTTGCCAAGGTGTCTCCGGTAAATACTATCGGAGACACCACATGGCAGATACTACTCAAAGAAACAAAGCTCAAAAGTTCATTGAACTAAGCCTCGGCGGAGGCATGGTAGATGTTGAACTTGATAAAGAGCACTATGATATGGCTATTGATAAAGCCGTGTCTAAATACCGCCAGCGCAGTAGTCGCGCAGTTGAAGAAAGTTTTATGGTTCTAACTCTAGAGCCTGAAGTCAATGAATATGTGCTTCCTGACGAAGTAATTGAAGTCAGAAATGTCTATAGACAAAACAGCGGTGGCGTGAGCTCAGGTGGGTCTGGTGCCACTGGTTTTGATCCTTTTGAAGCTGGCTATTTGAACATGTATTTGTTGAGCTATGCTAAAGCAGGACGAGCAACAACATTTGAATTATACATGGGACATCGAGAACTTTTGGCCACAATGTTTGGTGCCTATGTAACTTATAATTTTTCAAATACTTCAAAAAGATTGTCGTTGCACAGACGATTTAATTCTGAAGAGCAAATAATTATTCACACCTACAATTATAGACCTGATGAAGAGTTGTTAGCAGACACCAGCTCTGCGCCATGGATCAAAGACTATGCACTAGCACACGCTAAAATGATGCTAGGACAAGCTCGAAGCAAGTTTGCTCAACTAGCGGGTCCTCAGGGTGGTGTACAGCTCAATGGAGCCGACTTGATCACACAAGCACAGGCCGAATTAGAAAAGCTTGAAGAAGATCTTAAGACTTACGCCGAAGGCGGAACACCTCTAGGCTTTATATTTGGATAATTGGTAACTTGACATTATGTTGGCTTTTTTGCTAATATAGTGCATGACAAAACAAATTATTGGCGTATGCGGTTTTATTGGATCTGGCAAAGATACAGCCGCAGATTATCTTGTAAACTTTCACGAGTTCCGACGCGATTCGTTTGCATCCACTCTTAAAGATGCTGTAGCCGCAGTATTTGGTTGGGACAGAGAACTCCTGGAAGGGCGAACCAAAGAAGCCCGATCATGGCGAGAGCAAGTAGATCCGTGGTGGGCTAAAAAGCTTGACATGCCAGAACTGACTCCTCGTTGGGTCCTACAATACTGGGGCACAGAAGTATGTCGCAAAGGCTTTCATGATGACATCTGGATTGCCAGCTTAGAAGCTCGATTGCGTAGCAGCAAAGACAACATTGTTATCAGTGACTGTCGGTTTCCAAATGAAATCAAAGCCATCAAAGAAGCAGGTGGGCAGGTGATTTGGGTACAGCGAGGTCAACTACCTAGTTGGCATATTATGGCAGCTAATGCCAACAAGGGTGATGCAGTTGCAGCCGCTAAGTTAAAACAGCTGGGTATCCATGCCAGCGAAACAGCCTGGGTTGGCACAAAGTTTGATCATGTGATTGATAACAATGGCAGCATTGATCAGCTATATTTGCAGTTGAAAACGGTTGTCCAGTAAAAAGCAAATCTAACATATTTCAATAAATAGGTCCTCTTTTACCGTAATCTGCTAAATATCTTCAAGAAGGGTACGAAAATCCCTTAGAATGAATACGGAGATATTTATATGGCTCAGCTAGTTTCCCCAGGCGTAAGTGTTAGCATTATTGATGAAAGTGCTTATGCATCAGCTGGTAACGGAACGGTTCCTGTTATTGTGTTGGCCACCCGAGCCAACAAAACAGCACCTGACGGTTCTACAGCACTTTATACAACAGCACCTTACATTAAAAAGCCGCTACTGCTTACAAGTCAAAGAGAATTGGCGCAGTTATACGGCGAACCAGAATTTACCATTGTTGATGGTACACCAATTCACGGTCACGAACTAAACGAATACGGTTTGTTGGCAGCATATTACTACCTAGGTATTGCCAATCGCGCAATCCTAGTTCGCGCAGATTTAAAGATGGAAGAATTGGAGCCAAGCGAAACTGCTCCAGCAGGTCCTCCTACCAACAACCAATACTGGGTAGAAAGCGATGTAACATCATGGGGTATTTTTGAATACTCAGGAACTGCTTGGGTATCCAAAGCAGTTACAGTATCCAATGGTGTACCGGGTGTCAGCACCGGCAGCAACGGTCAATATGCCGTAGATGTTTCAAATGCCTTGTTTGAGTTTTACAAGAAAGTCAGCGGAGTATGGAAAAAAGTTACTTCAAGTGACCTTTCTCAAACTGTCAATGTTGGTCCACACTACAATGTTCCAACTGGTTCTGTAGCCGGTGATGTGTGGTTTAAGACAACAACTCCTAATGCAGGTTTTAACCTTAAGCTGAAGAAGTACAATGCAACATCTGAAAGCTGGACTGTACAAGCAATTGGACCAGGCAAGATTGACATGTTGGTTGCATATGAAGATAATGCCACTGCATCAGCTGCGTTTGGTGCAGGTTTAAGCACTAACGACATTTATGTTCAAACAGCAGATCCAAATGCCGCAGCTTTTACAATCAAGCGTTATACAGGCAGTACTTGGATTAGCTTGGAACCTAGTGTTTCTGCCACTGCTCCAACTGGTGCAATTCCTGATGGCAAACTATGGTACGATGCCGGTGATACTGTTGACATGTACATCAAAGATACTGTTGGTGGAGTACCAACTTGGAAGCCTGTTTCCAGCGTAACAGTAAACACTGAAGAACCAGGTACACCAAGCCAAGGAGATGTTTGGATTGATACCAATGACATGGCAAACTATCCTGTTATTAAATTTTATGATGGTTCAGATTGGGTAACACGCGACAACGCAGACCAAACAACCGAAAACGGATGCTTGTTCGTTGACCTAACTGCCACAGCAGGTGACACCAGCGGTGTTGCAGGTGGTGCAACACCAATGGACGATGAAACACCAAATCCTGCTTATTATCCAGACGACATGCTGTTATGGAATCATGCAGTAAGCTCAGGTAATGTCAAGCGTTGGAATGCCACAGAAGAGTTCTGGCAAACAGAATCTGGTAACATTGATTCAGGACCAAAAGCTGGTTCACCTTACATGTTTGAAAAGGCTCAGCGTCGTGTAGTTGTCAAGCGTCTACAGGAAGCATTGGCTGATAACGAAGAACTTCGTGCAGAAACACTAACATTCAACATCATTGCCACACCTGGCTATGTTGAGTGCTTGGACGAAATGATTACATTGAATGTGGATCGTAAGGAAACTGCATTTGTAATCGCTGACACACCAATGAAGCTTTCAAGCAGAATGAGCGATGTTACAACATGGGCAAATGGTACCAACGCTGGTACTAACGGAGCAGATGGACTGGTAACACGCAACGGCGGAGCAGCAATTTACTACCCAAGCTGCTTGTCAACTGACTTATCAGGTAACGATGTAGCTGTACCAGCAAGCCATGCAGTATTGCGCGGTATTGCTTACAATGACTTGGTTAGCTATCCATGGTTTGCACCAGCTGGTCTAACACGCGGTGCTCTAAGCGGTATCAGCAACCTAGGCCTAGTAAATTCAGAAAATGAGTTTATGCCAGTCGCGCTAAACCAAGGGCAGAGAGATACTCTGTACTTGAAGAAGATCAACCCAATGGTCAACTTCCCAGGACAAGGTCTGTACATTTGGGGTCAAAAGACTCTGTATCCAGCAGACTCTGCACTTGATCGTGTAAACGTTGGACGACTATTGGCTTACTTGCGCGAAAGATTTGATGTTATTGCTCGTCCGTTCATCTTTGAACCAAACGACAAGCGCACAAGAGATCGCGTAGTAGCAGTATTCAACGGCTTTATGGAAGACTTGTTTGTTAAGAGAGCCGTATACGACTTCTTGGTAGTATGTGATGAAACAAACAACACACCAGCAAGAATTGATAGAAACGAACTGTACATTGATGTGGCAATTGAGCCAGTTAAAGCCGCAGAATTCATCTACATTCCTGTTAGAGTGGTTAACACTGGCGCGATTGCCGGTGGTACACGCTAAATAGCACTGAGGAGAATTCAAAATGGCAGTCAATTTAGACAAATTTAATGTACCAGGCGGAGCCGACGGTGTTTTGGTTCAACCAAAGCTTTCTTATAGATTTAGAGTTACTCTGATAAGCTTTGGTTCCAACGCAGAAACTCAGCAGCTAACAAGCCAAGTTGTAAGCGTTAGCAGACCCAGTCTCACACACGACGATGTGGTTGTTGATGTTTACAACTCAAGAATCTTCTTGGCCGGTAAGCACACCTGGGATCCTATTACGCTAACAGTTCGTGATGATGTAACAGGTGGTGTTGCCAGGGCTATTGCAAGTCAAATTCAAAAGCAAGTTGATCACGCTGATCAGGCCAGTGCTAAATCAGGTAGCGGTTACAAGTTTGAAGTGAAAATTGAAAACTTAGACGGTTCAAATCCTGCCACCGGCGAGGGCGTACTTGATGTGTGGCACCTTGGTGGTTGTTATATTCAAAACGTAAACTACGGCGAAAATAACTATGCAACCAGCGATCCGTTACAGATTACAATCGCTATCAAGTATGATAATGCAAATCATTACCTAGGCGAAGAATCTGAAGCATTACTAGAAGGCGGCGTAGGTACGCCATCTGATCCAGCTTCACAGTCTGGCGGTTAATATAAACTGAAGCTTTAATAAAAGTGATAAGTAAGTGTAAGCAAACTGCTTGCCCTTACATAGATGAAAAGGGCGAGAAATCGCCCTTTTCTATTGGAGCAAAATTGTAGATGACTTATAGTAATACAGCAACTAAAAGAATAATGTCAGGCATTCAGTCTCACGGAAGTGGGATTGGACTGGGCGAAAACTTCCCTTATTTAAAATATGCATGGGAACTTTATGTTCGAGATACCGACGGCAAAGGAAACCTATTAATAGGATTACCACCATTGGTTGCAAAAACAGTTGAACTTCCCCGTTGGAGCACCGACACACAATTGATAAATGTCTATAATCACAAAACAATTGTCCAGACAAAATTCAATTGGGAGCCAATTACTATTAGTTTTTATGATCAGATCAACAAGTCAGCTGAATGCTTGATTTGGCATTTTGTAAAAGCACAATTTGATGCGCCCGACGGTAGTAAAGCACCCAAGCACAAAGATCTTGACCTAGAAATCCGTATGAAAAATCTCAGCGGGCCTAGCGCACAAGATAAGGTATACAAGCTAAAAAAAGCCTACATTGTTGATGCTCAGCACGATACCTTAGACTATTCTACCAGTGATGTTGTTCTTTGGACTGTTACTGTTAGATATGAAGAATTAGAAATAGATGACTGTGACTTTAAAGGACCAGCACCAGTGGCTGCAACCGGCGTAGCTCGACAACCAAGACCCGCCCCGCAAAGAAGAGAAGATAGAAGAACAACCAGTTCAAACTTCACTCCTCAGACTCAGCAAAGAATACCACCAGATGCTAGAACAGAAACCGAACCTAATCGTTGGGTGGAAGCTGGTGGCCTAGAAACAGCAGGTGGCGCAGCCTACGGAAATCCAACATTGCTGCGTCAAGGCGAAAGAATTCGTAGAAACAGAGAAGAACAAGCACGACTAAGAAGAGAGCGCGAAGCACAAAACCCACCAGGTCCAAGCGTTGGCGAGCGCATTAGAAATTTCTTTAGTTGGCCATCTCGCAATCAAACCAATGCACCCGGAGGAACAGGCTCCTCAATGGAAGCAGAAGGATTTAGCGTTCCACCAGGTGCAACAAGCAATCCCAGCACTGGACCAAATACTCCGGCAACAACAAATCGCCAACCACAAAGACCACTGACTTCCACACAGCGAACTGTCATAGAAAACGAACGCGAAAGTATGCGTAATGCAAACTTTAACCCAGCATGGAAAGAAGCTTATATAAGAAACCTTGAACAAAATCCTCCGGTTACTGATAGTGCTCAGTCTGCTGCCGCAGCAAGACGCATTGCTGAAGCTCGAGCGTCAGCCGAACATCCACGATATCCAAGTCAGGTCAGAGTAACAAGAACCGATGGATCAAGTGTTACTACTAATCGAGAATCTGCACCTGCTCCTGTTCGCAATGGCAGCGAAGTTCAGCGCACACGACCTAACGATGTTCGAGGAAACGAAGCAGTTGAAAGACAGCAAAGACTAGAGCAGCAAAATAGAAATAGATCAACACCGTCTACACCACCCGGTGGCTAACAAGGAAACATCACATGGCAGAATACAAGACAATATCGCAAGTTGAATTTGATAAATCAACACAAAGAATTACTTCGCTGGGACTAAGCCGAGTATCTGCTGAAAACATAGTCTTATCTTTTTGGAAAATTTCTCAGGACCTAGATTTAGACTTTAAAAAATTTTTAGATGCTAGCATTGTTGATGGTCAGCTAGATGTTGACCAACGAGTACTAGATTATATTAACAAAACATTACCACCTACAATTCGTTATAGAAAAGACACTCTTAGCAAAGCATCTAATCTTGTATTGCGTGAACTATAATGGCCAGAAGTTACTCGCAAGGGTTTTATACGCTAATCCATCCAGAAAAATATGTAGGATCTGGAACTCCAAAATATCGCAGTGGTTGGGAACTAACTTTTATGCGATTTTGTGATAACCATCCTAGTGTGATTAGCTGGGCCAGTGAAAATGTAAGAATACCTTACAAGAATCCTTTCACTGGCAGAGACACATTTTATGTTCCTGATTTTTTTGTAGTTTATCAAAACGGTGCTGGCCGCCAAGCCGAGCTCATTGAAATCAAGCCCAAAGGGCAAACAGTTATGGAACATGCTCGCAGTCAACAAGAAAAGGCTGCTGTGGCGCTTAACATGGTAAAATGGCAAGCTGCACAGATATGGTGCAAGCGCATGGGTGCTAAATTTAGAGTATTAACAGAAGAAGATATCTACAATAATACTAATCCCACTAAGAAGCAGCGCAAATAGTCATAAGTAGTTCATGACTAAAAAATTAGAAGAGGTATTTGGTTTTCCATCTATTGAGGAAACTAACCTCGAACTGAACACTCAAGCAGAAGCACAAGTTCCTGAAGAAATTCAACGCGAGCTAGAAACTGCTGCGGCTACAATTGACATGGCAAATCGTGTTGATATAGCTCTCCCAACAGTAACTGACATGTCTAGTGCTGAACGCGAATTAGACAGTTTAGCTAGCAAAGCACAGGAACAGAGTGAACGCTTAATGGATTTAGGATTTAATGTTGACGACAGGAATGCTGGTAAAATCTTTGAAGTGGCTGCACAGTTATTAAAAACAGCAGTAGATGCAAAAACTGCCAAGCTTGAAAAGAAGCTCAAAATGGTTGAACTGCAACTACGCAAAGCTCGCCTAGACAGCGACAAAAAAGAAAATCCAGACAATAATGTACTTGATGCAACAGACAATGGCGTAGTTGGCAATCGCAATGACATTGTAAAAGCCATCCTAAAGAGTGTGGGTAATAATAAATAGTCACATGAGAGGATTTAATTATGCCCAGTTTATTAGAATACATTAATCAACTACAGCGAGAACATCGTTATCGCGTAAAAATGATATTCTCACCTTCTGAAAAGCAACTTGAAGTACTAGAGCGACACATGAAAAAATACGACGCTCTTGAGGTTAGCCGCCCAGAAAAGCTCATGTTACAATCAAAGCCAATGGATTTCCCGCAGTACGCAGGGCATGAAGTTGTTATTGTTGATGTAGTAACTCGTTTACCAGTTAGCCATCCAACTTTGGAAGCAGAATTGCGCGGCTTGCTTTTTGTTCCAGAAGGAACACTACGAGTTATTGGTCGCGATGAGCCAAGTGAGAAAGAAGCAAACGAAAAGAAAACAGCACCAATTACAGGCACAGACTACACTGAAGCCGAAGCAAACGCAATTTCACCGGACCAAGTTGCAGGCGACAAATACAATCAAAATCTTTTAAAAGACTTAGATGCTGCTCGCAAAGATGTCAAGGCTGGAATTGTCAAATCAGAAGCCAAGTCTGAATCCAAAGATGCTGGACCAGACTTTGAGGCAAAGCAGAGTGCAAGTCCGCTGAGTGGTGCTAAAAACCCCAAGATGCCAAAAGGAGATAAAAAATGAGCAATCCAAGAGACGACTCAGATGGCGTTGAACTACATGGTAGTTTCAATGTCAAACAATTTGCTGAAATGTTAGGCTTGGATCCCAGCGATACAACCCGTTTGGCTAATTTTATTCGCAAACATAAGTCAGGACAGCGTCCTAGTTATCAAGAGGTAGGCTCTGCTGCCAAGGCCTTTATTGGCCTGGTAGATGCTCCTCAGGATATTACCAACAAAGCAGCTCTTATGTTGAGAAGAGTTGATGCTGAAAAGTATCATCAGAAACAAGAAAGTGTTCAAGCAGTAGCAGAAGGCATTCGAATGGCCAAAGAAGGCATAGAAGAATGTTGGAATGACATGGAGGGTCAAGCAATGACACAAGACAACGCAGGCGAGCAAATGTCAGTAACAATTTCTATGCCAGGCAAGAATATCAGTGTTACTACAGACAGCGCCGATGAAATTGGAAATATCCTACGCCTGGCAGGCATTAATGTAGGCGGTGTAGCATCAGGAGATGTAGATGGTGACGGCGATCATGACATGGCCGACCACAACGCAGAAGCACCAACCGGTGAACCAGCTGTGCTATATGTTGGTGCCGGTGATGCCCAACCTGCAATGCCTAGCGAAGTTCCTGGCGATGTAGATGGTGACGGCGACCATGACATGTCTGATCATAAAGCAGAAATGTCCGACGACAAAGAACCAAAAGAATCAGCTAAACCAGATTTCACTGATGTTGACAATGACGGCAACGAAAAAGAATCTTGGGAAGATGCAGAAGAAGACAAGGACGAAGCCAAGAACGAGTCCATTCGTATTCTAGCTCTTGCTGGTCTCGACGAAAGCAAGCTGATGAACAGCCCAGCTGGTACATCAATGGATGAACCAAAGGTGTTTGATAACTTGCCTAGTGAAAAAGGCACAGGCGCAGGCAAGCCAGACTACGGTACACGCCAAAGTAACATGGGCGGCGAAAACCCAATGGCCCTACACAGCTTAGATATGGAAGAATCATTCCAGGCTGCTATGGGCGAGTACAGAAAGTTTGTTGCTGAAAATATTAGCAAGAAAAAGTAAGCAAGGAGGCCGGCCTTGGCCTTAGAAAATGTTTTTGTAAAATCACCTTTTAAAGTAGAAAAGTTCACGGACGACAACGTCCGTGAGCTTGCCTTGTGCGCTCAAGATCCTGTATACTTCATTGACAACTATTGTTGGGTTCAGCATCCCATTCGAGGCAAGGTCAAGTTTGAACTTTACGACTATCAAAAAGAACTAATAAATTGCTATCACGAAAATCGCTATAGTATCAACATGCTTGGGCGACAGATGGGCAAGACTGCCTGTGCGGCTGCTTATCTAGTGTGGTATGCTATGTTTATACCAGATAGCACAATTCTCATTGCCGCACACAAGTTTGCTGGTGCTCAAGAAATTATGCAAAGGGTTCGTTATACCTATGAAACATTGCCTCATTGGTTGAAGGCCGGTGCTACCAGTTACAACAAAGGTAGCATTGACTTTGACAACGGTTCGCGCATTGTATCAACTACCACAACTGAAACAACTGCTCGCGGTATGAGTTTGTCACTGATCTACTTAGACGAGTTTGCATTCGTTAAACCAAGAATTGCCAGCGAGTTTTGGACTTCTATTTCACCAACACTATCAACTGGTGGTAAGTGTATTATTACAAGTACACCCAACCAAGACGATGATCAGTTTGCTAGAATTTGGAAAGACGCTACAAAGAACATTGACGAGTACGGAAACACTACCAAGATTGGTCGTAACGGATTCTCTCACATCAAGTTCATATGGAGTGCTCATCCAGAGCGTGACGAAGTATGGGCTCAGGTAGAAAGAAGCAAGATTGGTGAAGAAAGATTCTTGCGCGAACACGAATGTGAATTTATTATTGCTGATGAGACCTTGGTAAATTCTATGAAGTTGGTTACCATGGAAAGCCGAGATCCTAGCAGCAAGCTTGGGCAAGTTCGTATTTTTAAATATCCGCAGCCTCAAGGAGCCTATGTTATAGGATGGGATCCTAGCTTAGGAACTGGAGGAGATCCGGCAGCTATTCAAGTTTTCAAACTGCCTGAACTAGAGCAAATTGCTGAGTGGCAACACAACAAAACTGATGTGCAAGGTCAGCTTAGAACACTAGTTGAAATTTTAAAATGGCTCAAAGACGAAACTCGAGGCACAGCCGAGCTATACTGGAGTGTGGAAAACAACACCATAGGTGAAGCAGCACTTATTAGCATACGCGAATACGGCGAGCAAAACATTCCGGGCACATTTGTCCAAGAAATTCGAAGAGCAGGACAGAGTCGCGGTCGCCGGGGATTCAACACAACGCATAAAGCTAAAATTACAGCCTGTATGCGACTTAAGAACTATGTTGAAAGCGACAAAATGACCATTTACAGTCATAATCTACTGCGCGAACTCAAGAACTTTATTGCCCGGGGCGCAAGCTTTGCAGCCAAAGATGGTGAAACAGACGATCTAGTAATGGCAACCATCCTAATGCTCCGCATAGTAGAAGTAGTAATGACCTGGGACGCTAACACCTATGACAGGCTGGTAAATGCAGGTTCTGAGGAAGTTCTAAAGCCCATGCCAATAGGCTTCTTGTAACTAAATACACACATGTCAACGATTACCGATATTTCCAAAGAAATTGCTGCTGCTGTTGCCGGAGTTAGCCACGATGCTAATTTCAAGGATTCTGACGGCAACGATACCCTACAGCAAGAACAAGCAACTTATTTGTATTTGCCAAAGTTTGGCATGATGGTTTTTATTAATCATGAAAACAGCGATGTTGAAATTTGGTATGATCCTGTAAAAACAGACGATGAATGGCTTGCAAATAATTTTAAGCCAATGCTAGAAGCTATTGCCCGTCGTTATTTGTATGGAACCAGCGTTCGTAGCTATGAAGGTGATATTAAACCAAAACAGCTAAGTCATAGAACTGAGGTAACCGAAAGCCGTAACAGTTTAAAAATCAGCTACCACCCATTGGGAGATACTCAAATTAGAGTAGCTCATACCAAGTCAATTACTGAAGAAAAGCCAGGTGCTCGTAGTCGAAACATCAAGGCAGTATTCATTGAGAAAGATGGAGAGCGTTTTCGCTTCCCTTATAATCATTTGATGGGTGCTCGTGTTATGGGCTTGCATGTTGAAAGCGGTGGCAGACCTTGGGACGATCTTGGTGAGAAGATCTTAGAAATTAGCCGTCGTCGCCGAGAAATCATGGAACTGCTACGCTGGTCAAAGAAACTTGAAGAAACTGACCACATTACAGAAATTAAAAAGCGTGGCAAAGATGAAGTCTTTATGATTCGTCGTATGATGGAGCGAGCAGCTCGTACCGGCGACTTATCTGAAATCCGTGAATTTCAACTACCTGCAAAAGACAAAATGATTGAACAATCAATGGTCAGCGAAGCAGTTGGCGAGCTCAGTGATTCACTAAGCAAATTACTAAGTTAATTTAAAAAGCCCCTTAAAAGGGGCTTTTTATTACACCAATCGTTCTATACAGATAAAGTTGTTATTCCAGCTAGCATCAATTACACGAACACCATTTAGTGATACACCTTGTATTATCATACTAGTCGTTCAATAGAAATCATATTGTTGGCGTAGCCGGGACCTATCACAAACGAGATGCGCCAGGCTAGTCCAGCACCGGTGTCATTGATAGTCCAAGTGCCACTGTCGCCTGCAACGGTAAAGTTGTTGACAGCGTTCAAGTAAGCAGGAGTTGTTGTTACACTCAATGGTGACACGCTGGTAATATTAGTGCCACCTATTGTACCGGCAGCATTGTAGACGCTAGATCCGTATACAGAGTAAGTTCCGCTAACAGTTGATACCTGCAAACTGCGATTGCCTGATGTTGGTATTCTTGCTCGTAGATTACCTAATGTGACATCAACACCTGCGTTGACGAACCCACTCGCTCTGTTATTCAGTAGTGTACCTACTCCTGTTGCGGCTATTGATAGATCAATATAAGCACCTCTATAGTTGCTGCCATTTTCATAAATTCTAACTCTATCTACATACTGATCAATAACAACATTACTGCCACTTAGGCTAGAATTAGGTGATTTAGCTAATTGTACTTCGCCGCCCTCGTTGGCACTGGCATTTGTAGAAACTAAAGTATTTCCGCTGACCGCGCCGGTTGCAGTGATAGTGCTAACAGAACCTAATGTTACTGTAGGATTGATTTGGGTGACTTCCATATGAGCATAGTCACCCGAAACCTCAATAGTATTGCCTGTTGTTTGGCGTAATTCATAAGTTGTATTCGAGCTAGGTGATACTATAGCTTTAGCATTATTAGTTGTGCCTATTGCACCAGGAGCACTAACAACTTCGCTGAAACCTTCTACACCGACATAAGCACCGTTAGTCACATCATACCAACGGAACATACCCCAGGTACTACTGGAAACAAATCTTCCTATAATGGCTTCAAGTTTGTATGTGTGGCCACCAGTGAGTCTGACTTGTGTATTGCTGATCTTGTTGATTAAATTACCATTACTGTTTAATGTTGTTTGGAAGTTAATGGGTTGACCTATTCCAATCCCACTTTGGGTGGCGTTATTTTTTGCGAATAGATAACTGCTGTTTATCAGTCCAGTGGCTGTAAGTGCTTCACCGTTGAGTGTAATACTGCCGGCATCGATGCTTGTTAAACCAGTAAATGAAGTTGGCTTGTTGGTTAGATCATCGTAGTCTCCACTGGTCGCTACTGTGGCCAATGTTGGAGTATTTGCAATTTGACTATATTGTATATTAGGAATATCACGACCATCAACATTAATACGATTGCCAGGACCCAAGTCAGTCCAATAAGTTGTATTTGATGTTGGCAAACTTTCATTGTCATAATTTGCCACAAATATATTACCGTTGTCATAAACCACATCGCCGGCCAAATAACGAGTACCATCGGCAATAGTATGATTCACTGTCCATTGTGGTGCAGACCTAATTATAGTTGGGGTATTAGTTAGATCATTGTAATCACCGCTAAATGGTGCAGGCAAATCGCCGAGGGTAATAAACCCGGCGCTATTAGTTAATTGATTAGTATCCGTAGGAATAGTCGGAGTGTTGGTTAAGTCATTATAGTCGCCAGTATAGGCTGTGGTTTGAATTGTGTAATCTGGAAATACTAAAGTTCCATTAGTCTTAAGTTGCCAAAAGTTTCCAGAATCAAGTGTTCCTAATAATAAATCAACACCAGCATTACTAAACATCTGCGCTGTGCCATACTGCGAAGTTGGCACTTTGATATAGCCTTGTGCTTCTAAGGTAAAGTTATAGCTGCCGTTAGTAAGCTGATTAGTACTGGCAGAAATTATTGGCTTGTTTGTTAGGTCATTGTAATCACCACTGAATGGTGCTGGCACATCTGCTAGGGTAATAAAACCACTATCGTTTGTTAATTGATTCGTTGAAGTTGGTATTGAGGGTTTGTTGGTTAGGTCATTATAATCACCGCTAAATGTACCATCACCTGCTGCCCATGTCAAATTGCCTACGCCATCATTTTTTAAATATCCAAAAGCATCTGCTGGTAAATTTGCAGCGCCATCTGCTCCAGCTGGACCTTGTTCGCCTGTATCTCCTTTGGGTCCTTGTGGTCCCTGTGGACCTGTTTCACCTGTATCTCCCTTAGGTCCTTGTGGACCTGTAGCACCTGTTTCACCTGTATCTCCCTTAGGTCCTTGTGGACCTGTAGCACCTGTTTCACCGGTATCTCCTTTGGGTCCTGGTGCGCCATCTGCTCCAGCTGGACCTGTTTCACCGGTATCTCCTTTAGGTCCTGGTGCGCCATCTGCTCCAGCTGGACCTGTGGCACCTGTAGCACCTGTTTCACCAGTATCACCTTTTGGTCCCTGCGCCCCGATTCCTCCTCCGCCAATTAAAGTACCACCGGCAACAGTACCGTCATGATAATAAAGATTACCATTTCTATAGGTGATCTCACCAAGTCTTCCGTAGTGGGTCGATGGGTTTGCTTCGTTAACCTTAAAGGTTAGAATTTTTCGAAAAGCAGTCATATTGTATCCTTTGCATCAGCAATGTAGCTATTTTCATATTTACCGTTATTTGGCGAAATTGGCTATTGCTTTTTGTCTGCGGTCATAAGTACAATACAACACATGCAAAGACAATCTGAGCATGAGTTGTTTGGCTCACTAAGAGACTAACACTAATAATGGCTAATATATAAAGGAAAAACATTATGGCTTCTCTAGCAGAAATCCGCGCTCGCCTAGCCGAGCAGGCAGCAAAATCCGGTGGTTCTAATACCGGTACCGGTGACAACGCAATTTTCGCACACTGGAACATCCCCGAAGGTACATCCGCATCAATTCGTTTCCTCCCAGACGGCGACGATTCCAACACATTTTTCTGGCGTGAGCGTCAGATGATGCGTTTTGAGTTCGCTGGTGTTAAGGGCGGCGACGAAAACAAAAAGGTTGTAGTCCAGGTTCCTTGCGTTGAAATGTGGGGCGAGACTTGCCCTGTACACGCACAAATCCGTCCTTGGTTTAAGGATCCTAACATGGAGTCTTTGGGCCGTAAGTATTGGAAGAAGCGTAGTTATGTGTTCCAGGGCTTTGTTGTAAACAGCCCCATTGAGGAACAAAACACTCCAGAAAATCCTATTCGTAGGTTTATCATCAGTCCTCAGATCTTTACCATCATCAAGCAGGCACTAATGGATCCTGAGATGGAAGAACTGCCAACTGATTATCAGCGTGGTACCGACTTCCGTTTGAACAAGACCCAGAAGGGTGGCTATGCTGACTACTCTACCAGCTCATGGGCTCGTAAGGAGCGTGGTCTAAACGAAACCGAGTTGCAGGCTATTGCAACTCACGGCTTGTTCAACTTGAACGACTTCATGCCCAAGCGTCCGGGTGTAGACGAAGTTCGTGCCATCGTTGAGATGTTTGAAGCATCTGTAGATGGTCAGTTGTATGATCCAGATCGTTGGAGCAAGTTCTATCGCCCAACCGGCGTGCAGTTGGCTGGTTCGTCTACAGCTTCCAAGACTGATGACGATGTAGATGAAGATACGCCTGCGCCAGTGGCTTCCAAGCCAGTAGCGGCCCCTGCGTCAAAGCCTGCGGCACCAGTTGCTACAGCGGCAGCACCAGCAGCCGAGGGTGGAGCCAAGCCCAGCGTTGATGATATCCTTAAGATGATTCGTAGCCGTCAGACCTAATTGACACTACACAAGGAGGGTAGATGATTCTACCCTCCTCATCATTAATAAAGGATAGATATCATGGTTCAAAAAGCATTTGATGTAAGTAAATTTAGAAAGAGCCTGACCAAGGCTGTGCCTGGCATGAGCTCAGGCTTCAACGATCCAAGAGACTGGATCAGTACTGGTAATCACACTCTCAACTACCTTATGACCGGCGACTTCAATCGCGGCATTCCACTGGGTAAGGTTACCATGTTTGCTGGTGAATCCGGCGCAGGCAAGAGTTACATCTGTTCGGGTAACCTTGTAAAGAACGCACAAGCACAGGGTATTCTCCCAGTGATCCTTGACAGCGAAAACGCACTGGACGAAGACTGGTTGCGAGCATTGGGTATTGACACAGCACCTGACAAGTTGATGCGCTTTGGTGTCAGCATGATCGATGAAGTGGCCAAGTTCATTTCAGAATTCATGAAGGAATACAAGGACGCATATGGCGAGATGCCATACGAAGACCAGCAAAAGGTCTTGTTTGTTATTGACTCTGTGGGTATGTTGCTGACTCCTACCGACATCAACCAGTTTGAAGCCGGTGACATGAAAGGCGACATGGGTCGTAAGGCCAAGGCACTGACTGCCCTGATCAAGAACACCGTAAACAGGATTGCACCGCACCCAGTAGGGTTGGTTGTTACTAACCACACATACGCAAGCCAAGACATGTTTGACCCAGATGACAAGATTACTGGTGGACAGGGTTTTATCTATGCATCGAGTATGGTAGTGGCCATGCGTAAGCTCAAGTTGAAGACTGATGCTGACGGCAACAAGACTTCAACTGTAAATGGTATTCGTGCCGCATGTAAGATTATGAAAACTCGCTATTCAAAGCCATTTGAAAGTGTGCAGGTTGAAATTCCTTACTCCACAGGTATGGATCCTTATTCAGGTCTTGTTGACTTGTTTGAAGCTCGCGGCTGGTTGAAAAAGGAAGGCAACAAGCTGTCCTACACTACGCTAGACGGCGAAGTAATTAAGGAATTCCGTAAAGGCTACACAGATGAAATTCTCGATGTGATCATGAAGGATGTGGTTGCTCGCGGAACTGACATGGCTTACCAAGGGGCTATTAGTCCTAATGGTGAAGCTGACGCTGCTCCAATCGAAGAGTAATCAGCATGTCTGATGACCATGAAACATGGTTACGGGAACAAGGTGCAAGGATTGTTGGGAAGCAGTCCTTTCGCCGCTATATCCTAGACCGTATGCCAGTTAATTATACAGCTACGGATATGATGGCCACTGTGAATACTGTTGACGATTACCTCTATCATCTCGAAGTTCCTGCCGCTTTACTGGAGCGTTGGAGTAGGAACAGTAGACAATTAAAGCATTTAATAGAGTTAGCAGACAGATACAATTCATCACCGGTGACTGAATATGCAAAAGGTGTTGAACGACACCAAGAGTTACTGCGCGAAAATCCAATGTACAAAGAAGCCTGGCGAGAATTTCAGTCCATTAGAGCCTTGCTTGGTGAAAATACATATTGGCCTTAACACAAATTTTTGCTATACTGTACTATGTTTAAAAAACTCATGCAACGCCTGGATCGTCATAGAGTCATTCTTGACAGGCAATCCAATGAACCATACCTTGAAAGATACTATCTTTTCCTTAAGGATAGAAAATGGTTCCCTTTCAATGTGTTTTTGCATAAGTTCCTTAAAAGCGATCCGGATGATGTACATGATCACCCATGGCCGTATGCCACTTTAATTCTTCGTGGCGGATACTACGAATGGACTCCCAAGTTTGACCACACCGGGAAAAAGATCGGCGAAGTACAACACTGGCGAGGCCCTGGACATTTTCGTACATGCGGCGCCGAAAGCTATCATAGGATTGAACTTGATCCTAGCGTAGAATGTTGGACATTGTTTATGCCGGGTCCTCAAAAGCGCGAGTGGGGATTCTTAGTGTCCAGCAAAGGACAAGATCGCTGGATACACAATGAAATATACCTGACTAAAAAGGCTAAACAAGAGAACTTGGATTACTAAGTATCCAGTACTAATTTGTACGCCAACTATGGAGAGATGATAATGCAAGACATGGGTGTAATGATAGCGCAAATGTGGCTATCCCTAAAACCGTATATTGACAAGAAGGAAAGGTCAGAAGCAGCAGTGGCCTTTCTAAGAAGTTGTGAGGATTTTGTTGATCTGGAAGCAATCAGAGAAGAAGCAACAGATGATGCCGACAGCGCATTACTAGGTGCCTTTGCTGAGTTACTAGGCGAAGATCCTGACGAAGAAGATCACGATTACAACGAGGAATACTGATGAGCCAGTGGTATAGGAAGGTAGCACAAGATATTGGAAATCTTCCTGACTGCATTGCCTATTTTGAAAACCAATTAATTGAAGCTCGTGGTGAGCTCAAAATGATTGGTAGTTTAGAACGGGCCAGCAGAGAAATGCCAGGCATTGTTGAGTATCGTTTCAACCAGCTTCAAGAAATTGAAGCCATTCTTGAACACCTGAATATCGAACTTCGCAAACTTCGTAGTGCCAAGTTCCGTCAATTTACGGAACACTACAATAGAACTCTTAGCAGTCGTGACGCAGAGAAGTATGTAGATGGCGAACCAGAGGTTGCAGACATGGACAGTATTGTCAATGAATTTGCTCTAGTAAGAAACAAGTTCATTGGCCTTACCAAGGCCATTGATAGTAAACAGTTTCAAATTAATAATGTTACTAAATTGCGAGTTGCAGGCTTAGAAGATGTAGAACTGCGATAGTTAGCAAATACTAACTTTTAGGCCCAAAAGTGTTGCAAAAAAGCCACATTTTTGGGCTATTTTTGTGGCAAAAAAGCCACAAAAAATCTGCTTACAAATCAATGACTTACAAACCCCCTAAAAACTGTCAAAAAACGGTTGACCTTTGAGCCCAGATCCAGCATAATAAGAACATGATGCAAAACAAGGCCCAAAAACAGCAAGTGTTGTATGTGTGCAACATTGCTAAAAACCGTCAAAAAACGGTTGACCTTTGAGCCCTGTTACTGCATAATAGATATTGTGTTAAACATTCCACGCAAAGGAAACAACATGTCAGCTTATATCACTATCCGCAACGGTTCCTACCGTAACTTCAACATCTCCAATCAGACATTCCAGCTTGTTGCCGACTACAAGGAAGGCACCAAGGGTGGCTATGTTACTGTTATTGCCGATGAAACTTTGGGCGAGTTTGCAGGACGCGAAGTTCGCGTCAAGGTTGACTCCATGCGCGATGTTGTGCCGGCCAGTGCCGCCGAGTGTGCTACCAACAGCATCGACGCTAATTATAATGCACCCAAGCGAAAGGAACCCAAAGTGCAAGAGACTGACGAGCAGGCCATTGAACGCATTCGTGAGCGTTTTGACATCCTTGAGGAAATGACCGAGGGTGCTGTGGACGGCTCGGTTCGTGCTATGATTGTTGTTGGCCCTCCGGGTGTGGGCAAGAGCTTTGGTGTCGAGAAGGTACTGGACAAGGCTTCTATGTTCGACAAGATCGGTGGTAAGCGTCCTCGCTACGAAGTGGTTAAGGGTGCTATGAGTGCCATTGGCTTGTACTGCAAGCTTTACAATTACTCTGACGCCGGCAATGTGCTGGTGTTTGACGACTGCGACAGCGTTCTGCTTGATGACTTGAGCTTGAACATTCTCAAGGCTGCTCTGGACTCTAGCAAGAAGCGCACCATCTGCTGGAACACTGACAGCCGTATGCTTCGTAGCGAAGGTGTGCCGGACCGCTTTGAGTTCAAGGGCTCGGCCATCTTCATCACCAATATCAAGTTTGAGCATGTTAAGAGTGCCAAGCTTAAGGATCACCTTGGTGCGCTGGAAAGCCGTTGCCACTATCTGGATCTAACGCTGGATACCACCCGCGACAAGATGCTTCGCATCAAGCAGATTATGATGGACGGTATGCTGGACCATTATGACTTTGCTGACGGTGTCAAAGAAGAACTCTACGAGTATGTTGACACCAACAAAGATCGTCTGCGCGAGCTGAGCCTGCGTACTGTGATTAAGATTGCTGACTTGCGTAAGATGGTTGGTGAAGGCGACAAGTGGAAGCGTCTTGCAGAGACCACTGTGATGAAGCGCGGCGAATAAGTTACCCCTGCCGTGTGCGTAACGGGCAATGTCAATAAGACCCGTTTCGATAAGGAGTTTTAAAATGCGTAAGATGGCAACAATGCGACAAATTGATGAAGTCCGTCCCATTGAAGGTGCGGATGCCATTGAGTGTGCAGTAGTTGGTGGATGGACAGTAGTTACCAAGAAGGGCGAATTCAAGCCCGGGGATGTGGCAATCTACTGTGAAATTGACAGCTGGATCCCCCATGAGCTTGCACCGTTCCTTAGCCGAGGACAGGAGCCTCGCGAGTTTGAAGGTGTACGTGGTGAACGCCTGCGTACTGTAAAGCTTCGTGGACAATTAAGCCAAGGCCTACTGCTCAATTATTGGGATTACCCTGCGGTGGTCAACGAGTTTCATAAGACTCGCTTGGCCAGCAATGAACCATTCGATGTCAGCGAGCTTCTAGGAATTAAGAAGTACGAGCCGCCTGTTCCGGCTCAGCTTGCCGGGGAAGTCAAAGGATTGTTTCCTGGTTGGTTGCAAAAGACAGATCAGGAGCGTATCCAGAATCTTTCTAGCGAGCTAGCACATTGGATCAGCGAGTCTCATGCTTGGGAAATGACCGAAAAGCTTGACGGCAGTTCAATGACCGTGTATCTTAACAACGGTGAATTTGGTGTATGCAGTCGCAATCTTGAGCTCAAGCCCAATGCAGAAAACTCTCTGTGGAAGGTTGCCGTCAAGGACAATCTAGAAAGCAAACTGCGAGCAGAAGGCCGCAATCTTGCCCTGCAAGGTGAGTTGGTAGGAGAAGGCATTCAAGGCAATCCTTACAAGCTTCGCGGACAAGCTTACTATGTGTTTGACATCTACGACATTGATCGCGGGTGCTATTTTACTCCTGAGGAGCGAAAGGCATTGGTTACCAAGCACGGCATTGCTCATGTGCCTGTGCTAGGAACCTTGGTAATGGACAAGTCAACTACCATTGCTGACTTGCTAAAGATTGCCGAAGGCAAGAGTGTAATGGGAGATATCAATGGTCCTGAACGAGAAGGCCTGGTCTTTAAGAGCAAACAGTTTCAGTGCTCATTCAAGGCCATTTCAAATCGTTTTCTATTAAAGACTAGCGGTTAACACCAACTGGCTGACTATTTGCGTGGAATGCAGTTGGTGGGGAAAGGGCTCTTAGGAGCCCTTTCTTTTTGGCCATGGTATGGACAAATTACCTATTTTAAAATCATGGTTTTTGTGCTAAGTATAAGCTCTCCCAAAGAACGACTTTGAGTGTTATGGTAATGTGTATCGTATACATTGCCTGCATTAATTGCTATAATAAGTCATGCCAGGAATATGTCGACTAGAAATCCGTGACGAAGTAAACATCAAGTTTCATGACTTGGATGCATCAACACGCCGAAGATGCGAAGCTAAACTAAAATACCAACTGCCTTATGCATACCATGTGCCTGCCTTTAGGTTAGGAAGGTGGGATGGTAAGGTTGGTTTCTTTACAACGGCCGGTGCCACATATCTAAATCTATTGGATCGGGTACTGCCAATCTTAGACGAAGAAGGTTGGCGAATTGAAATTGAAGATCGTAGACTTGTACACAATTTCAATTTTGCAGAAGTTACCGAGGACACCTTTAGCCATATTGTTTGGCCCAAAGGTCACCCTGCAGAAGGTCAGCCTATCAAGATACGCGACTATCAAGTAGAGTGTATTAACAGGTTTCTTGCCAACCCACATGGGGTGCAAGAGATTGCAACTGGTGCTGGCAAGACGCTTATGACAGCCGCTATGAGTTTGTGTTGCGAACCCTATGGGCGCACAATTGTTATCGTTCCTAACAAGGATCTTGTAAGACAGACTCATGCAGACTATGTGAACATGGGGCTAGATGTTGGTGTGTACTTTGGGGATGAAAAGGATCTAGGACACACTCATACTATTGCTACTTGGCAAAGCATCAACTCGCTAATTAAAAGGCACAAAGAAGGTCTTAGCGAAGTTGGTGTAAGTGCATTAACAGATGATTTGATTGCTGTTATTGTTGACGAAGTACACATGGCCAAGGCCGATGTGCTTAGAACTTTGCTGACTGGGCCCTTTGCTAATGTACCAATTCGTTGGGGACTAACTGGTACGGTTCCCAAAGAAGAACACGAGTATATCAGCCTAATTGCAAGCTTGGGGCAAGTGTTACACAGGCTGCAAGCCAGCGAGCTTCAAGATATAGGTGTGCTTAGTAACTGCCATGTTAAAGTATTGCAGTTTGACGATAAGGTTGATTACAAAACCTATCAGGAAGAACTGACATATCTAACTACCAACGAGCGCAGAATCGACGAGTTAGCACGAACCATTGATGCTATCAGTCAAGGCGGCAATACTCTAGTATTGGTAGATAGAATCACCTGCGGTAAAATGCTAGCAGAGCGATTAGCCGACAGCGTTTTTGTCAGCGGCAATATGAAAAGCAAAGACAGAAAGGAAGAATACGATGAGGTCACTGTCAGCGATAATAAGATCATTATTGCGACCTACGGTGTCGCCGCTGTTGGTATTAATATTCCTCGCATTTTTAATCTTGTTCTTGTCGAACCTGGTAAGAGTTTTGTACGAGTTATCCAAAGTATTGGGCGCGGCATAAGAAAAGCACAGGACAAGGATTTTGTTCAAATCTGGGACATCACATCAACAGCAAAGTTTGCAAAAAGACATTTGGCTAAGCGCAAAAAGTTTTATGAGGAAGCAAACTATCCCTACCAAACAGAAAAGGTTTTGTATAAATGAATATTCTAACAGTTAACAATTTAGCCTACGACTTGGATCGTTTGCCTCAAGAAATTGACGAAGATCTGCGTTACGGTGTACTTGACTACAGCAATCCTGCTGATGTAGACTATGTATTTGTGCCTTTGGTATTCCTCGAAAGCTTTAGTTGTCCGGCAGCAGTACTGCGTATTGGTGAATACGAAGTTAAGGTTCCGTTGGATTGGTCATTGATTATCGGTGAACCAGATCACGGAGAGCCCGAAGTCATCAGCATCATGAGTCTTAACGATCGTGGCTTCAGCACCTTTGTGTTTAACCCTATCAACGGCTACAAGCCCAGCTGGCAAAAGGTTGAAGTTGTAAACATTTATCAAGAAGTCAAATGGTATGTGCCCAAGCTTAAATTTGGTCACATACTAGCAGTACCACTAGAAAAGAAAGATAATCCCATGTGCGCTTTCTTTCTCAAAGAAGTAAACAAGGTGCCTGAAGTACTTGACTTAAACAAGATTTGGTTTTAATATTAGCGCATGGCAACAAAAAAGAAAACCAGCACAGCCGCATACAAAGTGCCCATCGATCAGGTGATGGCTGCGGTAGACCTGCGAAATGGCGATTACTATTCCAAGTTGTCTGATGAGGATCGCAAGTCCGTAAACACTTTTATGGCTCAAAGATGGGCAAGTCAGGTACAAGGAAGCAGAGAAATTCAAGAGCACTATCTTGTTACCATAAACGACCTATCCAACATTGACTACATTGCTACCACCAGTCAGCATGATGAAATGCGTTGGCGTGTGATTGCCTTATGTGGTCTTGGTTCCAAGCTTAGACATGAATTTATTCCTCCCAAGGGTCAAAAGAAAGACAAGTTAACTGCCTGGTTAATTGAACGATTCCCATCGCTGGCAGACGAGGAAATTGAGCTGTTTCGAGAAATCAACGGCGATGATTTTCTAGAAGATATGGCCAGAGCTCAAAACCTTAGTGATAAAGATATCAAAGAATTGTTTAAATAAATGACTACGGAATATAAATGTAAATTTTGTAACAAGTCATTCACCAGAGAGCGTACTTTAAGCAGCCATATGTGCGAAAAGAAGCGTCGCTGGATGAACAAGGATGAAGCTGAAAGTAGGATTGGATTTAGTGTGTGGCTAGACTTTTTAAAGTATGTGAGCCCACACACTAAAAAGACCAAGACATTTGAAGATTTTGTTCGTAGTCCTGACTATTTGGCTTTTATCAAATTTGCTAATTACTTGATAGACTTGAAACCATACGAATGCGATAAGTTTATTAACTGGCTGTTTAAGATGGGTGTGAGATTAGGCGATTGGCAGAAGCCAGGAACCTATCAACTTTACATCCAAGAGGCATCAAAAAAAGAAAGTGCAGCCAGAGCATTAGAAAGAACCATCTTGGTTATGCAGGAATGGGGATTGAGTACTGGTAATGACTGGAGAACCTTTTTTGAAAAGGTGTCACCAGTTACCGGAATGAATATGATAACCATGGGCAAGATCAGTCCTTGGATTATATATTCAACAGACTCTGCTCAAAATCTCATTGATCGTATGGAACCAGGACAAGTAACAATAGTTACTAAACATGTGGATACGGAATGGTGGAAAAGAAAACTGAACAAAGAGCCCAAAGAAGTGACCTGGATCAACACAATGATGCAGCAGGCCCTCAGTATGAGTCCTTAGAACGCAGGTTGTTGGAGTTCATTGAAAAACTTGACAAGTTGACCCTAGAACTCAGCGAAATCAAACAACAGCAAAAACTACTGACAGACATGATTAAAAATGATAAATCAGCCTGACATTGACATTGACTTTGCCAATAGAGAACAGATCCTCAGTTTGCTGAAACATGTTCCTGCAATGCAAGGATCCAATGGTAGCAAGCAAAAGCACAAGACTGGCGTGTATTTTCATCCAGTGCCGGTCAATCCCTATACAGGTTGGTGCAGCCTTGACTACGAAGCAGCCGAACAACTGGGATTTTTTAAAGTTGACTTATTAAATGTAAACTTGTATCAACGAGTCCAAAGCAAAGAGCATTTGGATAAGCTTGCCAATCAGGAGCCGGTATGGGAACTTTTACAACAAGAGGAATTCGTCGATCTGTTATTTCATTTGAACGGGCATGGGGATGTTCTGAAGAGGACTTGCCCTACTTCCGTGGAACAATTAGCTGCCGTCCTAGCGATGATCCGCCCCGCCAAGAGATACCTGATTGGGAAACCCTGGACGACGATTATGAAGGAAGTGTGGACGAAGCCTAAGAATGGTGAGTATTACTTTAAAAAGGCTCACGCTGTAGCTTATGCAGTTGCAATCGTGGCGCAGATGAATTTGATTTGCGAAGAATTTGTACTTTTTAAAAGTACGAATCAGCTCTAAGACATCTTTCTAATAAGGCTAATTTGTCGCCGTTTAGTTCGCTTGGTAATCACATTTGTCAGACTAGTTTGATGCCCGTACAGCATTTCAAAGTCTTTGGTGCTAAAAGTTTTGAGGATATATGAAAACCGACGCATGGGCTCTTTGAGCACAATATTAATAGGGATTAGGCGGTTTGATCCCCACCACCATTCTTCTCCACATTCAATGAATGCAGTTTTGTCATCGTCGCCTTTTAGCTGGTTGTAGACATACATTGTGACCACAGTTTGGTCACTGTTTTGTACAATTCCAACCAATTCGCTGTCGCCGTAGCGCACCAAGCTCATAAAAGGAAAGCGTTCTAGAAATTCTTTTAGCTTACTATCCATCGTCTTTACTTACCTTTTATTTGTCTAGCGGTCATGCTAAATAATGATATGGCTACTTTAAACACAACTATTCCAACAGCTTCTCTTAACTACGCTGGTGCGGGCACCGGGCATAGTCTGACACGACATGCACCGAGCTACACTGATCAACGCATAGTTTGGTTTAAAGGTGTGGATAATCTATTAGATCTTACCGTTACAGGAACAGATCGTAGACCTGTAAGTTTATTGAATAAAGAATTAACAGTCACCCTATGGGATACCACAACAGGAACTACAATTTTTCGACGCCGAGCTATTGCCACCGTTCCAGAAAATGGACAAGCCAGACTAACTGTTTTTGCCAGAGATTTAATGACCACACCCAGCGGAATTTACAAGTTAGGTGCTACCTTTGTTGATGGCAACGGTTTAGAAACTGCCCTAACTTGGAATAGAGCAATGCAAGCTGGATTTGACATTGAAATCAAAGACGAAGTAATTCCAACTAGCAGAACCACAGTTGCAGTTGACTCTTGGACTAACTCCGGCGGCAATTATTTTTCCAGTGCTGTAAACGGACCCAGTTTTTATCGCAAAGATTCGAGTCTGTTTTCGGTGGCCTTGTACGCAACCAACTATACTGGCACCGTCAAAATACAAGGCACACTGGATGAGGTGGTGACCGGAAACACTCTTTGGGCAGACCTAAAGCCACAAGATGCCAGTTCGCCTATACTAACACTCACTGGCTATACTGGCATTGACCCATACAACTATTATGGTAGTGTTCGTTGGTTAAGAACTGTTCGCGCCGACAGCTCAAGCAACGCTGGAACTCTTGACAAAATCCTAATTAGAGTGTAAACTAGCTCTATAATGAGTCTAGTTGAAACTACTCTACGGTCCCACCTACCTGCATTAAAACCTAGCTCGTCTGGCTGGCTCAGCATGAACTGTCCGGTTTGTGTGCAAAATGGCCAGCCCAGGCCTGACACTCGTTATCGAGGCGGCTTTAGATTTGACACAGACAAAGTAGGTTATCATTGCTTTAACTGTGGATTCACCACAGGATGGAGGCCTGGTCAACGACTTGGCATCAAGCTGATCAAGCTCATGCGAGCTGTTGGCATTGATGAAGGCGAAATCCAGCGTTTAAAAATACAGCTTTGGGACCAAGTAGTACCGGATGAAGTTAGCATTGAAGAGCCATTCAAAAAGCCAGATTGGCCAGAAATACAATGGCCCTGGACAGTAAGAGATTTAACACTTGAAGCCGCAGAATATCTTGACAGCAGAGGCGTGTTAGAACTTAGCGACTGGTATACAAGTGCAAGTCCTCTGCAAAGTATGGACAGTCGTGTTATATTGCCTTATACCAGCGATGGCAAGATTGTAGGATATAGTGCTCGTTGGATTGGCAATGTGCCAGATAAGAAAACTGCAAAGATGATTAGCAGTAGACCTCCAAGCTTTGTATTCAACCTAGATCATCAAAGCCAACAGCGTAAGTACACAATAGTAACAGAAGGCGAATATGATGCATTGACGCTGGATGGTGTTGCAATTATGACCAATGAAATTAGCCCCGAACAAGCTAAAATCATTGAGGACATTGATAATGAACCTGTTGTTTTGCCTGACCGCGATCGTGCCGGAATGACCTTGGCTTTACAAGCAGCCGAACTGGGATGGAGTGTGAGTTTTCCAGAGTGGCCAGATGGCATTAAGGATGCTAACGAGGCTGCACAACAATTTGGAAGAGCTGCCACACTACAAAGCGTGATTATGGCAATTGAACCTAGTCCGCTAAAGATTAAATTACTAGCAAGGCGGTGGTGTGTTTGAAGTTAGAATAGATTGGAAACTAGGTCAAGACACAGAGGAATGGTGGAATCAAGCCTGTGCTTGGGTCTTAGAAGAATTTGGACTACCGGGCAGTTGCTACAACATAAGGTTCACAGAAAATTACATGATTTTTGATTTTGATAATAAAGAAGATGCTGTAACAATGATGTTGCGATGGGGGAAAAATTAATGGCAGACGAAGCTAAGAACTACGGGCATGATATACAACAACTGTTTTTATCGTTTTTGATCAGTAATCGAGATCTGGCTGCTCGTTGTCAGAATGTGTTAGAGCCGGAACACTTTGATCGCAGGCTCAGAGCTGCTGCCGAGTTTATTAAAACCTATATCAACGAACACGGCAACATTCCTGATGCCATACAGATCAAGGCATCAACAAATATTGAATTAACTGACCTAGGTGACCGAGCACATGAACATAGCTCGTGGTTCTTGGATGAGTTTGAGGGCTTTGCCAGACATAAGGCATTGGAGAAGGCTATTCTCCAAAGCGCCGACTTGCTGGATAAGAGCCAGTATGGTGCAGTAGAAAAGCTAATCAAAGATGCAGTTCAGGTTGGACTACCAAAGACTTTTGGCACAGATTACTTTGCAGATCCCCAAGGGCGACTAACCGCACTAAAAGATAACAACGGCCAGTTGAGCACTGGTTGGAAGACACTGGACGATAAGTTGTATGGTGGTTTTAATAGAGGCGAACTAAACATCTTTGCAGGTGCATCAGGTGCAGGTAAAAGTTTGTTCTTACAAAATCTTGCGCTTAACTGGGCAATGACTGGCCTTAACACAGTTTACTTTAGTCTTGAATTGAGTGAAGGACTGTGTAGTATGCGTATGGATGCAATGCTAACAGACACACCAACTCGCGAAGTGTTTAAGCGGCTTGAAGATGTCGATCTCAAAGTTAGAATGAGTGGTAAGAAGGCCGGAGTACTGCAAATTGTACAGCTGACCAACGGCATTACAGCCAACGACATCTTGGCATGGGTGCGCGAGTTCCAAACACAGCGCAAAATCAAAGTAGATGCTATCTTGGTTGACTACTTGGATTTGATGATGCCAGCAAGTCAAAAGATCAGTGTTAGTGATATGTTTGTTAAGGACAAGCTGGTAGCAGAAGAATTGCGTAACTTGGTTGTCAGCGAACAGTTATTGTTGGCAACAGCTAGCCAGTTGAATCGTAGTGCAGTTGAAAGCGTGGAGTTTGACCACTCTATGATTGCCGGTGGACTTAGTAAGATTCAAACTGCGGACAATGTGTTTGGTATTTACAGTACACCTGCAATGAGAGAGCGTTGCATGGTGCAGATCCAGTTTATGAAAACTCGTAGTTCTAGCGCAGTTGGGCAAAAGATTGATCTAAGTTTTAATCCAGATACTCTGCGTATATCTGACGCTGCCGATGACAGCAATGCTAATGTTAGCAAAGCATCAGATGTATACGAAAGAATCAAACAAAGGTCAAATGTAGGAACTACTGTGAATACAGGATCTTCGGCTTCGGCTCCTTGGGAGAAGCCCACTGGAACTCATGCTTGGGAAAAGCCAATGAATAATTCTGGAGCAGAAAAAGCTGAACAGCGTTCCAGTACTGCACCAGTGGCCACCAGTGTTCAACGAGCAGCCTTGGCTAAAATTGTAACGAGAGAAATCTAATTTATTTTGGCTCGTATTTAGAAACCATTGGTTCTTCTTCAGTAGCACCAAGTTCTGGTTTTACATCAGCTGCAATATCAGCTTCGTCTTCCTCAGCTGATACATTAAAATCACGGATGTCGCTACGCATTCTCTGGATCAATGAGTTATCACTGGCAATGATGTCAGCCATGCTAGCAAAAGCCGCAGTCAATAGCTTGGATTCAGCAAAGGTAATTGGCTGCTCTGCTGATAATTTGTTCAAAACCTGCATAAAGCGACTCTGTAGCTCATCACTGACCAGTGGCTTTAGAGCCAGCTTTAAGCGGGCAAGTTCGCTGGCATTGATTTCATGTCCAGGCTCGCCAGTATCGGCATTGGTATCAAGTTCGCTGATCTGTGCTAAACGCTCGGCTAGCGCACGAATTTCTTTTGCACCTGTTGAAAGTTGCATGAGTTGAGTCTCCTAATAAGTTTATTTATGCATAAATAGAGTATCATCATGAGAAAACAAACCCGCAGCATTTTAGACGAAATTACCGGCTTAGTACCCAAGCAAGACAAGCATTTTCTTGTGGAAAGTCTAGCTGTGCAAGCCATTGCGCGAATTATCAACCTAACGGAAGTAATTCACCAAAATTATCCGCAGCACCAAGCCGACGAACTAATTCGTAGACTACAACTGGCCATCAAAAATGGTGATCCAGCTAAGTTTACTCGCGGTGTACGATCTATCAAGGAAAACGAACAGTGAAAGTAACTGAGTTAAAACGCACACCACTTGAAGAAGGCTTTATTGATAACCTAGTAGGTAAAGCAATTGGTATGTCCGGCGGCGACGGTATTACCGGCTTTATTAGAAGTTTACAAGGCGAAGGTGCCGCATTAAAGAAACTAGCTGATGCTATTGAAGTGGGTCTGGTAGGCGAGCTTCGCAAGCAAGCCGGACAAAACTTTGCCAAGATACAAAGAGATCAAGTACCGTTGCCTTTAACTGCAATGATCAAGCTTGGGTTGAAATCTGCCGAAGCAGTATCGTCTAAAGAAACCGGCACAGCCACAGCCGCTGGCACAACTAGTTCAGATCCTGTGAGTGCTGCTCAAATTGCCGAGCTTATTAAAAACAACAAGCGTTCTGTGGTTACTGTGGCCGGTGGCGGAGTAAATGCCATTGTTGACGCAATTGTACAGGTGGCTGGCGGAGCCGAAGCAACAGCCATTGAAAACTTAAAATATGAAAAGGCACTTGACGGTATTTGCTTGTCTCTTGCCGCAGCCACTATCATAGCCACTGGCGAGGATCTAAGCGAAACACCATTTAAAATGGATCCTGAACTCAAGCAAAAATTTGAAGAGCTTGGCGCACAGATATTAGATATTCTATTAGATCCAGCAAACGGACTAAAGCAGAATCAAGATTTCATAGACAACATTAAAAACTTAATCATTGTTCATTATCTCAATGAGCGTATTAGAAAGAGATATGCGGTAATGACTGCTGCTCAACTAACTGAGTTGATATCAAAAACACCAGTTATTTTGACTCCTGGTGAGTATAAGAGATTTTTATCACAGCATAATCCGACAGGCATTCAATCAGACCCATTAAATGCAGTAATTAATTCCGTAACAGAAGCCGTACAAGGACAATTTAAAATTTGGTTACAATTGGCAGCTGATGAAGCAGCCACAGGAAGAAAGCCACAACAATCTTTAAACTTGTACACAGAATGGGCTAGAACTGTGATCAAGATGCTTGATCAAAGCAAGTACGGATCTGCTCCTGCTCCTACTGCTCCTACTGCACCCGGAGAGCCAGAAGCCAACCCACTTGATGATGCAGGAAAATTCGTTGAGGAGTTGGAAAAACATTTGGCCTCTGGTGGAACAATTACACCCGAACAGTTAGCTATACTCAAGGAATTAATGAAATGAAATTAAAAGAAGTCAACACAGTACAACGACAAAAGCTTTATGAAGGACTTGTGTATAGCAGACAAATTCTTGCTGAGTCAGTTAGTGGCCTCACTGAAGATCAAACCAGAGTTGTAAATTACATATACAATCAATTTACTCCACTGATTCATGCAATGCTGACGGAAGCACCGCTGACCAAGGCACAAGTTGATCAGATTTTTCAAGGTATTGAAAGTGGCGCAGTAGCCGCTGGTAACAATAGAACACTAATTGGTAAAGGCGTTGATTATGCCAAAGAAGCAAACAAGATTGCAGATCAGTTTGGCGAATGGCTACAAACAACCACTCCAGTCCAAGCCGCAGATCAAAAATTTGAAAAACTGAAAAAAACTATTAAGACCTCTTTGGGCGACGATAGCAGAGTCATGAAGGGTATTAACAGCTTAGGACAATGGGCCAAAGATAACCCAGGTACTTCAGCAGCCGTAATTGGTTTAATGACAGTGATTGCCAGCATTGCTGGTAGTCCAGCAGCTGGTACAGTTGTTGCACTTGTGCTTAGAAGTGCTTTAGAACTAGTCAAAGGCGAAAAGCTATCTACCGCAGTTGGACGAGGTCTTAAGACTTATGCCATTACTTGGTTGGCAGGTCAGGCCCTAGAATTGGTCAAGGACGGCATCTTGGCAGTATTTGACCGCATTGCTGATATCTATAAGATTACCACAAACATTACACCAGTAAATGATGTTATTGGTGATGTGAACATGATGGTAGAAGTCAACGGTCGTTCTTATATTGATGTCAGCAACATGCCAATGTTTAAAGCTGACTATGAAGTACTGGACAACCTAAGAGACCAAGTATTTCAATCAGCAGAAAGAGATGCCGCAGCCTTTGCATCAGCACATCAGGCCTTTTATGCAAAGTTAGCCGAAGTCAGTACAGCAGAGTATGCAGCCAAATTGGCAGCGGCAGCTCAGCAGTCCGGTGAGACACTATCTAATGTTGCTGTCTTTGACACAGTACGAGACGGTATTAATGGTGTTGGTGATGCCATAATTGCACTTGGACAAGGCGCAGCCGCAGCCGCATCTGCCATGCCTGGTGACAAAAAAGACGCTGAAAAGCCAGAAGAAAAGGGCACAGCGTTTGACACAGAGAAGGACAAAGAAAAAAGCGGACCAGGTAATCGCAAGGTTGGTGACATTGTTCAGTTTGGTGCCGCTGGTGATCCAAGTAGTGCTCAATGGACTGGTGAAGCCGGCAAAGAATGGGAATTATTAGGCGGCGCCCTCTTTGACAGAATCATCGATGATCCATCAACAGATCGAGTGAATAACATACAGCGCGACACATCAAGGAAAGTGCATAGGTTGTTCATCGACAAGGATAGTGCTAAAAAATTATTCACCTTGGAAAGCAGAAGGCTTGCTCCGGGTAAGCAATTTGCCGTGTTTGAAGCTATTCAGTATATCTATGAAAATCCAGCAGTACTAACTCAAATCCAAACCAGTGCCAGCAAGTTGTTGCAAAAGCTTGCAGTCAAGGGTGGCAATATTACCAATAAGGTAACAGCAGATAAACTTAGACAGGCTTGGGAAAAGGCCGGCAGTCCAATGGACAGTGAAGATTTACATGACTTTTTGACTGGGCAAGGAGTTGATTCAGCAATAGTGGCAAAAACATACGAAGTCTTAGGCCACGCAGCACCAACACAGAATGTCAAACGAGTCAGTCCACCAAAGAAAGATGATACAAAGTCTGGCGAGGGAACACCAACTGATACTAAACCAGCTGACGGCAAGTCAGCTGATACCACTGCAACTACTACATCAACTACTCCAACAACAGAGCCAACAACTCCTACTACAACAACCACTCCAACCAGCGACACCACAGCCACAACAACTACATCAACTACACCAACTTCTGCTGAACCGGCTGCTCTTAAAAATCTAGCAGCAAATGTAAAAGCATTCAAAGACAAAGGCGGTGCGCTGCCAGATGATGTAAAGGCCAGATTACAAGCTCTCATTTCTAAAGCAGAAGCAACACCTGCACCTAAAGAAAGTGTACAAGTCGTCAAAAAATCTTTGACAGAAGCGGTTGCTCGTGGTCGTCAGCAGGTAATGCTCACTGAAGCAAAGGCTCGCATCGACCATCCTGAAGATCTAGTTTTTGAAGAAGGTTCAGCCGGTGCCCGTCGTGCATTAGAGGCCATTGTTCATACTGCAAAGAATCCAAGTACAGCCACAGTCAAATGGGACGGAACTCCTGCTATTATATTTGGTCGAGATGATCAGGGATTTATTCTAACAGATAAGTCAGGATTTGGTGCCAAGAAATATGATGGTATGGCTCGCAGTAGCACAATGTTTAGAGATATGCTGTACAATCGCAAGCCCGACGAGCCAGGTAGACTTGAGTATTCCACACAGTTGGCCAAACTATTCCCTATGTTGGAAAAGATGGTACCAGTTAAATTCCGTGGATTTATTCAAGGCGATGTGATGTGGATGAATCCACTGGAAGAACACAACGGCGTATTTGAGATTCAACCTCTCAAGGTAAAGTACACCATTGATGCCAGCAGTGACCTAGGTAAGAAGATTAAAAAGAGTCAAGCTGGTATTGTGGTACACAGCTACTTCTCTGATAAAACCGAAGAAGAGCCTAGAGCAATGTCTCCTGCAGAAATTGAATCATTGAAAACAAGTCCAGGCTTAATGGTACTGAGTCCAGTGATGCAGGTGAGATCTGAGGCATTTGAATTGCCCAAGGCCGACATTGAAAAAGTACAACAGTTTATTCAATCCAAGGGTCCAGCCATTGATCGCTTGCTGGATAACATGACTGTTAGCTCAATGAAAATTTCTAACCTACCAGATATTTTCAAGAGCTTCTTGAATTTTAAAGCTTACCAAGGCAAGGATGGATTTGTCCAACAAGAATTCCTTAACTGGCTGAACAGTCCAGACAGTAAGCTGACAGCCAACAAGTTACAAAATGTCATGGCACATTTAGAAAAGAACAAGGCTGGGTTTGACGCAGTATTTAAATTGGCCAATGCTTTGGTTAATTTAAAATATCTACTCAAGGCTCAGCTAGATGCACACGCTAGTCAGAATAACTCTGTGCTTGCAACAGTTAAAGGCCAGTCAGGGCACGAAGGCTTTGTGGCAGATACACCGCACGGTAAAATTAAATTAGTTAATCGTCCTGTGTTTATGAAAAAGTAAAGGTGTATAATGGAAAACGAACAAGACAACAGTTTTAGTTTTATTAGAGAAAATTGTAACGAAAGTAAAATGTTTCGTAACAATTACCTGTCTCAACTGACTCTTAGAGACACAGCCGATAGTGTGTTTCTTAACATGCTAACATTGTATATGTTGAGTGCAGAGTTTGAAACTCGTCCTTTTGCTCAAGACTATGCCAGACGAACACTGATGTTTGGAAATTTTGCACTACCAAGAGTGGGCGGTACTGACTTGTATCAGGGATTGCACATTTTGCTTAATCCAAACGGTGATGCAGCCGGGAGACTCAAAGCCTCGGAACAAAATAAAGCATTGGCTGCTCAACTCAAAACCAACAGCAAATTGGTCAGACTATTTCTTAAAGGTATTGCCGACGGCACCTTAGATCGAGTTGCTGCCATTCGTATCATGTATAGACTTGAAGGACAAATGGCCATTGATATCAGCAACTACAAGAGCCTGCGTAGACTTATGACAGATTGGGAAAATCAAACCACATATCAAAAACAAATGTGTGTAACCAGACTGCTTCAATATTATAGAATCCGAGGTCGTCGTAGCGAACTATTGCCAGTGTTAGAAGCACTAGCTCGTAACAAAGGCTTAGAGTTAACAGATGTAGCCAACGCCGAACTAGCAGCCATTGGTGCAGGCGGCATTGTAGGTTCCAGATCAGGCAACGGGTTTCTTTCAACCATAGCCAAAGTTGCCGCAGGTGCTGCAATTGGAGCAGCACTAGGACATGCTATTTTTAAAACTGATAGTTCCAAATGACAGACAAAAAATCTTACATGCTTCCGGGCAAGCACCTTGGAGCCGACCCAGAGTTTTTTACTGCTTGGACTCTCTATGACATCAGCCCAACCAGCCCAGAAAATCTCACAAGGCTAATGACCATTATAGCCAATAGAGGACAACCGTTGTTGGCCGGTATAGAGATTATTGAATCGCAGGATTTAACAGATGGATATTTTGGCACAGAATACAATGGAGTTCACAGAGTCTGTTGCTTAAAGTGGATTGCCAGTGGCATTGCACAAATGACCGAAGAAACCTTAATGAAAGATGCCGAAGGCATAGTAATGCAACTCAGCAAGCACGATACTGTTAAATTGCCCGGAAAAATTATCACATCAGGACCCCAAACAAACACCTTTTTTATTAGGCACGATTCTTTTTAATTTGGCTAAATATACAGTAAATTTAACATCCGTTATAACAACTCACCCTGGCTCCAAAATTTGAACTAAACAATACACTCAAAGCACGATGCTTTGCTGTGTAATTTTACATTGGAAAATAACGGAGTTTACCAGGGCATGGCCGCTACGAAAATAACGGAAAGTACCAGTCTTGAAATGCACGTTGAACTGTGTGCAGAAAGGTACAATCGCTTAGAAGAAAAATTTGAGCTAGTTGAAACTAGACTTGATAATCTTCATAGAGATTTTAATTCATTCAAATCTGAAAATTCCAAAAACATGGCTGATATCAAGACCATGCTATCCAATGCAAAAGATGAAAAGTTCAAGGTTATGGTAACTGTGACCGGTACAGTAATTGTTAGCTTAATTGGCTTGCTTGGTTACCTTCTAACACATTTGCCAAAATGAAAATAGTAGTAGAAGCCAAGATTGTATGGGCCCGTAAAGGCAAAAAAATAGCTAGAAAAGTGCGTTGTACTTCTGGACGACGCAAAGGTAGAGTTGTAAGTTCTGCTAGTAGTTGCAGTAAAAAAGTTGACATTAAAAAGAGGATGCAGTTTAAGCGTACCAAAGCTAGGATGCGTGGCCGCATTATCATGAAAACCAGAAGAACCAAAAAGTTTAATCCTTTGAGCAAAAGAGTAACCAGATTAAACAAAAGAAGACGCTAAATAGATTACTGGAGAACACAATGAAATTTAACGATATTACATCAACCAATCCGGCCCAGGCAGCAAAAAAGGCTTTGCGTAAAGAAAGCATTGAAGTAGCTGATCTAGGTGGCCGTCGCCTACGCGAAGAACTTCAACGTGTAAACGAAGAAATTGACACACTGGCCAGTAAGGGCGGTGAAGCATATACTAGGGCAATCCTTCACAGAGAAATCTACGAAGATATGGCCAAAGTTGATGCGGTAATCTTTGAAGCTGATTTAGACGACGAAAATATTGAGCAAGCAGAAGTTGTCATCGCTGCCCGTGCAATGAATAACGAATTTCAATCCATGATTGAAGATGTTGCTGACATGCTAGGCAGCGACATGATTACTTTAGTAGATCAAATCAAAGCTCGCTTTGGTGATGCTGCTGGTGAACAATATGCACAAACAGTCAAGACTGCACTAGAAGGTGCAATTGATACCCTAACACAAACCAAAGACAGCCTAGATGGCGCTATTTCAGGATTGACTGGACCAGCACCAGCAGCCGAGCCGGCAGCACCTGCTGCTGACGCCGCAGCGGCTCCTATCTTCCCAAGTAGTAGTGGCCCAGAAGCCGAAGCCACTGGACGGGAGATTAAGAGTGACGCTGCTTGAACTAGTTAAAGCTGATCAGGGTTTTGCTAATGCTGTAAAGATGCTGATCATTCGTGGTCAGAATCAAGGCCAGTCTAAAATTCTGATGAAAGACATGATTGCCTCATTGAACAAAATGGGTTTCAGTGCTGGTGGTCAGGTCAATGCTATACGAGAACTAGTGGCCACATTCAAGGCAAAAAATGATAAACTAATTTCTGATGTTAATAACGACGAAATTACACTGACAACAGTTCCTTCGGCAGATACACAAGATCAAGCAGAACTAAACAAGATTGAAATCAGCAAAGATGCAACTGCCGCAGCAATGAAGGAACTAGGACTATGAGTAGATTAATGTTAACTGCTGGCGAAGCCAGAACCAAAGCTCTGCAGGATCTTATAGTTTTACGCGAAGTTCGTGACCTAGAAGAATTTATTCTAATAGAATCAGCAGCCGGAGGATACCAAGTCATTGTATCTACAACAACAACCATGGCAAAGAATGCTGCCGACACCGGCTATGCACTAGCAGCCGAATATTACGATGTATGGGTTGGCGCTAGCGATGACAGGGCCAAGTCTTTGCAAATGGCTAAGGTAGTACAATACTTCACCGACCTTGGTTATACAGTTGATCGCCAGACCAACTCAACTACCCAGACCACATTTCAATGGGTCATTTCTTGGTGACATATAGTCATTGACTTGTGTAGCAAATCTTGCTATACTAAATGACAATGACAACTTATAATCCTAAATTCAACTATCAAAAATTAGCTAGATCTGAAGGTGCTACTAGACTTTATACTACACCTGATGGCGACCGGCTCCCCTCTGTAACCACAATTCTAGACAAGACCAAGTCTGAAGAAAAGAAAGCCGCGCTAGCACAATGGCGAGCCAGGGTTGGAGAAGAACAAGCTCAAAAAATCACAACCGAAGCCGCCAATCGTGGAACTCGGATGCACACCTACCTTGAAAGATACATCAAGGAAGGAGCAATGCCACAAAAAGGATCCAATCCTTTCAGCTGGCCCAGTTATGCAATGGCTCAAGAAGTCATTGACAAGGGCTTGATTAATGTTAGCGAGATTTGGGGAGTTGAGGTACCTCTGTACTTTCCGGGCTTGTACGCAGGAACTACAGATGGTGCGGGCATACATCTAAATGAAGAAGCTATCCTAGACTACAAGCAAACCAACAAGCCCAAAAAGCGCGAGTGGATTGAAGACTATTTCATTCAACTCTGCGCTTATGCAGAAGCACATAACGAATTACATGGCACTTGCATTAAAAAAGGCGTTGTGCTAATGTGTGTTAAACCCGAACTAGATCAGGATCACAACATTGTTGGTAAACCAGAATATCAAGAATTTGTACTTGAAGGAGCAGACTTCAGGTACTACACTGATCAATGGCTCAGGCGTGTCGAGCAGTATTACAAATTAGTGTAAACGATATCAACTTAACAAACACCGCAAATAAATATCAACGTGGAAGCCCGCAACTTAGATCATTGGTTCTCAGATAGGCAAAGTCGCTTACTGGCTTGGAGAGAGTGGAGAGAACAGTTATCTACACTTTCTGACAACGACCTTTACAACGAAATTGCACAATGGTGGAAGTTTGTACCCTTGGTAAACAAAACTTTTGACCCTTGGCGTATGGAGACTTGGCCTAATCCCTGGGATCTAGTTGCTGGCGGAAGCTTTTGCCCTAGTGCCCAAGGCCTAGGCATTTTTTATTCTTTAGTGTTAGCTCGTATCGATTGCGAGCTAATACTAGCAATTGTTGACAATAAAGCTAGACTACTAGTAATTTTACCAGATAAAAAGATTTTAAATTACATAGATGGCGAAGTAGTTGACATTGAAAAAACTGATTTGCAAATTTTGAAAGTATGGGCTCCTAGCGATATGACTAGGCTGGTTAAACTGTAAAGATATTGCGTCACCCACCTTGGTTAAGTAAGAAACTTACTACTCCAGGGAGAACAACAATGGATCAATTGGTAGAACTTATGAGCAAGAGCACAATTAATGTAATTAAGAGAGACGGTAGAAAAGAACCGCTAGATATTAATAAAATTCATATCATGGTTGAGGAAGCCTGCGAAGGCTTAGCTGGAGTAAGTGTAAGTCAAATCGAAATGAATGCTGACTTGCAATTCATTGATGGTATCACAACTGCTGATATTCAAGAAATTCTCATTCGCAGCGCCAGCGACCTAATCAGCTTAGAAAAGCCTAACTATCAGTTTGCGGCTGCAAGACTCTTGCTCTACGGACTACGCAAGGATGTATTTGGTCAGTTTGACTATATTCCTTTGTACGACTTGGTCAAACTAAATGTTGACCGCGGAGTGTACGATGCTGAACTGTTGACTCAATACACAGAAGCTGAATGGCGTCAGCTAGATGTGTATATCAATCATCAAAGAGACTTGGACTTTACCTATGCTGGTATGCGCCAAGTAGTAGACAAATATCTAGTTCAGGATCGTAGCAGTGGTCGTGTGTACGAGACTCCTCAGTACATGTACATGATGATTGCCGCTACCTTGTTTGCAACCTATCCTGCTGATAAGAGACTAACTTATATTCGCCGTTACTATGACGCCATTTCTACTTTCAAAATCAACATTCCAACTCCAGTGATGAGCGGTGTGCGTACACCTATCCGTCAGTTTGCAAGTTGTGTTCTAGTTGATGTTGACGACACGCTTCCTTCAATCTTTAATAGTTCTACCGCAGTTGGATATTACATTGCACAGAGAGCAGGTATTGGTCTCAATGTAGGCCGCATTCGTGCTATCAATTCTAAGATTCGTGGAGGTGAAGTAGCACACACAGGTGTTATTCCCTTCTTAAAGGTCTATGAGTCTGTGGTGCGTAGTTGCACACAAAACGGTGTGCGCGGTGGTAGCGCCACTGTGCATTTTCCAATTTGGCACAAAGAGATCGAAGACATCATTGTATTAAAGAACAACAAAGGCACCGAAGATAACCGTGTCCGTAAGCTAGACTATTCAATTCAACTCAGTAAGTTATTCTATGAAAGATTGCTCACTGATGGCAACATCAGCTTGTTTAGTCCTCACGATGTACCAGATCTCTATGAAGCCTTTGGCAACAATGATGTCTTTGACAGTCTGTATGTAAAGTACGAAAACGACTCAAAGATTTCTAAAAAGGTTGTCAAAGCCATGCACCTCTTTAGCGAACTACTAAAAGAAAGGGCAGAAACTGGTCGTGTTTATATCATGAACATTGACCACTGCAACAGTCATAGCAGTTTTACTGACATGGTCCGTATGAGCAATCTTTGCCAAGAGATTACTTTGCCTACAGATCCTATTCAATCTCTAGACGATGCCAATGGTGAGATTGCTCTGTGTATTCTCAGCGCCATTAATGTTGGCAATCTCCGTGAATTGGATGACTTGAAAAACCTATGTGACCTTGCTGTTCGTGCTCTAGATCAGATCATTGACTATCAACGGTATCCGGTATTGGCAGCAGAGCGTAGTACCAAGGCTCGCCGTAGTCTTGGTGTTGGCTATATTGGGTTGGCTCATTATCTTGCTAAGAAAGGATTGAAGTATAGTGATCCAGATGCTGCTCGCGCAGTCAATCGTTTGACAGAAGCATTTCAGTATTATTTGATCAAGGCCAGTGTCAATCTTGCCAAAGAAACAGCACCGTGTGAATTGTTTAGCCGTACAAAATATGCCAATGGAGTACTGCCAGTAGACACCTATAAGCGTGACATTGACGAATTCCTTGGCAATGAACTGCATTATGATTGGGAAGCACTACGCAAGGAAGTGTTGGCACACGGCATGCGTCATAGCACTTTGAGCGCACAGATGCCCAGCGAATCAAGTTCGGTAGTATCTAATGAAACCAACGGCATTGAGCCACCTCGAGCAGCTATGAGCACCAAGAAGTCCAAGAAAGGACCTCTAAAGCAAATTGTTCCACAATACGGTAGCTTAAAAAATAACTACTCTTATCTCTACGAAGATGGTGTCAACGAAGGCTATATCCGTATTGTTGCAGCAATGCAGAAATATTTTGATCAATCGATTTCCGGTAACTGGTCGTACAATCCAAAACATTATCCTAACAACGAAGTACCAATGAGCGTGATGTTCAATGATCTTCTAACTACATACAAGTTGGGCTGGAAAACCAGTTACTACCATAATACCTACGACATGAAGGGCGAGGATGAAGAAGCTATTGTAATTGAGCAAGCACCTATGCTAAAATTAAGCAACACAGTAGTAGACAACGACGAAGCCTGCGAAGCCTGTACCATATAATAGGAAATTTGATGACCGTAACAGTTTTTAACAAAGAAAAAATTGATTTCACCAAACAGCCTATGTTCTTTGGTGAAGCCCTCAATGCCCAAAGGTTTGATACCTTCAAGTATCCAGTATTTGACAAGCTGACTCAAACTCAGCTTGGTTATTTCTGGCGTCCTGAGGAAGTCAGCTTACAAAAGGATCGCAGTGACTATCTAGACTTTCGCGATGAGCAGAAGTTTATCTTTACTGCTAACCTCAAATACCAGATTCTGCTAGACAGCGTTCAAGGACGAGCACCGGCAATGGCATTTATGCCTTATTGCAGTCTACCTGAGCTTGAAGGTTGCATGAATGCCTGGCAGTTTTTTGAAAACATTCACAGCCGCAGTTATACACATATCATTAAGAATGTGTATTCAAATCCCACTGAAGTATTTGACACCATGCTCGACGATGAAAAAATTATTGCTCGAGCCAAAAGTGTAACCAAAGCGTATGACGAGTTTATCAATGCTGCCCAGCTATATGAAGTCACCGGCAAGGGCTCGCTTCAAGATGTTAAGAAAAAGCTATTCTTGGCTATGGTCAATGTTAACGCTCTAGAAGCACTTCGATTCTATGTAAGCTTTGCTTGTAGTTTTGCCTTTGGCGAGCTAAAGAAGATGGAAGGTTCGGCCAAGATCATTAGCCTTATTGCTCGTGACGAAAGTCAACATCTAAGCATTACCAGTCACATCATTAAGAATTGGCTCAAAGGTGATGATCCTGAAATGGAAAAGATTGCCAACGAAAATCTTTCTGCCATTGGCGAGATTTATGATCTAGTGGTTGAAGAAGAAAAAGATTGGGCTAATTATCTTTTTAGCCGTGGTGCCATTGTTGGCTTAAATGAAAAACTATTGCACCAATACATTGAATACATAGCTAATCGTAGACTCAAAGGGCTAGGTCTTGAAGCTAGGTACGAGCGTAGTGCCAATGATAATCCTTTGCCATGGACAGAACACTGGACCAGTAGTAAGGGATTACAAGTAGCACCACAGGAAACAGAAATTGAGTCCTATGTCATTGGAGGAATCAAGCAAGATGTCAATAGAAACACCTTCGCTGGATTCAAACTCTGAAGTAAGCGAACTTTATACCATGCAGTTTTGCGAATCTTGCAAGACTGCTATTCGTAAATTACACGAAGCTGGTTATGAGTTTGTGATTTACGATGTAACTAAAATTGGTACTCGGCGAGTGTTTGAAGTATGGAAGCATCGACTAGGGCATAATCCAAATTTAGTTCCACAGTTTTGGTACAAAGGACAATACATAGGCGGTAGTCCAGCAATTGATAAATTTTTAAAGGAAAACAATGCTTCTTAATATTAGAAAACCAGGTGATACTGTTTCACTAAAAATGAGTTCAGGTGAAGAACTTATTGGAACATACAAGGGCGATGATGCTACCAGCTATATCATTGATAGACCGGTGTCATTGACAGCTGGTCCAAATGGAAAACCAGCTTTGGTTCCATATCTTATGACAGTTAATCCACAGAATGCTAGAGATATCGCATTCAATAAATCTTTAGTAGTTTGCGTTGCAACTACTGAAAAAGAATTGGCCACACAGTATTCTTCAGCAATGAGTGGAATAGTAGCGGCACCAGCTGGATTGAGGCTTGATGCATGACACGGCCAGTACATAGACTAGGAGACATCAACGAGTGCGGCGGTGAAATTACAGAAGTAATACAAGGCACCGTATACGCCAATAATCTCTTGGTTAGTATTGACGGCAGTGATGTTGAAAGCGATCAAACAGCTAATGGAAGCCAAACTGTTTTTATAAACGGTATACCAGTTAACCGAGAAGGCGACGAGGACGAAAGTGGCTGTGCTAGAGCCGAAGGAAGTCCAAATGTATTTGTTGGGGATACGGCTTTTGGTTCTCCTCCGCGAGCACCCAGATCGGCTTTGTTTGTTAAGCCACCAACCCCAATAGCAGCCGATCAGAGTCCATATCGCAGAACTGCGCCTCCTCCTACACGAGCCCAGAATGTACAAGCAGGTACTGCGCCCAATAATCCAGGAGTTGCAGACACACCTCCTATTCAAGACCAACCGGTTACTCAATGCGAACCAGGCAAGCCCAATGTACTAGGCTTCCTAAGCAGGTGCCTTGAAGAAGCAAAAAATGGAACCTGGCGGGAAACTGGGCAAGGTGGTCGTCCAAGTAATCCAAACATTATCAATATGTGGAGAGACATTGGTATAACATACTATACCAGTGATCAGACACCGTGGTGTGCAGGATTTGTTTGCTTTGCCATGAAACAAAGCGGAATGAAATACATTAGAGATGCCAATGCTTTTAGTGTTGCAAACAAGTTAGGCAGCGGTAGCGTTGACCCAAACTATAAAACAGTACCATTAAGCGAGATGAAAGCAGGAGATCTTGTATTATGGGGATCTGGTCATGTCAGCTTTTGCTACACAGCAAATAATGGTAGATATACCTTTGTTGGAGGCAATCAAATGCCTGGTCGAGCGGCTACACCACCGGTTAGAGACCCCAACAACGACGGGGATGTTACCATAAGTTACCCAGGTGGCTGGGTGCCTAGTTTAGGTGGTATTACCAAGGTGGTACGCTTAGATTGTTAAACAAAGCCTTCCATAAATACATGGGAGGCTTTTTAATGTGTGATGCAAAACCAGCCGGATCCGGCAATGTACTAACTACACCCAGCGGTGTACCATACTATGCTGACAATAAAGCTCAGCGAGCTGGCGAAACTGCTGCAATGGGCCCAGGCGCAGGCGAGGCTACGCAGCCACCAGGTGGTGATCAGCCTCCTACAGATTTAACAGACTGCACAACCTACACTGACGCCCAATGGGACACAGGATGCAGTGAAAAATTCAAGTTTGCTCACATGAATAGAAAGCCACAAGGAGGTAGCTGTTCAGAAGCCGAAGTAGCTTGTAACTGGCAAAAGCTTTGCCAAAATATACTTGACAAAGTTAAAACACAGTTCCCGGGCATGACAATTAGTTCAGGGTTTAGACCGTCATCTTATGATAGAGAATTAGGCGGAAGCGGAAACGGTGATCATACTTACGGCAAGGCTGCAGACATACAGCTTGGTGGTGAAGAAGGTGCTAAACAACTTTTTAAATTTATTGGTAGCAGCGGTTTACCATATAGCCAACTAATTTATGAAGGAAGATGGGTTCATGTAGCCTACAACGGCGCCAGCCCAGCAAGTGTAGCAGTATTGGTTACTAGAACTGGCAGAGCACCTTATCAAAATGGTGGCGGTCGTGCTGGATCTGCTCTGCCTCCTGACCTTAGATGGGCATAAGTAAGAGACTATGGCAATTATTCCAGTTATACCCGGTGTACAAGTTGCAACCAAAGGGATTCTCAATAAGCCACTAAAGGACATTATTTGTGCTTTGCTTTTTGGTGGCCTGGCAAACATGCTCAAAGGACCTCTTTTGTGTATCCAAGCCGACCTTGACAAGTTGATCACAGAAAACACTGGCCTACCGGGCATTAAAGATTTACAAAACGAACTGAAAGAATTAAAAAACGAACTCAAGGCTGCTGAAGATCTGGCAGGAATCAAAGATACCCTGAATCGCATCAATGGTGCAATTGCTGAAGTTCAAAGTCTGTTGGCACTTGATGGTCTTTGTAAAATTCCAATGAAGGCTCCAAAGATACCAGATGTACTGGGACAAATCATTGATGCTGAATTTGCAGAAATGAATTCAATTTTAAAAGACATTGGAAGACTGGCCAAGCCGCAACTTTGCTTAAATGGAGATGGTGGAATTAACACTGGTAGTTATAATCCAGAAAGCATCTTGGGTAGCATACAAAAGCATGGCGGCCGCATGGCAGATATTCCCGGACAAAAAGTCAACGGATTGCTAAACAGAGTTAAAGGTATTAGAACTGCCTTAAACAAGTCAATCAATCGTCAATTGTTCCCTGACTTTAGACACAAAACAAATTTGGTAACAGGCAAGCCATATGTGCCAGGACAAACTTTTGCTCAAGCCGGTTTAGTACCTGCTGGTGCATCAAATGCAAATACACCAGTGCCAGTCATTACCATGGCACCACCACCACCCTTATCAAATCAATGGAACGGTCCTTATCCACCATCCGAAACGCCAAATCTAAAAGAAGCCACAAATCAAGCCAATGCAATAGTAGGTAATGTACGGAAGACAGCAAGCTATCCTGTCAAGACAGATGGCATTGTTACTACAAATATTTGGCCAGGGCTAGTTGGTCCTGAAGTTTATGCCTTGGCAGTAACAGCACTAACACCACAGGATCCATTCTTTGCTCAGCAAGATCCTATCTACGATTACTGCGGAAAACTAATAGGCTATGAGTCCACAGTGATTACAGGTGATCCAGCTGACGATGTTGGTGATCCAATCTTAGATGCAGAACTAAATCCTCCAGTAACCAACTTTAATTTTGTCTGGATACAAGATCGTCAATGCTGGGGTGTTACCGGTGTTCAAAGCGAACAAATTATCAATGGCAGAAAAGACACATATCTAAACGCCAATCCAACTGTTGAATTAAGACGCGGTTATAGTCATACATTTGGCGTACCCAGTTCTGACATCGGTGGCTTTGTAGTCAACGGCGAAACAGTTAACCCTGCTTCAATAGCCCCTGAATTTTATATTTGTTATGTCAATGCAGACCTAACGCCTAGACTACAAGACGGCAAAGTAGTAAAGTTTAATCTTGGGCTGAGCAGACTAGAAACATTTGAGTTATTAGACGATGCCAATGGTATTGCTGGCAGCGAAGGTCTAGAAAGAAGATTAAACAACCCATTGGGAACCAACATTTACTTCCAAGCCGAAAATAAAGTTTACACAGGCGAAGAACCGCCTAATGCACCCAATGAAGAAGTGTGGTGGTTCCATCCAATAACCTGCGTGACTAAACGATGGGTTCTAAATAGATATACTGATGCCAGCGACCCAGACACATTTGGCGATGTCATTGATGGCAGCGGCCAATGGGTTGAAGTCACACAACAGGAACGCGAAGACCGCTGGTTTGGTTCTAGCAATATTGCCAATGACCCACATGTAAACTATCTTGCTTACAGCAACGAAGATGGAACAATTTTTGGATTGCTGAAGTTTGTTTAACCCTAACCCACATTATCTGGTTGGCCTTTTGAAAAATAGCTAACTTGACAATACTAGGCAACTGTAGTATAAATATCTTTATTGCTGTATGAAGCAACGAAAAAGGTGTTCTGGACGCCGGGGCAGTACCGGCCAGGTCCACCATAAGCATATTGGACAAATGGATACAACTAATATGCTTATGATGGGCCTGAACTAGGATCGACAGGGCAATGAGTATTGAAGTGGACAGCAGGGTAGGCGATGACCCTAAATCAAGCAAACTCAATAATTGCAAACGACAATTATTACTCTGAGGATCTACGCCTAGCGGCGTAACCCAGCGGGGCAGGAAAGGCCTTGTAACCCAACAAACCAAGAAAGCCCACTTCGGTGGGCTTTCTTAGTGTAAATACCTATATGAGAAAATTCTTCTGTCCTGCGCCCTGGCGTTCAATTTATTATCATGTTGACAAAGCAGCAGTATGTTGTGTCAGTGCTAAGAAATTTAGCATGACACCAATGCAATTTGTTAACAGTGATTATCTCAAAGAGCTAAGGCAAAAATTTTTAAACGAGGAATTTGACGACACCTGTATTACCTGCAAACGCTTAGAGGACGCAGGTTTACAAAGTGTTAGACAGCACATGGTTGGGCTATATGGAGAGAACATAACTTCTACTATAGATTACATGGAACTACGGACCAGCAATCTTTGTAATTTTCAATGTAAGATGTGCAATGCAGAGTCAAGTTCATTGATTGCAAACGAAGTTTTTAACATAACAGATGAAAACTTCAATGAAATATTACTAATTGCTCAAAATTTAAAAACTCTAGTGCTCACTGGTGGCGAACCAATGCTGATAAAGCATTACTATGAGTTATTAGATCATTTAGCAATGCTTGGCAAACCAGATCTCAACCTACGCATATACACAAATGCCAGCGTATACAATCCAATTTTTATAGAAAAGATTTTGAAGTTCAACACTAGGCTACATTTAAGCATTGACGCAGTAGGTGACACAGCAGTTGCACAACGAACTGGGACCAACTGGACAGTAGTCAACGAAAATGTCAATAAGTTTTTAGAGCTTCCAATCCGTATTCAATTCCATACCACTCTGACCACAATATCATTGTCAGACATTCATTCTTTGGCAAAGTATTTTTTTGATATAGCAACTAAAAAACCATCATGCACTTTTAATATTCATACAGCACGCCGGCCAGCACACTTGTCTGTGTTTAACATCGACAAAGACGAAATCCCAAAAACTGTTGAAAGCATTGATGCTGCATTAGAGATTCTTACTTTACCAAATTTTAACCAGTTTAGAAATCAACTGATATCTTGCCGCCGCGCCATAACTGCCAAACTCAAATAAGACAAGTTGCCAATTTTTTCTTGACATTGCCAATGTCTTGTGTTAGAATATAAAATGACTTGTAAAGCGGATTTTTTATGGCAATAGAAAGCAAGACTTGGATCACCAGCGACATCCATTTTTATCACCACAATATCTTAAAGTATTGTGCTGACTCGCGCCCCTACAGCGATGCCACGGAAATGAATGAGGTGATTGTTAGTCAATGGAATGCTATAATCAGTCCTATTGATCGAGTTTACATTCTAGGTGATGTTGCATTTGCAGATGCTCAAAGGTCTGCTCGTATTGTCAACAGGTGCTTTGGTGAAAAGATTTTAATTACAGGAAATCATGATACCAAAAATCTCAATGACTATAACTACAGGTCTTGTTTTTCTCAAATTCACAATTACCTAACTGTGAATCACAAGGGAACTTTTGTAGTAATGTTCCATTATCCAATTTGGGAATGGGACCAAATGCATCAAGGTTCGGTACACTTTCATGGTCACTTGCATGGTCGTCCACATGGAATTCAAGGACGCATCATGGATGTAGGCATGGATCTCAATGGGTGTACTCCGTTTTTGTTAGATGATGTGGTAAAACAGGCTCTACAGCAGCCTATACGCCAACATTATGCAAGGTAGTTTGGAAATTACCCAGCAAAAATCGTGGTAAATACTAGTATGCAGTTTCCACTGCATTTTTTAAAGGAAATTAAACTAATGAAGAAGCTATTTGTAATTGCGGCACTTGCCGTAGCCACTCTGAGTGGTCAGGCTATTGCAGCCGATTCCGTTACCTTGGAAGGTCAATCCATTCAGGGTCGTGATGGTGCTGCTGATGCCAAAAACTTTAACATGACTGTTCGTAGAGACATCAACTCTATTCTAAGTGGACATGTTCAAGCTAGTGGCACACAGACTGACACTACAAATGCACTGACAAATCGACTAGAGGCTGGCCTAACAGCTTCCATCAAGCTTGTTGGTCCATTCAGTGGGTACACAACAGTCGCAGCCGGTGAAGCGTTTAGAGCTGTGGGCAACTACAGTTACTATTCTGTGGAGCCTGGCGTTCGTGCTGCCCTTGGTGCTGGCCTTTCGGCCCATGCTGGTTATCGCTATCGTGCTGCCTTTGATAGCGCCATTGCTGATACTACCAGTACAGCTCGCGTAGGTCTGTCTTATGCCATTACCAAGCAAGACAGCATTGGTGTTCGCTATGACAGAGTCATGCAAGATGCCAAGCAAGATGTTTTTGCATTGAACTACACTCGTAGTTTCTAAGCCAATCTAAATTAGATTAGTTTAGCCAAAGCCACCGTAACTGGTGGCTTTGTTCTTTTTATGCACAGTAAGTATAGTGCATAGACATTAGTCGTGCAACACACTCACAGGAGAAATAAAATGAGTAACTCAACTCAAGCCACAAATGGCTACATGATTCGTTTGGAAGTGCTAAAGATGGCACTGGGAATTGTTGAACAAGAATTCCACACCAAGCGAGATGTTATCCAATCTCAATTTCAAATGGCCGTTGACTTTGCGCGAGCAAAGGCCAACGCACAAGGCTATTCGGATGTTGAATTCCCAACCCAACCGGAATTGCCAGCGTTTCCAACGCCAGAAGAAATTAAGAACAAGGCCAGTGAATTGTACCAATTCATAACCACAAAGTAATGTAGCCATAAGGGGTCTATGTGGTAACATATCATATAGACTTCCTAGCAGACTAATGTTATAATGATATCAGCATCACAAAGTGATGTATAAGAAAAGGAAACTAAAATGTTGAAGAAGTTCGATGAAACCACCAAGCAGTATAAGCTGTTCCGTGCTCTTGTAATTAACGGTGAGTCTCTCACCGAAGCCGCTATCCAGAAGCGTTTTGGCATCAAGAACCCTACCGCTACAATCAGCCAGATTCGTCAGCGTGGTTATGCTGTTTATGCTAACAGCCGTAAGGCTGGCAACGGCGTTCAGGTTACTGAATACCGTCATGGTGAAGCCAGCCGCAAGATGGTTGCTCTTGCTTATAAGGCACAGAGCATGGGCATCACAGTCTAATATAGTAGCTCAAGCTATTAATTAGACAAGAAAGGCTCGCTGGCAACAGCGAGCTTTTTTCTTAGGTTGACAATGATTTTTCTTTAGGGTAAAATACTAGTATGAAGAAGTTGGAAATTGACAAAGAAACAGCGGACCGCATTACGGTCCTCAACCTCAAAGACTATCGTTCTTATCTTAAGAAGGAGTTGTCTGAATGGAAGAAGAATCCTCATTCTGATGACAATCCTACTGGTGTATGGATGCACCCAGAAGATGTCAGCGGTAACATTCTCAGAATAGAAGCACTAAATTTGATTATTAAAGACTACGGAGCGTAACATGAATCAAGATTTAGATACAAAATTGTGTACTGACTTTCCTAAAATTTTTCGTGATCGAAATGCACCAATGACCCAAACTTGTATGTGCTGGGGATTTGATCACGGAGATGGTTGGTATAATATTATTAGAAATGCTTGCTCACTGATTCAAAGCCACATTGACTGGACTAGAAATGATCGCGCTCGTACACTGAGGTTTAATCGTGCTCTGCGTCAGGCCATTGCTGGTAACCGCGCAGCCTTGATGCGTTTTTATTCCACGGGCGGCCGCAAACCCAGCGAATGGTTTTTGAATCAGATTGAAGAAGAAATTGCAGAGAAAAAATTTCGTAAGGTAAAGCCTGCATGTCCACAAGTTGTAGCAACACAAATCAAAGAAAAATTTGGCACTTTGCGTTTTTACTACAACGGTGGTGATGACATGGTTGACGGAGTAGTGCGTATGGCCGAAGCGATGTCTGCCGTAACCTGTGAAACCTGCGGCAATGAAGGCAAAACTCGTAGTGGTGGATGGATCCGTACACTCTGTGACGAACACGAAAAGGCTTATCAAGAACGCAATGGTATTGCTGTAGGTGACGACAATGAGTAAAATTAATTGGGAACTGTGTGGTGCAATCACAGCATTGTGTGTTTGCGTGTATATGTTGTTTACAATTCCAATGCCTAGCTATAGAGTATACGACTGCAGGATAGCAGAGATTAGTCCTGACTTTCCACTAAAGGCCAAGGAAGAATGTAGGAAACAGTATGCCAACACCAGGTGGAACCCTATAGCACCTGCTCAAGCCAGCGAAGAAAAATGAAAACTGTATTTTATAAAAAGGTTGGTCGTCGATATGTTCCGGTAAGTGAGTACGACTCGCAACTGTGCGATGCCTTTCCCAAAGGCGATCACTTGGTTCAATGTTATCCAGGTGGAAGTCTGCGGAGGTTCAATGTTAATCCTAAGCTTGCACCAATGATTGCGGCTGGTCGAGTAGCTGAGGAAGAAATCAGTCAAGCTGTTATGAAAGCCAGTGAAATTCATATGCAAAGGTCCGAGCAAGAGCGAGCATTAACTCCAAGTCAAAAGCAAGCTTGGGAAAATCTCATTCATGAGTTTGGTGAAGGTGCAAGATACCTGGCCTGGCCAAGTGCCAGGGAAATTGCTGAAGCAGGTGTCAATGCAATGGTTGCTCAAGCTCAAGAATTGCTGTCAAATCCAATGGTAAAAGCAGCTTATGATGAGTTTGAAGCCACTTGTAAATTAGTTTCTCAATCTAAGTAAAACTTCCTCGCAACTTAGTCTAGTTCTATTAACCTTGCATTGCAATACCACACTAATTGCAATGCGAGGTTTTTCTTTGGTAAACACAACATGCGGTATACCAGCATGTATCAAATTGGCGCCACTGAGAACAGCCTCATCTATTAAAATACATTCTTCTCTTGGCCAGCTGAGATAAGGTGACACTTGCTTTTTGTTTAACACAGTAGGCGCTTTGTTTATGTCAAAGTGGCCTTTGGCACCTTCCTTCAAACTGAACCATTGCATTGGCGCATCCTCGCCCCCAATGATAAAATTTATCTTGCTACAAGACTCTGTAATATGATCTAAGTCTGTGTGTATTCTACGCACACTACAATGAGCAGGCAAATAAAATATTTCAGCAAAGCTTATGTGCAGGTTCTTTGAGTCTGCCCACTCAAACAGCTTTGCTGAAAGTTTGCTGGTAGGAAATCCAAAATGTTTTGCGTCGGTTAATTCCCATAGGTAGTCAAACTGTCCATTGTCATCAACAGCCCATGGGCATTCAATGGCTTGATAGTTTATGCCCATTGCATAGCCTGCCAATGCATTCTAATAGTAACATAATCTTTTCCAAAATAATCAGACCCGCGCATGGGCTTAAACAGCAAGCGATTGCAATTTGGATTTGACAATATCTTTTTTACTATGTCCTGTGCTGCATCTGAAGATTTGGCAAAGAACACCTTGTTCTTGCACCACATAAAGGGGAATAACAGATTCTCTTGTTGGGCAAGAACAGTAGCCCAAGTACGAAGCGGCGCACCAGTACACCAATCATCTACAATATAAACACCGTTGTTGGATAACAAAGGAACACACCGACGCATGGTTGTTAGGTTTTCTTCTACCCCATCACCATAATCATGATGTATAATATCAAATCTCTGCTCGCTGCCTAGTTCAGATTCTGACAGCAGGCATGTTAAATTCAACTGCTTGTTAGTTAGGCGATTGGTTCGTTCAATGATCCACTGTGCAGCTTCTTCTGGTGCAACAAGTTTTCCTAACTGATTTATTTCTTCAGGTGTCAGGCAGCGGTTAAAATGGTCAGTGTACCAGGCTCCACTACGCCCCTGTGTTTTTGCTCCAATGAATTCTAAATGATCTACACCAACAAAGTTGACATCAGTATGCCCGGTTTCATACAAGGCTTCGTTGAATGCAGCAACGCCGCCGCCAATGTAAGAACCTAGCTCTAAAAAATTGTTAATCTTAGGCAAACTACCAAACAGCATCCAGCTTCCAATGATGTCTTCAGGAGGACTTAGCATACCAAGCTTTAGCAAGTGTTCATAGATGTTTTTTAAATTGCGCCAGGAATAGTCCATTTCTTCTCCTATAAATATCTGTATGATCGATAACTATTTTGTCTACGAAACCCCAGATTTTTTAGACCTTGCCTACATACAGCAACTAGTTATGCAAAAACTAGAAACTGACTTTGTCCGGCAAGGTTATGTGCGTATTGATGCAACGCAAGATCTGTACTTGTCATCTGTAATGAGAGATTTTGACTTCCTTGGATCTTGGTTGAACATATATCATACTCCGCAGAACGGTTATATACCGTTGCACATTGATGGTCACCGCCTGGCTGCATTCAATATACCCATTAGCGGCTGTGATGAAACTAGTCATACCATATGGTACGAACCAGTTACTGAATGGGTTAAAACTTACAAGCCAGATGAGCGACACTACCGAGTTTCAGGTGAAATGGTTGAAGTTTATCGATTTTCTCTAACAAGGCCAGCACTAATTCGCAATGATGTTGCTCATGATGTGAAAAGAACCAATGCATCTGAAACAAGGATTATTGCCAGTTGGGGATGCAGTGGTTCTTTTAAAGAATGTCGTGATAAATTTAAAGATTGTCTAGAGAATAAACTTGGTTGAATCTAACTCAAGTCCACTAAAAATGTCTCCGTCGGCCAGCATATCAAAGGGATGCTTTTTGCCATAAAATTCATTTTGTGTCCAGCATTGGTCAACAGGATCGTAATCCCACCAAGGGCTAAATCCCAATACAAAATGAATCCTTGGGTGCGCCGACGGTGCATTGGCAAAAACTCTATGTGGAATATGTGTATCCCAGCTGTATGCATGTCCAACAGGCAAATGCGTAGCTGGCTTGCCTTCAATTTCAAAAAGATAATCTTGATTGGTTAATATTGGAATGTTAATTCTAATATTTTCAAAGATGCGCTCATCCTTGTGCCAGCCACCTTCTTCTTTTCTGCGCTGATCAAAAGCAGTATCTCCGTGGATAATGCTTAGTCTACTGCGTATGCGAGTGCGCTTGCTTCTGGCCATTAGCTCACCTATGCTTTTGAATCCACTGGCCATGGTAGGAGAATTCATCCCGTAGCCATCAAAATAACCATTTTTTAAGACCTTGTGCTCAACTGTAACTCCATAAAAAAATCCACCATTGAGTAAGCTGTTGAGAGCAGTTCCTAGGGTACTTGAGTGCTGATCTAGCGAGTCAACGTGATTGGGATTATGTACCAAGCTGAAACCGGTGTAGTAGTCACTGATTCCATCGCTGGAAATCCAGCCATGCTCTCCATAGATTTTAGTAGCTTCCCAAATGTCATTGGTGAGAACTTGAGGGTCAAAATCTTTAATGTTAAAACAAAGCAACTTGTTGTAGTCACGAGCTGGCTTTACAGCTCGTTGAGCGTCCTTCCAATCGCTTTGACTATACAGCCATTTTATTATGGTGCTAGAGTCTGGGCAATCTTTGACATAGTATTTTTTTGACATAACGCTTCTTTTTCTCCAAATCTTGATAAGTAGCTGAGCAAAGATATTTAGTTACTACACTTCAGCATAAATAACTCATAGAAACAGTCTCATATTAGTGAGATAAATTTGGAGAACAGCAATGTTTGTAATCACTCAACATTTTAGAAAACCTGATGAGGAAGGCTCCTTTTACAGCTTCCCAGCAGATTATCAATCGCACATTAATAACACTTATAGAAGCACAAACAAGCTTCTGGATACCACTGCTGAATTCAATGCAGTTGATAAAGTACTGATTGTAGTAAATCGCTGGGCCAGCGAAGCTGCTTTCAATGAGTACAAGGCAGATCCGGTGGTAGTGCAGAATTTAGCAGCACGTGAAACTTATAATACAGCGAATGGCATTAACATGACTCTTCGTGCTACACACGAAGAAGCTGATCCTGTTTAATTAAATTTTAACTTAACTTAGACCAATGTGAATCCGGCGTCGCCGGATTCATTTTTTAAAAGAGTTGTTGGGATTATAAAAGCTATCTAAGTCACCAACAAAATTAAAATCGTTATCCATACCAACATGAGCATGTCTGGCTCTAACAATGTGATATAGGCTTCCATACTTGGACTTGTGTTCGTATGCCGAATCTTGCATAAAGTCAGCTACTAGTTTTCTAGGATACCATTTGGTAGAATCTGGTGTACCTTTGTGTTTGTGTTCCCGGTTAACCATGGCCCAGAGCTGAAACTCTTTGCTGGAGTAAAAGTGATCAAATCGTCCTTGCTCCATGATCTCGGCGTCAATGCCAACTTCGCCTGAGTTAAACATAAGCAAATTTTGAAAAAAGCAAGATGTCCATTTTCCGGTTAAGTTCAAATACCAAAACAAGTCCCAGAGGCTAGAGATTTCGAATTTGGCTCGTCGAGCTAGCTTGGCCAACAGATCAGCATAAAATTCAGCATCGCTTAATTCTAGTTTAGCCCAAACAAAGTAGTCGACCAACTTTGCTTCTGACCACGGTTTAAGCAATTCTTCCATGCTAGTCCAATGCAATAGCGGACAGGTTTGGGTGGCTGGATGAAACAGCTGATCATTGAGTTCACCTGAAATTAGTATTGCATTTTTTTCTAATTTTATACCAAAGTCAAACGCATTGATTAGTTTAATGTTGCTTCGCCGGATAAACTTTTCCCACATTGTGGGATTTTCTTCTCGGCTTAGATTAGTCATCACCAGTTCAATTCGGTGACCACATTGCTCTATGCCTAGTCGTTCAATAAAGCTAGAAAGTATTAGGCTAGAATCAATGCCACCAGAGTACATGATCCTAATAGGACCATCTATTTTTTCCTGGCGGTGTAATAGTTCCGAGACTCTGGCTTGGCAGCATTCAACATATGACATTGAAAACTTTTCATCATAGTCCGGTAAAGCCAATGATTCAGGATAGCCTACATTGATTGGCAAGTTAATGGTACCTGTGCGATCAATATATGATGAGCTGGCTGTCAGTATAGAGCTGTACAAAAGTTTCCACAAGCGAATGTCTTCGCTGTCGCCTTTGAAGTTTGAGGAGTGGTAGGCGTATAGTTGCTGTGTCATACAAATCCGTTTTTCCAAAAGTGATTTTGGATTCTTTGTCTAATAGTTTTAACTTCTCTAATTGTTTGCGCGACTCTAATTTCCTCAAGAAACTTTTTTTGATACGAGTAGATCCTAAACTTTTTTGTTTGTCTTTCGTGATAGTCAAAATTTAACTCTCGCAGGGCCTGTTCCGTAGTTAACCCATTGGCAAGAGCATATTCTTGAAGCAGTTCTTCGTTGGTCAGGGCATATTCAACTGCGCTGTCGTAGTCTATGTCTCCATAACCCATTGCATATTCACCCAGTATGAGATAACAAGTAAACAGCATGTTTTTTATAGCCGACGCTTTTTCAGCTACCAATAACTTTTTATCCACAAGTGCTTCTGTGTCATTAATGATTTCTATTAGATCAACTTGTCTGTTCCAACGATCCTCCTTCCACTTGCGATGATTTTCGAGAGTAAAGGAAGGAGTGGCAAACTTCGCTACAGGTGAATCAAATTGTACAGTTCTTGTAATTGAATTAAAGGTAATTTTTCTCAACTCAGTTATAACCGGTAAACCAAACTGCGGAGTCAAAGGAGTGGCGTACAACACAGCCTGAGTTGATAAGTCAATGAGGAAGCATCCAGGATATTTGATGCGGCCTGACTCAAGTGTTTTACGCTTTTCCTTTGCCATCAAGCATCTCTATACTTGTAAGCAAATCTCACGCCCTTGTAGATGTCGGGCCAAGTATGTTCGCCAATGGTAAATCCAATTTTTTGATAGAACCCTTCTACACCAAAGCGGGGGAAGGTGTAGATATAATTGCAATGCGGAAAGAGATCGATAACACCATTCACCAGCTGCGCTGCAACTCCGCTTTCTCTAGAATTTGGCTTACAATATGTGCCTCTGATTCGTAGTTCGCCTGGTCCTGTTTCATAGGCATGTGTACAGGCAAAAGGAACACCCGAATCATTGATAGCAATCATAAATTTAGGCTTCATTTTTGCATAATCGGCGCCTGAATACTTTATCATCCCCAGTGTGTTGTCGATGGGAGGAACAGGGTCTTTATCGGGCCATAGCTCTTTCATGAGCGCATAGCATTCGGTATAACTGCTTTCTCTAATTTCCATCTTAGTTCCCCTCAAAAATAATAGCAGGAGGAATATAACACCCCTGCAAGTCTCTCACAATCAGCCCTGGATAAAATGGTGGCGTGTTTACACTCAAGGTTGACAGATCGTGTAAACTGGTAGGAGATAACAGCATGGCGATCCCTACTGGACCAAATTTATTCACAGTAAACATTCGATACACATGAGCCATGGTGTCAAGTCTGACTTCTTTTAAAAATGCTTTTAGCAAAAGCAACGAAAAGTTTGGCGCAATAAAATTTTCCTGTAAATCCTTATATTGTCTCAGCACTGGCAATTCATTGTATGGAAATACTATTTGCCAATTTGGTGTGGCACCGTGGAATGCTGTGCTGGTTTTAAGTGCAGTGGCAACATCATGAAATCCGATAAAATGACCAATCCTTCCACATTGACGGCCTTCTTGACATAGCCTTGCTGCGGTTGACATTTCATGCAGAGTAACTGGATCATTGACAAAATAATTTTCTTTGGCATGTTCCCACCAGGTAGCATCAATATCCCCGTCAATTTCTACAAAGCCAATGTCATTGCGACCCACTTGCTTGCAAAAATTTTTAACTGATTCTGTGATCAATCCATATCTCGAATTGATAAACACAAAATTTTCTGGAAGCTGTTTAATTAAAGTGGCAGCAAGCTCAATCAATGGAAGATCTGGCACACTAGAAAAATCAAATTCTACTGTAAATCCAGTGGAGGTGGCCATGTCTCTAGACACCTGTGTCAATGGCACCAGTTCCATATTACTTCGATAATGCCATGCTTTTAAAAATTTTGAATAGTCACAAAGGAAATGACCTGACATATAAATCCTATATTTGCATCAACAGTTTGGTTTCGCACCAGTGTTATTTTTAAGATAACTATACTTATAATGAAATTCCACACTGATTTTACCCATAAGAATCATTTCAAATTTGGTTACGATAACCAATGGTACATCAATCGTTCCAGCCCAAAGCAGACCTGGATGTGCGATTATGGCATTGCTGAAAATCCGAGTTATACTGTAAAACAGGCCAATGCTGATGCTGCCGTAAAAATTTGGGAAGAAGCCGAGCGCCTGGGTGTACCAATTTACCTTTTACTCAGTGGCGGGCTTGACTCAGAAGTAGCTGCTAGAGCGTTTCTCGATGCTGATGTACCGTTTACTGCTGTTGTGGTAAAATACAAAACTAACTCAGAAGAACGACCATGGAACTTTCACGAATCTAGATTTGCTGACAGATTTTGCAAACAATATTCAGTTAACAAATTAGATCTAGTTCTTGACCCAGTTAAATTCTTTGCTTCTGATGAGGTTCGTGAAATTGCCGACATTGCACAAACACGCAGTGGTCAGCTGGCCTGTTCTATGTGGGCGGCCAAGCAGCTGGGCAATGGGTATATTGTACTGGGTCAGGGCGAACCTTATATGTACAGACAGTTTGGCAAATGGTGGTTTAGAGAAAAAGAGTTAATTGTTTCCTGGCATAAATTTTGGATGTTCACAGGTATCAAAGGAACTGCAGGATTTCACCAATACACTCCAGACCAGATGTTGGCCTATCTGTCAGATCCACTGATACAAAAGCTAGTTCAGAGCACAGACATTGCAATTAATGAACCACTGAATAACGCCAGCATCAAACAACAGTTGTATCAGAGTCACTATCCTGACGCTGATTTTCTAACTCGCAAAAAATACACAGGATTTGAGCGAATGGTCCAGCTTGACAATACAATTCGTCAGGTCCTCAGTGAGAAATATTCCTCGCATTACGCAGAACATTGTGTAGAGTACAACGAAATGCTTAATAGACTCAGAGGCGAGACACTAAATAATCCATAAGAGGTTGACAAAAGGCCTCAAGAGGATATATAATAGACTATGATGTTGAATATTGTAAATTTACCAGGTAATACAGGTCCAGCCACAGAGGATTCTCTAGGGTCGTAGTCCTCTGCATAAAGCAAAGACAACGGCCCTGGAATTAAAAACTCCAGGGTTTTTTTATGATGCGGGTGTAGCTCAGTTGGTAGAGCACTACCTTGCCAAGGTAGATGTCGAGGGTTCGAACCCCTTCGCCCGCTCCAGACTTGTGTTTTTGGTAAAAAAAAGATGTTGACAGAATTGCAGTAACCGCGTATAGTACGCACATGCTGTTGAAACACAGCACCGCTCTTTGACAATTTGGATAGGTTTAGTACAAAAGTGCTCCGTTCGTCTATCGGTTAGGACGCTGGCCTTTCACGCCGGAAAGAGGAGTTCGATTCTCCTACGGAGCACCATTTGTTATTTGTTTAGTGTTATCAGGGTATCGTGTTGGGACGCCAACACTATGCGGGCCTAACTGGCGAGGGACAGGTCCTGAGATAACTGCTTAGTCGCTGTGGCACGGAAGCACCGTACGCCTAAATTGAGCAGATAGCACTAAACAAATAACAAACGCAATGCCCGGATGGTGGAATAGGTAGACACAAGAGACTTAAAATCTCTCGCCTTTTAGGTGTGCCGGTTCGAGTCCGGCTCCGGGCACCAAGGAATGGGGACTGGCGCCGCCGGCGCCTTGCACTTGTCGGGAGGACAATGTGCCCAGCTCTTGTACTGGAGAGGCTCCTGGTGTCAGGAGCGCAAGTAAGCTGCGTAGTCTTAAACGACAGAAAGAAGTTGCGCCCACTGGATTTTTAAGATAAATAGTTCATGTTAATCAAACCAACCATCATTGATGAGAATTTTCTAGATCAAAGCGAGCGCAATGGTATTAGAACCAAAGTTCTTGCGCTCAAAGATCGTTGGAAAATTGTAATTCCAAGTCAGGAAGAACATATCTTAGGAGCCATGCTGCCCGCCGGCATGTATTCTAAAAACTATAATTCAGCAGAAATACCTGAGAGCAATGATGTAATGATGAGAAATTTCTCGGCTGTGTATGAAAAAGTAAAAAATAGGTTAAGTGAATATTATCAACGTCCAATTATTTTTCATCCAGACTTGCAGTTGCCAGGATTTCATGTGTTTTCAAATACCAAAGACACAACCAGCACCTATAACCGAGTTAATTTTCACAAAGATGCATTTGATGAAATTCATTATTATATGCCAGTGGGGCGCATTGATTCAATCATAGTTCCCATTGAGCTGCCAGTCACTGGAGGAACATTGGTTTTTAACGAATTTCGTACCAGTAAAGATCGACGCTTGCTAGCAATGGACAACGATCAAAGTTTTACATATTCGCCTGGTATGATGGCAATTTGGTCTGGAGACTTAATGCACTCAATTGGACCAATGACACTAGAGCCAGGCGAGCATCGGATTACATTGCAAATGCATGTAAATTTAATCAACAGTCAAGGAACTGTTTTTTGGTAAATTAATTTGGGGGTGTAGCTCAGTTGGGAGAGCGTTAGCTTTGCAAGCTAAATGTCGTCGGTTCGATCCCGTCCACCTCCACCATTTTAAGGATAATATATGAGTCATGGAGGTAAAGGTTCTTCTCCAAGGCCGTTCAGCGTTGATCAGAAAACTTTTACTGACAACTGGGACGCAATCTTTGGCAAGAAGAAAAAATCTGAGGAAGAGAAACAAGCTGAGGCTTGGCTTAAGGATGAATACTATGACCTTGACAGCCAAGATTCTGATACATCGCCGTCTGATAAAGAATAAGTAATCATATGCTTTATCTATTACGCGACCTTAGCGAAAGTTTAGCGGATCTGCTCAAAGATGATCCAGTGCGCCCACACATTCCTTATGTGGAACGCCTTGGCTCTAACAAAGATGTTTTTGTTCTTCAAGCAGAAGATAAAACTGCGCTGGCAATTACTTGTGTGAGTTATCAACAGCACATTCCTGCCAGCGAAGCTGAATTGTTTGAGTATGTTGCAGAACCAAATTGTGCAGTTTTTTATACCATCTGGAGTTACAAGCCAGGAGCAGGTAGACAACTGATTAATGATGCTGTACAATACATTCAAGCTAACAAACCACATATCACAAGGTATGTGACTTTGAGCCCACAAACAGAAACAGCTCGTAGGTTTCATATCAAGAATGGTGCTATTATTTTTAGGCAAAACGAAGATTCGGTAAACTATGAGTATCTTTCGGGCGGTTAGCTCAGTGGTAGAGCGCCTCGTTTACACCGAGGATGTCGGGAGTTCGACCCTCTCACCGCCCACCAAAGTATAAGTAAAGTTCCTATGCTGGTTTAGCTCAGTTGGTAGAGCAGCCGCCTTGTAAGCGGCAGGTCGTCAGTTCGAATCCGACAACCAGCACCATAATTCTAAAGTAACATCATCTAACTAGAGGAGTACATATGG